CCTATATTAACTTCTACAAATATGGCAGGTAAAGATAACATTGCTAGAATGGCTGTTTTTGAAAAAACTTATTATGCTTTAAAAACATTTAAAGATAGTCCAGAATATAAGGATGGATTTAATGTTGATGTAAGATTAAGTTATCCAACAATAGATGAAAATGGAAATTTAAAAACAATTCCTTTACATATTACAGATCCGACAGCTGCATTAACTCAATATGATAATGATTATGCAGATGAATTAGAAAAGATAAAGGAGTTAGAAAAAGAATTAGCAGAACTAAAAGCAATAGTTAATCCAACAAAAACACAGAAGTCAAGAATAAAATCTCTTGAAGAAACAATAATTCCTAACGAATATTCTGTATTGAAAGATAAGTTTGTAGATCCAGAAATTGTTGTAAAGATGATTAGTGAGTTGCTTTCTTTATCTACAGATAATGCTAAAGAGTTAGCTTTATCAAAATTAAACTGTGACCCAGTAATGTCTATATTTTATGGTTTTGGGCTATTAATGGGTATGGATTATAGAGATATTTATTCTTTCATGAAGCAACCTTTTATGCTTGCCTTTAAAGAATTTTCTGACGGTGCTGTTTTGCAAGGTATAAACTCTTACAGAGACCTTAAAGCTGCTTTAAGAGATTTTAGATTTAAATTGCTTTCCAATAATGCAAATAATGAAATATTTGATACATTATTGTCTAGATACCAAGATTATTTAAGTAAGTATAATCAAACTATAGATAAAGCAGGATTAATTGAATTAACTAAAACTTATTTTAATAATCTTACAGATATATTAAAACAACAGGATGTTATTTCTTTCTTAGGAAGATCTTTTTCTATAACTAATGGGTTAAATGCTGTTCCAAATAAGTTTATTCAGTTTAAGAATACTCTTGAAAAACATTATATAACAGCTGTTTCAGGAAGTTCTTTTGATTCAACTGATAATGAGTTTAGAACAATTAATTTGTATAAATATTTCTCAGACGAATCTTATAGAGCATTGCTTGATAAGAAATATGAATCTTTAGGTAATATAGTGAACCCGTTTAAAGTTATGTATGCCAATCCTCATTATAGAGCCATATATAGGATTATTGGTGAAATAAATGAAGGTATGTCTCATGTATATAAATATAGGGTACAAAACTATATTATTGATAATTATAAGAGTAATAATGGTAATCTTATAAAGGTTAATGAATTTCCTAAAATAGATTCTGCAATCAATACAGCTACTACTAAATTCTTCTTTGATTATCTAAAAGATTTTGGAATTACCTTTAATTTTAAGGGTGGTTCTGAATATTATGGAAAGCAAATTATAGAAACAGTACCAGAATGGTCTTCATTATCACTAGTTTTAGATTCAACTACTTCTAATAACTTTAAGAAATTTGTTGAGACCATTGTATTTAAATATTTAAAACAAGATTCTGACTTTACAGATAATAAGTTTGTACAATCCCTTAAAATTGTTACATATAAAAACAATACCTTCTTAGGGAATCCACGTAAATCATTAGCATCTTCTTTAGATTTTTCTTCACCACAAGTTAGTGATAGTGAAGAGTTTAAGAATTTAGCTTCTGCTTTAAATGGTATAAAGGATAAAGAACTTCCAATAGAATTAATTTCTAAAACTGTAAACGGAGAACAAAAAGCACTTACTGTTGAAGATGTTTTAAAGTTATATACATATGCAGTATATAATAATAGATCTGCAAGAAATTCATTTAAGAAATTATTTGATAGTAATGATTATGTAAATGATATTAAGGCAGATTCAATTAATATGTTGTATTATGATTATATATCTAAATTAGATGCAGAATATACTAGATTAGCATATCAACCTGATTTAGTTGTTAATTTAGATAATAAGGAAGATTTCCCTTTATTATGGGCTATTTATCAAAATAATAACTTTAAAGAAAATGGAAGTCCTTGGCTTACTACTGATGAAGCTAAGAGACCCTTTATAGAAGTAATAAATAAGTTGTTATTAAAAATGTTTAAAAATAGTGCTTTCAATCCTGAGTATAAACCAGGACAAGACACAAATAATAGAACATTTTTATTTAAGATTAGGGAAAGAGTTGAAGATACTTTTGTTACTAATTATTTTAAAGTTAATGGAGTATCAATGCCAATATTCATTGAACATGCTATGTTTCCAATCGGTCTTGAATTAGAATCTCAAACAATAAATGTTAATGGTTGGGAAAGATCAAGTAAATATGGATTTAGATATAGAAAATACGGTAATAGGGGATTAATTACTGATAAAATAACTGTTGAAGATACAGATCTTGATTTTGGATTTGATGAAAAATCTGATGGTTATTTTAATAGCGAAGATAGTTTAAATGCTTATTTCTGGCTTATAGATAAATTTATAAGTAGTAAATCTGATATTACAGAGCAAGATATTAAAAATATAAAAGATTTTGCTGTAGATTATGGTATAGTTATATCTAAAAATAAGGATGTTAAAGTTAAAAATCCTGGGGTTGGATTAACTCTTATTAGGTTTTTAAGATATTGTCCAGACATATTACTCGATAAAATTAATTGTCAAGGAACACCTAAAACAAATAAATTTCATTTAAACAATGTTTTAAGTATTTTAATAAATTATGGTGATTCTTATGCTAAGGCTTATTTGAATAATACACAATGGGAGTCTGTACCTATTAAGAATGTTGATGATAAAACTAAATCAGAATATATAGCTTCTGTTTCTGAAGATAATTATGTTGTATTTACATCTATTGGAAATAAAAGAAAAATAAAGATTAAATTTACAGATAATTATAAAATAAAGGATGCTAAAATATTTATAAATCCATTAAATGAAAAAGAAACAATTTCTTATACTGACCTAGAAAAACTATCTGAAGATAATCCTGAAATAAAGGAATCGTTAGATACAGCAGATGAAATTTTAATGAATGGATTTAATAATATAATAGAAAATCTTTATAATAATAGCGGAAACACAAACATTAATGATGAGGGTGAACTTCTTCATGATGCTTATCTATCTTTAAATTGTTAACATGGGATTTAGTTGCGTAAACAGAAACGCACTTGAATATTCTAAACTTAAAGTGTTATCAGGTATGTCTGATAATGCTTTAAGTTTTAGAGTATTTAATGCAATGCGTGAATCAAAAACAGGGTTGTATCCTACAATAGAAAGAATTTCTTCTGATACAACAAAATCATTATTAAAAGAAACAGGATCAAAGTTAACTAATGATTCAATATATGCTAAAGATTTAGATATAAATAATGTTAATTTAACACATAGAGATTTAATTGTTGAGCCATTATCTTCTTTAAGTGATAGTTGGCATAAAGTAACACATAAAGCAACTATATTAAATAGTAAACCAAAACTAGATGTTGTAATAAATAACTCTAAAATAGTGGTTCCAAATAATCCTAGAGTTGCTATAAATTTATTGACATCTAATCTAGAAAAAAGATTAGGTGTTACTGTCGATATTCTTTCTGAAGAAGATTTTCATGCAGAAACAGGGAAAGTAAATGCTAATGGAGCTATTAAAAGTGGAAAAATTCTTTTAAATAGTAAGAATGCTACAGACACAACTAAAATGCATGAATTATTGCATATATTAGTTGGACCAATGAAATTTACTAATCCAGAACTATTTAATAGATTAGCACAAGTTGTTGAAACGCTTCCTGATTTAGGAAGTATGGAAAATAAGTATAAGCATTTAACTCAATTAGATATTCTTGAAGAATTAGTTGTTGAAGGAATGGCCAGATATTTAACAGATTCAATGTCTGAAGAAGGTAAAGCTATATTTGAACAACAAGGAGCAGATGAATTTTTATATGAAATGGCTTATATTTTAGATACAACTTTAGATACTACTAGTGCTATAACATCTGATGAATTAAAGACTGTATTTCAAAATCCTCTATCTAAAATATTCTTAGAACATAATGATATTTATTTTAAAAATATGGTATCTTATGGTGAAATATCTAGAACAGTAGCTAATGTTAAATCAGATTTAATGAAAAGAAGTTTATTAGAAGAGAATTGTATTTAATATGAAAAATTGCACATATAAACTAACTACTGATAAAGAAACACTATTTTTTGATAGTGAATATAAATTAAATGAGTATTTAGCTAAAAATATATCAAGTTATATTACAGAAAATGGAGATATAGCTTTTAGTTTAACAGATGATAGTGTTGTTCAAGCATATTTAAATAGTGATATTACTTCTGCTCAAAGATCTGTTCTAGAAAAGTTACAACCAATTGCTTATAAAGATGACTTTAAAAACACAATTGGTGTAACTAAACTTTTAAAGCAATACAATAGGGGAAAATCAGAGTATGATTTTATAAAAAGAATCCATACAATCTATAAGCATAGTCCAAAAGAATCTATTTCAGATGTTTCTAAAATATTAATACAAGAAATGTCATCTAAATATATTGGTAGTATTGTCCACTCTATCTATGAAAATGCTGGTAAAGCTGTAAGTGATCTTTCAAAGATGAGCGGATATGAAATAAATGAAAATAATTTAGGTGCATTTAAAAAAGGATTAATAGAAGCTGCTTCAAGGTATGTTGAATCTATTAATTTAGATATACAATCAAAAGGTATTTCTGATAAAGGTAAATTATTAGAGATACAAAGTGAAGAAGATGCAGAATATATAAATAAAGTAAACGATACTATTACAGAAGTAAATAATAATCTTCACAACCCTATTGTAATAACTAAAGAAGAAATAAAAGATTTAGTTGATTCTGCTTGTAAAGATATTTTAAACTTCTTGACAACAGAAGGTCATATAAATGCACAGGGAAAACTAACTTCTTTATTGTTTTTTGAGCAAACAGTAACTTCAGATACGCTAAAGGATAAAAGTGGTCATAAAATAACAGGTATTTTTGACTTAATGCTTATTGATGAAAATGGTAAGGTTACAATAGCAGACTATAAAACTTCAAAAAAGGATTTTAAAAGCTGGTCTTTTGGAAAGGAAAGTGATATTTATTTCCAACAAGCCTTATATTCCAAAATGATTAAAGAAGTTGGCATTAGTGATGTTAAAAGTGTGATATTACCAATAGGATATACTGCTAATATTGACAGTAATTATAGTGTTAATGAAATAAAGTTAAATGAAGCAGCTAAAGGAGTAAGACAAGTAGTAAACATAAATGATTTAGCAACAGATTCACAAGCTCAAACAGATGCCTTAATTGAACAATTTCATACAGATACTTTTGAAAATGTAATAAACCCTCATTTAACAGAATTAAAGGAAAAGTTTATTGATAAATACTTTATAGAATTTAGAAATAAAGAGAAACGTATTAAGGATAATGCAGAATATTATTTAACTACTTTTGGTCAAGAAAACTCTGATGGTACTTGGACATTTACTTATCTTTTAGATGAAAAAGAACAGGAAAAAACATTAAGCTTACCAGAAGCTTTAGATTTTATAGCTAAAAATATTACGAATAAAAAAGGAGAGTTCTTAAAAGTTCGTAATAAGATGGTAGCTAAATATGTCAAGGATTTTAAATCTGGAAAGTTGCCATTAGCTAAATTAGAATCTTTAGCAACATCAGAACAAAATAGTGGTGCTTTTACAAAGCATTTATTAAATAAATATATAAATACTACTCAATATGATCTGTTAGATATTCCTGATTTAGCAGAACAAGGTGTATTAGTATTTAGAGATAAGTTATCTAATCCGAGAAGTCCATTGATTGAAGTAGTAACTTTAACTGATGCTGCGGTTAATACTAAGCAACATTTATCTGGAGGTGATACTTTATTGGGAAATGCTAGAACAAGATTATGGTTTAAAAAGGATAGGGGTACTATACTTACTTCTACAAACGGTAATATAGAAGCATTAGTAACATTACATTTATTAAGTAATAAGGAATCATTGTTTGGTAAGAATTCTACATTTAAACTTGGTAAAATGATGGTAGCTAATATCATGTCTTCTGAATATAGTACAATTCCATTAATACCATTACTAAAAAACTATAAATCTTTAAGAAGAGATATAGATAATAATATCTATGAAGATATTCCTGAAGAAGTTAATGTTAAAATAAGATCTTCACAAGAATTATTATGTCAAGTATTGGGATATTTTTCTGATGCTAGAATAGCAGATTTTAAAATACCTGGATTTGCTAAGAAATCTTTAAAGAAAAAGATAGCAGAAATACGTGAAGATTTACCAGATAAAACAGACTTAGAAAGTTTAAGAGCACTTATTCTTGAATTAAAAAACGATGTAACTGACTTACAATATCAAACTAAATTAATGGATAATGAAATTTCTGATATATTAGCTGATGCAGAAATGGAATATGTAGATTTAGCTTATGGTATTGAAGATCAATCTACTGATGCTATAGGTTCCTTATTAACTTTTAAGAATGGTGGTTTTGAATCTTTGTCTTTTAATTCACCTGCTTCTATACAAGATCCACATATAAACGCAATTCATAAAATACTTCAGAATGCCCAGACTAATATTAGGAAGGATTTTTCTGAATTTAGTTTTAAGCATAACACTGATAATATTAATTTATTAAGGGAATGTGGGTATAATCCAACAGAAGAAAAAGTAATCGGTAATGAAACAAAATACTTTGATAAGATTGTAAGGAAGAATGCGGATGGTACAATAGATTCTAAATTTAAAATAATGTATTTAGATGATATTGGAGAAAAATCTTATAGAGATTTGGCTTATTATTATCTAGAAAAATTCTTTATTAGAAATCAAAAGTATAATAATCCATATTATATTTATTCTACTGCTGAAAAGTTACGTTTTCAAGAATTATTAAAGGATAGAAATAGCTTTGTATATAATATTCCTTTAATGAGGAAAGAAACAGGAAAATTATCTGGTACAAGAAGCTTTGTAAAGGGATTTATTAGAGATGGTATAGATTTCTTTAAAGACACTTATGACGTATTAAAAAATGGTACCAATTCTCAATTAAATAAAGAATCTGAGGAATACCAAAAAAGAGCTAATAAACGTAATATAGAAACAGTTTATAATGCTTTTAAGGATTTTGGATTAAAACCAAATGAACGTACTAAATATCTTGCAACAAAAGGAATAGATTACTTTGAGACTAACTTAAATAGGGTGTTATTAGCTGAAGAATTCGCTTCTATTAAAGAAGAAGAGTTTAGTAAGATTCTTCCAGACATCTATATGATAAAGGATGTGCTTATAATAAGTACTTTAAGTAAAAATATGGATGCTACAGAACTTTATAACTATGTTGATAACATGCTTAACCTTACTGTATTTAATGCAAGTAAGTATAAGTCTAAAAGTGAAAGAACTTTTTCTAAAGCACTAAATACAATAAAATCCATTTCTTCAAGGATTTTATTTATGTTTAACCCTTTATCTGTATCACGAGATGTTTTTGATGGTGTTTGGAAAGGATTTACTGAAACAGCAGTTAAAGCTGGGTATCAACCTCTTGGGTTAGATTATTTTATGTCAGCTTTAAAATTAATGTCTTCTGATTTTAGTAAAGAAACGGTACAAAAAGTATCTTTATTAAATGCTTCTTGTGGTATTACTAATATGGATTTAACTCAAATAGTTGATAGGTTACAATCAGAACAAAATGGTGCGCAAGTTCTTTGGACTAAGTGGGCTATGTCTTCTTTAACTATGGGAGATTATGGTAACCGTATGACATTCTTAATTGCTCATATGATGCAAGATGGTGTTTGGGATTCTATATCTTTTGATACTGAAACAGGAAAATTAAATTATGATATTAAAAAAGATAAAAGATTTTCCTTATTGTTTCAAGAAGGTGTTGATCAAAAATCTCCGGAATATTTAAAGCAAAAATCTTTATTAAGATCATTATTGGAGCAAAAGAATAAAGAATCAAATGGTGTATTACTGTTAGATAAAGTTTTATTAGGAATACAACAAGTAGATTTCCCTTATTCAAATGCTCAAATCAATAATGTTAAAAATCAAGCAGATTTAATGTATGGATTCTTTGATAGATCTGAAAAATCTCAGATAATGGGTTCTTTTACAGGATCTATATTACTGCAATTCAGTACTTATCTATCTTCTAGTTTTGCTAAATATTTACAACCATCTGGAATTAGTAAAACACAGGGTAAATTTGTTCATCAAACAGATGAAGAAGGCCATAAACTCTATAAAAAATATGCTTCTGAAGATAGTGATATATATGAAATTACTACAGAAGCTAAGGGTAATGAACCTTTATTAGTTTGGGAAGGAGAATATATGGAAGGTATATTAGCAAGCATTTGGGGTATTATTACAGATGCTCAACAAAGTGGTCTTATGAATGCTTTGCGAAATATACAGGATGAAAATAATGGTGTTGTTAGAGCTAATTTAAAAAGACTAATAAGAGATATAATATCTACTTATATATTAGCTTCTTTAATTAAATGGCTTTATAATACATCTGTAAGTGGTAATGAAGATGTTCCATATTTAGCTAAAATTCCTTTATACATACTTTCTTATGGAGCAACTAATTCTGCTAATGATATGTTCTTTGTAAGAGATATAGGAAATCGTCTTGGATTTTCTGATGTTAATTTCCATTCTGGAGGATTAATGCCGGCTGCTAATCCTATAATGCAAATGGCAAAAGCACCTTTCAGATTATTAACAGAAGATGAACCTGATTTTGGTAGATGTATAAATTCTTATATTAATGCTACTAAAGTCTTTACAAGACCTGATGATAAATTATATTAAAAAAAAAAATAACCCCTCCAGCTACAATAAGTAGTTGAAGGGGTTATTTTATTTGTATTGAGCGGTAATATCCTCTAATGTATTACAGTTTATTATTTGCTGATTACTTGATCCTCTAAAAGGAAGAGTTAGATCTCTTTTATCTAATTCAAAACGATTGATTACAGCAAAATCTATCAATTTAAAACATTTGTAAGCTAATGGATTAGCTTTTATTTCATCTAAAGTATATCCAGTCCATAACCAAATATTTTGATTATGCTTTAAATTATTCCTAATAATAAGAAGTAAGTCTAATAATTCGGAATCAATGCCATTCATTATATAATAAAAAGGATCTCCTCCTAAAATAGCTACACCATCTATATTAATATTAGATATATCTAATATAATTTCTTTTATAGAATTTTTAAATGATTTGCCCTGATTTGGATTCCAAGTTTTAGGAGACCAACATCCTTCACATTTATTATTACAACCTGCTATCCAAATTGAACATCTTACTCCAGGACCATTTATTCCATCAACAGGTTTAATAGAAATTATATTCATCAGATATTTTTATAAGTATTTAAAATATCTTCAAATTCCATGTTATTTAACTTATTACTTATATCATCAGTAATATTTTTTGAAATATTATTTATAAGCAAATAGTTATCAAATTCCTTAAATATTGTGTCAATAATGTCAAAAGTATCATCTAAAAAATAATTATCATCAATCAAATTATATATAGAATAACTAACTCTTCTAGCTCCATTCTTCTGCATAAAAAATATTAGAGATGTTGAAGAAGTTAAATCTAAAATATGAAATATATTAATGAAATCATTAAAAGTAATTGAATCTGTATTATTTAATATATAATCTTTTATATCTTCCTGTATATCCCCAATAAAATTAGGATTATAAGCCTCTTCTATAATTTTTAGCATTTCCTCTTTGGCATTAAATGGAGGAAGCTCGTATTTTACAGTATTTAATACTTTTACCCTATAATCTTCAATTAGATCAGGAATAATAAGATTATCTGGAATATCTAAAACAGTTGATATATAATAATTTTCTTTTATAATTGTAAGCATATTTTTTATTTAAAATAAAGCATTTTTAGAAGGTTTTATAAAGAGATGATTAATTATTCATCTTTCATATAAAACCTTCTATTTTCATATTGTATGGACTTCGTAGAACTATTAAGTATATATTTTGACTTAAAGATTTTTTTAAATTACTTAAAGTCTAAATCAGTGTCTATAGGAACATAGCTCCAACTAGTTCCATAATGAGTAACAGCAAGCATATATTTATTAAGTTTTTCACTGTAAACAAAATATACTCCAGAAAAATGCTCTTTAGCAAATTTTACATGCCATGTATCTGCATCAGTAATAAACCATTGATACACCTCTGGAAGCTCTATTATTTCATGATTTTCTGTTTCTTCATAATCATAACAAAATTCAGGATAATCACTTAAAAAAGAATCCCAAATAAATTCATCTATTTCTGTTATCTCATTTAACAGAACAAAGTTTATTCTTAAACTATCAATAGCTTGCATATAAGAGCAAGTTTTATCAAACTTATTTTCCATATTTATACATTAAATTTATAATGATGTTTAAGATCTTTTTCATAAAGTTTTTTACCTGCTTTTGTAAGCATATTTAAAGTATAAGCATTTTTTCTTTTTCTAAGTTTTGTATCTGAATTTAGACTTTCCCAAGTATTAGATTCTACACAATTATATAGACTATAATCATGTTCCTTATCTAAAAACATAAGAATAGTTTCCCAATATATATGAGATTCTTCTATAGGTCCATAAATAATTCTAAAATGCCAATTACCTATCTTTAAAAGAAAAAATGGCGGATGTTCAAATCTAGCAGAATCATATTTCCATTTATATCCAAGAGCACTTGTTGCTAATACAAACTTCTTTTTATTCCAAGAAAAATAATCTCCAAATATCCAGCCATACTTTCCAGAATAACTTTTTCTGTAAAACTTAAAGTATTTTCTTACTTTCCACCAATGATAAAAAGGGTTTTTATAAAGATTAAAAGATTTAATCTTTTGTTTTATTTTGTCTGATATTTTCATAATTAAATACAGATTATATTACTTAGTACTAATTAAAGTTTTATACAGTAGCTTATCTTCTGCAACCTTTAATTTCTTTTTCCTTATAGGATATTTAAGATTTAGATATTTTATTTGTTGGTTATATGGAGATTTTCCTTTATCAAAAGAAGAAAGCATAGGATAATCCATTTTTCTATCTATTAGTTTTACAATAGTTTTATACAACAATCTCATTTGTAAGTACTTAATGATTTGCTCTAAATCCTCGTTTTTTATTGCTTCCATAATATAATATAAAATGGCCACAACCTTATAAAGATTGCAGCCATTAATTTAAATATGTTTAACTCTATCTTGAATGTCTTTCCATCTTCCAAGTGTTGTACCTGTTGATAGCGATCCTAGATAGCCACACATTCTACGACAAACGTATAATTTATCCTTATTGGTGTTTCCACACTTAGGACATTTGAAATGCATATGATCTAACATTTCTATCTCCCCTTCATACCCACAATTATAACAAACATCACAAGAAGTTGTATTTACTTCGCAATATAGTGCATTATTATAAATATACTTCATTATGTTAAAAACAGCTTGTGGGTTATTTCTAACATCTGGTGCTTCTATATACATTATCACACCACCAGAAGTTAACCCTTGTAGAGAGGATTCAAAAGAAATTTTATCATAAGCATTTATTTGATAAGTTACAGGAACATGAAATGAATTAGTAACATAATTATGATCATTAACCTTTGGTATTTTCTTAAACCTCTTTAATGCTTTAGCAAATTTAGTCGTAAGACTTTCACTAGGAGTGCCATATAAGCTAAATGCATAAGGTGTTTTATTTGCCCAAGCATCTGTAACTTTCTTGAGTGTCTTTAGGATTTTCTCAGCAAATTCATGTCCTTCTTCTGAAACATATTCAATACCAAATCTATATACAGCTTCTGCAATACCAGTATAACCAAGAGATATAGTCATATAACCTTTATGAGTTCTGATTAAATCTCCTATTTTACTTCCTTGTGGTAATCTTGCTAAAACACCATATTGCCAAAGTATTGGTGCTCTTTCTACTGGAGAATCAGCAACTCTTTCAGCTATCTTATATTGCTCTTGACAAATAGTTTCAGCATATTCAGAAAGCTTATTAAAAAATTCCTCTTTAGTTTTACTTTCAAGTGCTACATAAGGAATATTTAATGATATAACACCAAGATTTGCTCTTCCCCAAACTTTAGGCTTGTTATTTTCATCAAAATATGGTGTTAGCATTGACCTACAACCCATTGGTGGAGTTATACAGCCTTGTTTTACTTTCTTCATTACTGGTATTGATATATAATCAGGTACCATTCTTTTTGCAGTACATTCAGCAGCTAGTTGAGAAAGATAAAAATAATCAAATTGTGGATCCATAGTTGTCTCTTCCAAACCAAACAAAAGTTTTGGGAATGTCGGATTAATCCATTGTCCATTAGGTGCTTTCATTCCCTTTATTCTCTGACGAAGCATTTCTTCAATTAACATAGCTGTCTCTTCCTCATACCCAGGTAGTTCTGTTACTTGCATCCAAACCGACACAAAAGGTGCCTGACCGTTCGTTGACGTGAATGAATTCCATTGATAATTCAAAGTTTGAACAGAATCCTTTATTTCTTGATTAAGGAGAGTGTCAATTATAGAATCAAATTCTGCTGGATCAAGTTTAGAAGTCATATCATTATTTCTAATGATAGACTCATATTTTTCTCTGCTTTTTCTAACCCAAGGAGCTAAATGTGCTAAAGAAATAGTTTGTCCTCCATAAGAACTATTAGCAACTGCTAAAGATACTTGTGTTGCTATTGTTGCTGCTGTTTTTAATGTTTTAGGAGATTCAATAAGCTTATCATTAATTACAGTACCATTTTCCAATATATCAAGTAAATTTATTAATTGGCAATTTATAATACTAGGTACTATACGATAATCCATATCATGTAAATGTAGCAAACCTTTATCATGATATTCTTTAATTTTATCTGAAAGAATCATCTCTCTATAAAGTTTCTTAGATGTTTCTCCAGCCATTAAATCTCTAATTACATTATTTTGCTTAGCATTCTTATTAGCATTTTCTTGTGAAGTATCATTATCTTTGCCAGTAACAAGTTCCATAATAGTATTATAGAATCTCTTGTTATATTTTGAATCTCTAATTTTAGAATGCATTTCTCTATAATTAGAATATTCATTAGCAAGATCTTCAGATAAATGTTGTCTCATATCAGAAATAACCCAATCTTGGATCTTTTCTACCTCCAATAAAATATCAGAATTAATGTCATATGGAAATCTATTCATCATTGATTCCACATAATCAGAAACATTAATTCCACTTGCAGAAGCACATTTCTTTACTGCTTCCTTAATCTTAGATACTTTGAACTTTTCTTGTTCACCATTACGTTTAATGATTGTAATCATTTAATAAATTGAAATTTGGATTAAACATCAATTATATATTATTCTTCAACATAATCACGTATTACTTTAGTAGTAATATAAATCTATTGATAGAAATATTCTATCTTACTTCATAATTCATATAATATATAACCATAAAATTATATAGTACCCTCTTTCAGAATCGAACTGAAATAACAGGTTTAGAAGACCCGTGCTTTATCCATTAAGCTAAGAGGGCTATCTTTATATTAATCTAATTGTAGGGTTTTCTTACAATTAGTTGCTGCAAAGAGCAGATCTACACCTTTCTTATAGTTTCTATTTACAATAATTTCATTAATAGCTTCAATAGTCCTACATTTATATTTATCTGTAAGATCTAAATTTTTCTTATTCCTTATATAATTTACTCTATCAAGAAATACTTCAAAACAAAAATTTTTATCATTAGGATTACTTGAAGATTCAAAATCAATTACTTCTCCAGTATATATTTCTCCTCCAATACTTAGAATATACCTTTCTAATGTATTGTCTAAAAGTAAATCAGATACAATAAGGATTTTTTCAATATCCTTTTTATATGCAGTTACATAACTTTCGTTTCGTAACCTATCTAGTAATGTTGGAACTAACTCATTTATTTTAGTGTTTTCTATGATTAGTTCAAATTCTCTATTAAAGAAATTATTTTCCTTTAATATGTTTGTAATAAGATTGGTATAGTCTTTAGTTATTTTTTCAATGTCAAAATCTTCTGGAAGAGAGTAATAAGCTACAGAATCTCCTGATTTTATTCGCATTAACATAACAAGATAATAAAAAAGTATTGATTAAAAAAAATTGATGAAAACTCTGTTTATTAATATTTAATAATCATCTGTTTGACTTCTTAAATCAAAATACTCATCAACATCAGCATTACATTGATTTAAATACTCTATCTCTTCAAATTCTTTCATAAGAACTTCCTTAGGAGTGTTATTTAAATAGTCTTGTAGAGATTTAGATAATTTTTTCATAAGCTTAATTTATTTTATAAAGATCTTCTATATTCTTAAAAAGTTCCTCCCATTCTTCTATAGCAACATCATCTTTATTTTTTACTACATCTAAAGATTGATTTAGACCAGCACAAGCTATTGCAGTCATTTTATCTAAATGCTCTTCAAGCTCTAATATGCGGTTCTTCAAGAGCTTGTTGCATTCAATCAGTCTTAGATTTAAATCCTTCGTCTTGTACATTCGATAAAGCTTTTATTTTATTAAGTATTACAGTTTTAGATCTGTTATTTTTAAACATATCATATATTATATCTAATATTTCATACTTCTGTAAAACAGTAAATCTTTTATTAACAGCTTTTTCTAAAGCTACTAAAAGATTATCTTCTATAGCTTCCTTATCTATTACATTTGAAGTAATATAATATACAGATTCTATTTCTACAGGTTTTGCCCCATTATTTACAAGATAATCATATAAAGTACTTTTAGATACTTTATAATAACAATATAGACAATTTAATAATTTATTTAAATCATCTAGATATTTATATGCTTCAAGACAAATTAATTCTTGAACTTTATAAATAAAATCTATTGCATATGGATTATTCATTATAGAATTTAAAGGAGTAGTATCTATATCATAATCTATAAGTATATTTAGTATAGATCTTTTATAATATACAGTATATAAATTAAGCCATTCTTTATTTTCTACATCAACAATTCCTTCTAAAGAAGTTGATATAATATCACCTATAGAAAGTTTAGTTTGAGAATTATATATTGCTACTAACATATTAAATAAATAAGAAGGCTATTCCACAAAGTAATAGTACACAGTTAACAACTATTGTTGAAGCCGTAAATTCTGACATATCTTTTAGGAATTTTTTAGATTCAATTTTATCCATATTCTTCTTTAGATATTTAATATCTAAAACTAATGGTAAACTAATTCCACATATAGATAAAGAAGAAAATACTATAGCTATAATAGAACCAACATATTCAACTTTTAATGTAATACCAATAATAGCACATATAATCATTATGATTAATAAAGCTATTGAATTTCGTTTAATTTGCTTGTTAAAAAATTTACTTTCAAATGATTTACAAGAATTTGTCATAATAATTTTTATTTACATAGTTTTATATATTTATTTGCCTAAGTTTAAAATCTAAATAAGTATTTTCTGTACTAATATATCCTAATTGATTAGTAAGGATTTTTGTATTTCCTGTCTTCATATCCTTATTATAGTGTGTATGACCATATATCCAATAATCTATATTAGTATCTCTAATTTTACTATCAAGATCATTACAAAAATAACGTGTTAAATTATTCATCGAATAATTCATATTCCTAGCAATTAGAGAAGGACTATGATGAGTAACAACTATTATTTTATCATTAGGGTGTTTTGTATTTTCTATTTCAGATACAGTATTGAAAATAAAATCTACACTTTCTTTATATAGATTTTGATAATTTTCTAATGTTATAAGTTTATTATTATAATGACATAACTTAAAATCAGATAAATTATTTTGTATATTTTCATCTGTAAAATAAGACCATAATGGACTTATTAATATATAAACCTTATCTCCTCTTTCTGTATAAAAAGTATCTACATCATTATATAGATAAGATATATTTTTATAACCTAAAGAATATCCATTATTTTTTACATCAGCTATATCTAATCCAGAATAAAAGTCATGATTTCCATAACAACATAAAATATGCTTGTAATGATCAGATAGATAATCAAAAACTTCTTTTATTTCAGAATTGTTTATACTTTCTTCACTCAGAGGTAAAGTATCTCCTGCTAATATTAATGTATCACCACCTGGAAATATTTGATTTATATTTATTTTTAAATAAACAAGATTTCTATAAAATTCCAAATGAAGATCTGAGGCATATTGTATATTCATTATTTTATTTTAGTTTTACTTTAAAAGATACTATAATACTTAATAGTATACAAGTATGCTTAATATTATATGGTATTAAATAATACAACCCAAACCAATTGATATTTTAAAATCAATCGATTTGGGTTGTTAAATATTAAAAGGATGTTTGGAGAATAATCATATGATTATCTTCTTCATTATCAACAAGTACTACTATAAAAGTACCCATGTTTGGTAGGGGATAATAATAAAGAGTATGATTTAAATATGTAAGTATAATACCAAAATCTTTAGGAATAGCCTCATCATAAAATTCTGTGAATAATCCAATAGTTCCTATATCAGTATATCCATCCCAAATTTTGCTTAATCCTCTAAAAATAGAGTCAAGAAAATCTTCAAATTTATCTTCATCTTCTTCATCTTCTAAATTTTCAAGAGATGAAATTAATTCATTTACATCAATATCTTCTGAAATATTGTATAAAGTAAATCTACAATCTCCATAGATTGTTTGAAACATTATACTACCATCATCAAATGATTTAGAAAGATTTTCTGTAATTCTGTCTCTATACTTACTTAATTTTGCTGGATCAATCAACAAAAAATCACCATTTAGTTCTTGACAAATCATATGTTAATCAATATAAGTTATTTCACCAAGGATAATTTTTGTTCCCTCCTCTTTATTTAATACATCATCAATATAAGCTTTCATTTCCTCATAAGTTTTTAACTCAGTATTAAAAAGACTATTAATTACTTTTATACATTCATTTTTTGTTTTAAGAAAACAAACTTCATCTACTCCATTTTCTGAAGATACATCTAAGTAATAATTTCCATTAAATACTATATGATTTGGATCATTACTTAAAAACACATCACAACCTGGTTCTATAACTAAAAACCATATTTCTATATCTGGAAACAGTTCTTGAAGAGCGTCTTTAAAATCTGTAACAGTCCAAGCTTCTCCAGCATCAATAGATAAAATAATATTATCTATTCTATCATAATCCTTAAACCAACATCTAAGATTAAATTCCTCTAATCTATCTTCAGACATTCCTAAATTAGATAACAGTGTATAAGCATTATCACTTTCTGTGTCTATTTTATCTAATTCATTATAAATAGTATCTATATCTTTTTTAGGTCCAATTAATACATACTGAGAATCAGTTTCATTAGCCATATAATTTAGTCTTTAAGATTATCAACTTCTCTACAGAAATTTCTAAACTTTTCTAAAAGAGAATCTTCATTAGCAACTATTAAAGTATTTTTATCAATAACTAAATTTTCTTGAAGACTACCAACAAGAACTGCTAATACAGATTTCCAAAAAGCGTTAAAATCATTTGGATCTTTATCTCCAATTACTTCCATTGCAGAAGCAAACACATCTATTAAATTAATGGTTGAATAATTCCATTTATCATCTTTATTTCGTTTCCAAAATAAATCAAAATTATATTTGTCTAGTAAGTTTGGTGCCATAAAATATATTTTGTCCAAGAATAAGGTTTTCTATTTAAAAGATACCCTAAATTATATTCATTATTAAAAGCTTCCCTTTCAAAAGAAATATTCCTATATGCTTTAAATCCATATCTGAACAATTTAATAAACCATTCAAGGAAATATAGTATATAAAATCCTATATACAGTAACTCTTTCATTTGAGCTGTATGTATTTGTTCATGGTTTATAACGTATTTAGATACTTGATAAGAACATTCTTTTCGTACAAACAATACACCAAATAAATTTATAGCTAAAAATCCTGGAAAAGGAATTAACCTATTCTTAATAATTTTCATCTTAAAAAGATACTAATTAACTGAACTTCTTATAAAATATTATGTGGAATTGACAAGACTTGAACCTGCGACCTTCTGCTTGCAAAACAGATGCTCTAGCCAAACTGAGCTACAACCCCAAATTGCGGTTCCTGTAGGATTTGAACCTACGACCAATAGATTAACAGTCTACTGCTCTACCCCTGAGCTAAGGAACCTAAGGATTAATCCTTTAAATATTGACTAATAGATATAACTTGTGGATTATTATACTGTAACTTTTTAATAATATTATCCATTTCTTCTTTTGTTCCAATCAAAGCTATAGATAAATCATGTGTCCACCAATATTCTTTTGATTTATTTCTGTCTACTAATAATAAACATTTATTATCTTTTCTACTATCTTGAACAATAACATATTTATTATCCCATTTCTTTTTCTTTTTAATACGACGCTTTTTTGGTCCAGCTAGATTTGATAAAATGTTTAATCTTCTATATGCATACTCTGCAATAGCATATTCAGAAGAACCATATTCATCAATTCCTTCACCTATTGAACTCTGGTATTCTGCTTCCATTTTTATACAATTTATTTAAATTATAAAGAATTAATTTTATAACATTGCAGACATCCAATCAATATCATATATTTGATCAAGAGTAATTTCTTCTTGACTATCTGGATCATAATCTTTAATACTTGGCCAATCCTCATCATCCCAATTAAAATCAGTGATGTTATTAAGCCTCATTTGAGTTATTCTTCCTAAGCTTTTAGCATAATTATTTTCTTCATCAGCTATTAATTTATTGGTTTTTGGATTAACAAAACCCATCCATTTTAGAAATTTAACAACATTAATTTCCTTTCCTAATGTTTGTCTAATTTCATCTTTGCTATCAGCATGTACTAGAAATTGCATAATTCCTCTAGTGTCTGTTTGAACATGAATTTTATAAGCATCCATAGCGAATTTACTTTGAATTAATTTATTTAAAAATTTTTATTTACAATTATGTCCTTTGATAATTAGTTTACCTAATTTATTTAATTCATATACTCTTTTAATATTAGGATATTCACCAATAAATTTACAGTTAGTTAATGCGTTCCATTGTGAAGCCCATACTTTTTCAGTTTCTCCCAATAGAATATTATATAGAATTATACATTCTTTAGCATCATCAGATCTATCAGTATTAAGTTGATGTTTAAGATCATTAATTAACTTACCCATATTAAATTATTATTACTTAATATATGTCTTCTGAAAATAATTTTGATTTACCTTCAAAATCATTCAGTAATTGATTTGCTTTTTTAGCTATTAAATAAGCTTCTTTACGATTAACAAATCTTCCTTTATTTGTAATAAATCCTTGTGTGCAATTATATTCTTTGCCATCATTTCTAAAATGATTGTTGGTAGGGAGAACACTAATTATATCAGAATGCCTATATCCACAGATTACAATACCAGTTTCTGGATAGTTTTTACAGCTTCTTCTGACGTTGATTTCTCCGTCATCATAATGAATAGCTGCACATAAGATATATTCCTTTTTTATATTCATTTATTTAAATAAATACAACTTATATTCTTTAACAGGTTTTTTATTAAGATTCAAAAAATCTTTTACTGTTTTAAGAGATTTCTTAAATTCTTCTAATTTTTCCAATTCTTCTGTATAATTATATTCTTTATTAGCCATGATTATAATTATTCTTCACGACATATATCACGAAAGACTTCGCTCAAAGAATAGTACCCCAAGTTTTTGAGTTCATCTGAAATTGCTATATGCAAATCTATGTTATTATAATCCGTTGCATGATCCTCCAACTTACGATAAAGTGCTTCCATATCTTGATTCTCTATATCATTTGCAAGATCACGAAGCAACTGAGACACTAAGGATATAAGTTGCATTCTTTCTTCTTCTGTAATCATAATTAAATATTTTTAAGTGAATTATCGCAACATTGTGCAATATAACCAACAAGATACTCAAATGGTTCATGTGGATTTATATCTGCATTTATAAATGAAAATATTTCTTTAGCAGCATGAACAGCTTCATGTGCAACTATTTTATAAGTAAAACTATCTTTATCTTCAAAAGAAATTATTACACAGAAATTATTATCTTCTTTTCTTTTAGCTGTGTAGGTTAATGCCTTTGAATTTTCAAATTCTGAATCAGAAAATCCTAAGTTATTTCCATCACAATCAGTAAAGGTTTTATCTAAGCATGTTAATTTATCGCCTATAGTTATTACAACTATTACAGGATAAATTACACAATCAAAGTAGAAAGTATTTAACATATAAATAAAATATAATGTCGGGATAGCGAGACTCGAACTCACGACCTTCTGCTCCCAAAGCAGACATACTACCAACTGTACTATATCACGAATCTATTTAACCAAAATCTTGCATAAACTTACCAAAAAGAATATTGCCTTCTTTAGCTGCTTTATTTAACTCTTTGTAATTAATTTCTTCTAATTCTAGACAATAAGGAACATCCCACATATTTATTTTCATAGCTGTGATAATTTTTCTCAAAATCAAATCCCAGTCTTCTTCTTTCATTTCTGCTATATTACCTTTATCATCTATATATGTACCAGGATAACCTATATAAAGTTCTCTATTATAGATAATATCTGGAAGATATTCTCTAGAGATCTTTACATCAATATCAACATTATTATCTAATTGATTAACAAAATAATTATTAAAGTTATCAAAGATAAATGTTTTATTTATTCCTTTATCATATACCGAACCAGTTATGAAATACATATTAGGATCCCAAAGCAAATCTTTAAATAAATAAAGGTAAAATGCTTTTTCTTTAATCTCACACATTTGTTCAAAACTTTGGTTTTCAGCCTTATTATCCAAATCAATAGAAATGGTTTTATCAAGTTTTTGAATAAATGAATATCCTATTTTGTTATCTCTATTTACATATAATCTATAAATAGTTATTATGCCACCAGACATAAGGAGTTCTTTAGGAGAAGGATTTTTTTCTAAAGGATATAACCGAATAGATTCAGAATTACTAATAGATCCTTTTGCATTTAAATCATAAGCATTGTACATAATAATTTCTAAAAAGAATTTATAAAAAATAAATGTGCTAATGGAAAGACTCGAACTTTCGACTTCCTGAATATCAGTCAGGTACTCTAACCAACTGAGTTACATTAGCTGGGGTATAGCCAAACCCTAATTATAAAGACTATACCAAGTATTATTAAAGCCCTAATTTTTGCGTGGTCTTAAATAGCTTAATCACTGCTGGGTGGCCTAGATATTAAGACTTAGCTATTATATATCAAAATATCTTATATAAATTAAGGAATAAAAATTAATGCAATTAATGATATTGTTAGAATTATACTAGAAATAAGTAATCCTCGTTTTAACATCCTATGTACTTTTTTAGTAATAGAATTTATTAAACCTAGTTTTTGATCTTCTAAGTTAGATAGAAAAAGAATAGTTGAAACAATATTAAAAGTAAAAGATGCAATAGCTATAAACAAAAACACATCACGTGCGTTTTCACAAATTTGGAGTAAATATACTTCATTCATAACTTAAATTATTTTATTTTATACCAAAATATTCAAACACGTCATCCATACATACCTCATTAATAATATCATCTATAGATCCCTCAATAGAATATATTTGGTCTGGATCTCCTCCTAAATAATCTAATTCATTAGTTAACTTTTCTACTAATTCATAACATCCAAACTTATCAAAGTCATCATCATAAAACTCACTAACTTCTACTTCCTTTACTTCTTCAAAATTAGTTAGAAAGCTATAAAAAGATAAATCAGATATTTCTTTATAGCAATAAAGTATTCTTATAATTTTGATAACTTTTTCTTTAGAATCTTTAATTGGACCTTTAACAGAATCTTTTGGAAAATCAGTATAATTATTTAGATAGTCTTGAATAATACCAATAATATATCTTTTTCTGGCTTTTTGAAGTATATTAGCTATTGTTTCAGAATATAAACCATACTTTTTAAGAATATCTTTAATAGATTCAATATAAAGATTTCCCTTTTCCTCTAGCCATTCTTTAGAAGGGACATCTAAATAACCCACAGTCCATTCTTGGTAATCTTCATAAGATTCATGATTACTTTTATAAAATCTAACTATCATAGTTATATTATTTTAATACATTTACATAAACATATATCATATGGTATTCGGTAGCAGATTCGAACTGCTGTTTTAAGAATGAAAATCTTACGTACTAACCACTATACGAACCGAACAGAGGGTATATTAACATACCCAATTATTTATTATAATTCTCCCATATTATGAATAGCTTTCCAAGCTTCTTCTTGGATATTAGCCCATTCCCAATCAGAATTAATTTTTTGCTCTTTAAGCAATTTATTTTCTTCTTTAAGATTAGAAATATCTTCCTTTAACTTTTCAATTTCTTGATTATATTCTTTTGTATTCATTATAAACCACGGTATATTACAACTGCATCATAAGTTTGTTCAAAAATATCAGGTTTACAGAGATAAAATTCTCCCTTTATACCCTTAATAATATAATCATTTTCTGAGGCTTTCATTGTACCTTCTAACGTATTTATAAGAAGTTCCATTGTCTTAGAATTACTTTCTATACAATCTTTACCAAGCCAATTTCTAACATCTTCTATAGATTCTTTTGTAAATTGAATCGCTTCAATAGTAATAGGTTTCTTTCTATATTTATTAACTTTCATAATTGATAATCAGATATTTAATAAAAAGTATAGTTCGACCACTTTCACAAGCAATCGAACTATGAATTCATCTTCATTTTTTAGCAAAACAAAGTTACTACTAAAAACAACGTAAAGCTAATTATATATACTAGTAGTATGTTTTTAATTATTTTCTACAAGCTAAATCACAAAGATCATCATAATAATCATCTTCATCATCGTAATCATCTATATCTTCATTTTCATAATCCCATTTACTTAAACCATTAAGAAGATGTTTATTTTTCCCATCCTTTTTAAAGTAACAAGGATTACTGAATTTCTTTTCATCAAAATCATCAGCAGAAATTTCGTAATCTTGCTCTTCAAATACTTTACTTCTTAACTGTTGTTTAATATTTTTTCTAGACCTTCTATTAGTGTGTCTTTTATCCATTTTTTCACTGCCGTCACAATTGCCGTAAATAGGATATTTCTTATAAGACTTACCCATAGATAATTACATTATAAATGTTATATAAAGTTGTAAATACATTGATATAAATAAAACAGTTTCCATTAAATAAACTCTAACATTATCTTTAGATATATAAAACATTCCTATCAATAATGCAGATACAATGGCAACAATAAAATCTCCAACTAAAAATCCCCAAAGTATTGATGAAATACTACAAGTCATTGCAGATACACAATGAACTGTATATTCTAATTTTGAGTCTTTAAAAAAGGGAGCTGCTCCAACAAACATTAATGCTGCGGCAGTTATAAATAAAATGAATTTATAAGGCTCTGGTGTGTATTCTAATCCAAATATTAAAATTGGAAATGCAACTAACCAAAGCATTATAGTAAATATCCAGTTTAATTTCTTATTTCTCCCAATAAATAAATAATGTGTATCACTAAGACTTACTGGAAATTTAAAAATACACAATGCAAATGCGTTGTATACTAAATATATTATTAGTGAAGTTAAAAGTAAATATTCCATAATTAAGGTATAGCCTTATTAGCCAATAAATCTGCTGTTTCGTTTCCTTCTATCCCAACATGACCTCTAACTTTATGAACAGTATACTTAATATTGTTATCTTCTAATCTAAGTAATTCTTCATAAATCCATTTAAGTAATTGAGAATTAGGTCGTGTATTAATAGAACCATCTATAGCCCATTTATAAATCCACTTAGTAATTGTTCCAACTACATAAGATGAATCTATATATAAATCATATGAATCTTCTTTACTTACAAGAAAATTTCTTAAAGCTTCATAAAGAGCATATAACTCCATTTCATTATTAGTGGTTTCTGCTTTATACCCAGATACAAAGATATAACCATTATCTTCATCATATTTTACTGCTGCATAACCACCTTTTCCTGGATTTTTCTTACATGCTCCGTCTGTATAAATCTTATAGTTCATTAATACATAAAGATATTATTTAACTTTTCTCTATCTGATAGAAAGTTTTCTGAATCATCTTTATCATAAAGTGCTGTATAGCCAATTATTTTAGCTTTCATAAGAAGAATACTTGCTTTAAGATATTTTTTATTATCAATTAGTGTACTAACTCTATCTTTAAGATTAGCCATATTAGAAACTTTTTCTAATCTTTCAATATCTCTATAATCTATCTCATTAATAGCATACTCTAATATAGTATCTGGTGTATTTTGAGGCATAGTTAAACCAGATTCTTCTTTATCTGAACTTTCATATCCCTTTTGGATTAGAAAATCAGCAAACAAAGGTAAATTTTTAATTGTATGACATCCTAATAAAATATCTTCGTTAGATAATCCGGAATGAACTTCTATAAGAAAATTATCAGCAATTCTATAAATAGAATCTTCTAAAGAAGTTAAACTCAAAATAATACCATATTTTACTGATAGTTTAGATTGTAATATACTTAAAAGTAATTCCGTATATTCAGAAGTTCTTTTTCTTAAATCATCTATTGGTATATCAATACTTTTATAGAAAATATGTTCTTCTTTACCACTATCAGATAAAGTAAAATTAATCATCAGAATCTCCTAACATATATTCAACTTTAGACATAAAATTCTTAGCATAAGGATGTCCTCCTTTTTGTCTCTTTTGATAAATGTCTATCCATTGATCCAAAAATGCAGTGTAAACAACATTACTCATTGTGTTTAATGGAAGTACACCTCTTGCAATTTCTGGTTTAATATGATTCTCTAACGCAGAACAATATACATTAAAACAATCATAAATTATATCATCATAACCAATATATATATCTGCATCCTGAAATTTAGGGTCTTTATAGTAATCAAACTTGTCTTGTCTATCTAAATTTACATATCTAGTACTCATTTCTGAAATAGATAAGCATCTGTGTCTATTTATTTCACGAGTAATAGCTATAGGAAGAGAAGCTTTTACAGTAATTCTGCTATTACGTAAATATTTTTTAAAATCAGATGTTGATAAATACTCTTCTGGATTAACACATCTAGAAAAAGTGGTATCTTCTGGGTTAATTGATTCTAAATAAAATCTAGCATTAGTAATAACAAAATATTCTTCTTCATCTAACTTAAAAATCCTAATAGGACTTAAAACACCTAAATAATCATTTAAGTAAAAATACGCAGTAATATCTGGTTCTGAATTTTCAAAAAAGCATACTTCTGCATGTTCCAATACAGACATATGTCCTGATTTAACAAGCATTCTATAAAAAGAATCATAAGAATTCTCATCAATTCTATCTTCACTAGCATAGCAGATTCTTCCACATTCCTCTATATGCTTCTTAATACTTACTTCTAAGTTATCAGATCTGTTATATTGATATAAAATTTTTTCATCCATACTTTTTCATTTTATCGGCCCAATTTAAAACACTAACAATTTTTCTAAAAGATTCTATTGCTGGATAAGGAGGTATAAATACATCTGGAGTAAATAAAGGAATACCTTTAGTATCGTTTACTACCCAACATCCAGTATTTTTATCTAGAAAACAATGGGCAAAAACTTTTTTACTAAAGGGTATTCCTAAGAAAGTTCTATATTTATAGATAATATAGAACCAATCCTTAATTACTTCAAAAGTGTATTTAGTTTTAAACAACCTCTGAAGTAAAGAATTCATAATTTCTAGACTTTGTGTTAAATTGACCACAAACGTATAGATTTTGTTTCTTTGCAGTGTTGAAAGCATCTACAAATCCATAATAAAATAATCCTGTATTACTAGGAATTATTTTAGTATTGTTATTACGAACGATACCATCACAATTAATTGTAAATGGCTCAAAATTCTTTATATATGATTGTATACGCTTGTAAGCAGTTGAGGGTTTAATCATAACTTATTTAATAGTTCATTAACAATATCGTTAAACTCATTTGGATTGAGATCTTTAAATACTTCCACATTGTCCATAACAATACTTCTGTAAGTTTCCAATCTCTCCCTAAGAAGGTTATTAAAATTCTTTTGACCTGATTCTATATTAGAATTTGCTAACATTGTATCTGAAATTATTGAGCTAAGAAATCCAGCCAATTGCTCATCTGTTAGCTTTATATTATGAACGTTCATCAACAAAAACTGTAATTAATTTACTATTTTTATCATATACATAGCAAGCAGTAGCTTTTTTAGCATTTACATATGCATTTATACAATAATTAATTAAATTATTAACATTACCAGATTGAGATAACATTTGAATTAAGGAAGGTACTTTTTCTGGTTCTGTAATTTTTCTATTAGATAATTCAGAACACTCAATAAACATTGCTACCATATCTTCCATTAATACAGGTTGTTTCTCCAATACTTTTTGCAATGTTTGGATATTTTTATTCATTTTTACCTCTAAAACATTTAAATACAGGTTGTGTTGGAATACCGTCCTGTGATAGAGTAAAATACTTATAAGTTCCTGTTTTACCCTTATATTTCTCCTCAAAATTATCCCAATACTCTTGCTTATCTTGCAGAGAACCCATTGGTTTAGCTTTGAAAATAGTTCCATTAGGCATTTGCATTACAAACACCATATCTTCTACATCACGTAAACCAGGTAATTTATCTATTACAACAGCTTCAGCATCCTGATATTTCTTAATTTTAAGCATATCATTAGTTCTAGCACCAATTCGATAAGGAGCATCTGCATTTTTAATAACAGCTCCTTCAAACATATTTTCAACGAATTTATCGTGATAGAAATAAGCCTTCTCTACTGTAATGATTTTAATCTGGGTTAAGAATTTAATTTTAGATTCCTTTTTCTCTGATTCATAAGGAATATCATAATCTTTACTAAATTCCTTCATCCTTTCCACCCTATCTCTAAATACTTCTGTAGTATGATCCATTGGAATAGCATCAAATATCCAATATTCCAATTCTGAAGTATCTACATTAGCATCTTCTGTTCTAGCTAAGCCAGAAATATATTGTAGAGGCTTACCGTGAATATAAAGCTCACCATCAAGAATAATATTAGGATTATCTTCAAGTAATTTACCTATCCTTTCATCAGTTAGGATATGCTGAACAGATTTATCATAATCACCTCCACCTCTTGAAATAGAATGAATTTCATTAGTCTCTGGATCCTTGTAGATAAGGCATCTAACTCCGTCAATTTTTTTACTGACGAACCAATTCTTAACCCTATTTATAAAAGCAAGAGAGGCATCACCAATCTTTTTAGCAAGCATTGGTTTAATCCTTCCAAAAGAATCTGTCTTAACAGAAGAAATGAGGTCAGACAATTCTTTCTCTGTATATTCGGTATAATTTTTATCTAATTCCTTATATCCCTTATCTAAGAATTTCTTTACTTCAGAATTAAATACCAAATTAGCCTGCTCTTCTACAGTTCTTTTAGCTTTACCCTTATCAATATATTTTTCTGGTTGCTTTGTCTTTTTACCTGTAAGTAATCCAGATTCTTTTATAAGAGAATAAGCTTCATTTTCAGTGCTTTTAAACAATGATATAGTTGCAACTCTAAGTCTACCTTTAGCATCAATAGTTGCTAAATATTTTATCATTTCAATTTAGAATTAAGATTATTTACTACAGAATCAATAGAAGACATAAAATCATCCTCATATCCAAGCATAAATAAAGTTAGAGGATATAAAATAATATGTGCTTTATCATTACCAATATAGGAATCTAGTTCCTTTTCGTAACTCTTATTAAAAGGCAGCGGGGCTTCGTTATCAATAGCTTCTTTAATCAAATAAGTTCTTAGAACATCATTACCATCTCCAGTAAAATCATCCTTATTTGAAAATGAATATACTTTAGTTTCATAATTATAGTCAATCTCTATATAAAATAAATCATAAAGATAGTCTATAATCTCTTGCTTCTTTATAATTTCATTACAATTATTTAAATCTACTGGATTTATCATTCTCCCACTCGGCAGGAATTTAAAATTTTCTTCCTTACATTTCTTAACAAATTCTTCAATAGTTGGAATATATTTCACTCCACTTATTTCACATTGTTCCTTGTATTTCTCATAATACCAAGAAATAAAGTCTTCTGGCATTTCATCAAGATCAAAAATAATTACTTGTTTAGTTTCCATTTTTATTTAACCAAATTAAAGTCATAACACAATAGTTAGCCATATCCAATAGAGTATCTTTTATGGACTCATCTTTTACTTTTATATCTGCACCTTTAGATAGAACCTTAAATCTATTCCATTTATCACTAAGTCTTACCCTAGCTGCAACTATTCCTTCATCATCTAAAGATTCAGAAAAGGAATCTCCATAATCATGATTTTTAGCTTCATAAATATTGCTCATATTAGTAACAATATCCTTAAAAGCTTGTATATTATTTTTTACTTCCATATTAATGTATCCAATAATCACCAACTTCTGTTTCAACAGGACAAGGTAAGGAAGAACAGAAATGTTCTGCTGTTGATTGCATAAAATATTCAAGTTTTTCTACAACTATATCTTTAATAGCTTTTGGGCTTTCTATCACAATTTCCTTTATGTTACGTATATATCGATTCCATATATACTCTTATAGTTTCCTATAAGTACGGACTATATCTTATAAGGATATTTTCCTCATCATACACCCAAGAGAGTATGGGCGCATAGTTAAATAATCCTTACCTTCGCTTTTCAACTTCTCTTGAAGCTTACTCCATTTTTGGATAGTCTCTGAACTCCAAATTTTATAATCATAACAAGGTACAAGATATTTGTTTAAAATTTTAGATATTTCAGCAGCTCCTTGATACTTACAAACTCGTAAATACCAATATTGTTTACCATTTCTCTTATTTTCAACAGTAGTTTTTGCGTAAATATCAAAATTTTTTAAAAACGGTATAAATAAGTCTTCTTGTATTTCTCTAGAATATTTTTGAGTATTTATATTATAAAAATAATCTGTTTTATGAAGACTCCCATCATCATAAACCCATAAAGCTAACCCTAATTCATCCATTCTATGCAAAGAATCTTCTAAAGATTCTTCAGATAGTTTAGATATTTCTTCTGAAGAATGTGTGTTTAAGGTATAAATAATTCCTTTTTTATAACCATTGTTTTTCACACAACTTATTCCTTTATCAGTAATAAGATTTCCTAAAAGAGCAGCCTTATATTCTACATATTCCTTATGAATACATGAAGTTTGATAATGATAGTTTAAATTACCAGTGTATTTACCTAAATTACCATCTCCAAATTTTCCTGTAAGTAGTACTTGTAATTGATTATTATTAAAATTTAAAGCTGCTGGTTGTCTTTTATTTTTAAGTTCCATAATTTATTTTATTTTTTTTTAATATACTTATAAACAGTCAGATGTTCCAGCAATTAACGAAGTTTATACACGACAAAATTTAGGACTATCGTGTGCAGGCACGCAGAACCTTACTTTACCAAAGTATCCTTCATCTACAATCCAATCAAATAGTCTATAATTAAATATTTTAAAACATACTGCACCTAATCCTTGAAGTCTACTGTTTACAGCATTTTTATCCATTTGGGATTTAAACCTAAAATGATCTGTATAAACTTTTGGTATTTCTAAGTTATTATCTTTATAATACCTATATGTTTCCCAAAATGTAGAACTTGTTTGGTTTTTATTCCATGTTTCCCAACCATAAACATAAGATTTATAGCCTAATTCTTCACAAATTGGAATATAACCAAACTTAGCCGTAAAAGCTTTACACTTATTTTGAAATTCAGTAACTCCTTTAAAACCTTCCCTATAGTTATTATCTATTTCTTGGGCTTCTTTAGGATCCATACCATACTCTGACACTAATGTATGCCAGTCTCCTCCGTAAGCGAAGCAGAATTCAGGGTTCTTAGCAAGCTGCCTAAGCTCTTTATAATTTTTCTTAATTTCAGAAGAAGATAATCCACGTAGTTGTGGATATACCATACGAGCCACTAAAGAATGGAAATCAGATCCTCCTTCTGGTCCATATTCATATAGCATTTCCTTATCTTGTGAAAGATGTGCAAGAAATCTTGATTCTTCTGAGGAATAATCTGATGAAATTATTACATTATCTTTATCACAAACAAAAGCACTTCTTACATTTGTAGTTCTTGGTAGTACCTGAACATTTGGGTATGAGCATACTTTATCTGGTTCTTTATTGCTCTTTCTAAGAGGTAATCCTTTTAGCTGTGCTAAATCTTTGTTAATTAATTGTGATCCACAGGCTAGGCGACCCGTGTCGGTACCTAATTGCCTGAACTCAGTATGGATTCTCTTTGTTTTAGGATTAATAGCATTAATATAAGAATATCCATATGTAGAAAGTAATTTATTAGATTCAATATAATCTACATATAATTTTAGAAATTCATCATTAATTCCTGTTTGTTTTGCAACAACTTTAGAACTTGCAGTATGTTTATATTTCTTATCTTTCTTATCATAATGCTTGGTATCAAACCCTAAAAATTGTAAAAGAGGTAAAACTTGCTTAGAACTTTTCCAATTAATATTACATCTATATCCAGGTTCTTCAAATCCAAATAAATCTGGATAACGATAAGTAAGAAAGTCTTTATTTCCTAAATCAACAACAAACTGATTTAATTTAGCTTCAGTAGATTTTACAGCTTCTTCATATTCCCAAATATTATTTTGCCATTTATCTACATCAAGTTTAACACCGCACCATTCGTAATAGGCACAACATAATACAAAGTTACATTCAACTCTAGCTGCTTTAAGCATATCTCTTTCTTTTAAGACATTAATTTGTCTTTTAAGAATTTGATAAAGATATTTTACATCCTTTGCACCATATTCTATTACATCATAAGATATTCCTAATTCAGGAATCTTAGATCTAACAGATTTGTCTAGATGTATTTTTAAATATCTGTCAGCTATTGCCTGTAAATTAAATAAAATTTTTCCTTTAGGATAAGATAAATAAAGTAATTGCTCTATAATTATAACATCAAATAATACTTTTGGTACTATATTATAATTAAAAAGAAATTTACAATCAAACTTTAAATTAGCTCCAACTAAAGGTTTATTTTCAAGGATATTCTTATATTTAAGAATAGGTATTGTTGTGCAATCTACAACTATTTGATCAGTACCTTCTTGATTACCAAATTGAGCAGTTAACAGTTCATTTACATGTGGATCTAATCCAGAAGTTTCACTATCATATTGGATTAATTTCCAGGAATCTAAAATCTTTAAAGATTCATCAACAGAAATACGTTTTATTCTGTCATCATCAATTAATGATTGTTTTCCTGAAACAAAATAAATCATTTAAGTATGCTTTCCAGTTCCTTAATTAGCCTAACATAGAAATCTTTAAGATAAGTTATAAACTCTTTATCAAAGGTTTCCTTATCATCAAAAGCATTAGTATAAAAACATCTAAGTGTTTCTACATAATCCATATATGAACATCTGATATAATCTTCCTCTTCTTTTATAGATTCTTCTGTAGATATAAAATTATTAAGAAAATCTATAAATAAAGTAAACCACTGAAATGTTCTAAGATTACCTAAATCTCCAGTATCAAAAACATTTTCCATTACCGCACTTATAAATATTCTCTTTTTACAATCATCGTCAGAAAGAGAATACCTAAAAGTATCTGGATTCTTTATATCATATTTATCCAATATTTCCTGCTTATATCTCTTAAATACCTCAATAATCTTAGGCATTATAGAAATATAATTATCTCTAGTTATAAAAGATTCAATATATTGTTTAGATAGCATTGTTATTTAGATTTAAAACATTCAAGATCAGTATTAATGATAACATCTGCCCAAGACATACCATAAACAGTAACAGCTAATACATATAAGTCAAGTTTTTCACTATACGTAAAGAAAACAGAATCAAAATGCTCTTCAGCAAAGTTAACTGTATATTCACTAGCATCTGTAAGATACCATTGTATTACTTCTCTACCTGTTTTTAGATTTTTATACAAGATTTCTTTATCTAATTCTTCAACATAATTATAAAGAATAAGTTGAATGCCTAGATAATCTATAGCTTCTGCATAAGAACAGGTATAAGGAAATTTATTTTTCATAATTACTTTGTTCCAGTAGAACCAAAACCACCTTCACCTCTTTCAGTTTCAGAAATTTCAGTAGCCTCCTCCCACTCAATTTTATTTACCTTTTCAAGAAGAATCTGACAAAGTCTTTCTCCATCTGCTACTATCTGAGGTGTATTTCCAATATTTACCACAGGAATCATGAACTCTCCTCTGAAATCAGCATCTATAGTGCCTACTGCATTGCAAAGAGTTAATCCTTTCTTAATTGAAAGGCCAGATCTAGGTCTAGCACTTATTTGATAACCCTCTGGAATTTCAAACCTCAAACCTGTTGGAATTAATACCCTACTTCTAGGATTAACAATAATAGTTTTATTATTCTTAATAAAATCTATATCGCCATAAGAAGTTAAATCACTTTTAGTCTCTATTCTTGATAAATCTGCTCGTACATCCATACCAGCAGAATTAATTGTTTCATATTTAGGAAGAGGATTGTTGCTTGAATTAATTACTTTTACTTTCATATTGTTAATAAGGTATTAATTGTTTGGAAATCATCTAAAGTAAACATATTTAAATCTATCTTTCCACCGTCTATAGAATAAACACATTCTTGCTGCTTATTATAACATAAACGTTCGGATAATAGTATAAAAGAATTTATATATTCATTTATACTATTTACACAACATTTTTTAGTTTGTGAATAAAATACAGCTTCTTGATTATCTTTATTCTTAAAGATTAGTATTGGTGGTGTTGCTCCATAACCACAACGATTTAATTTCTTAAAATACTTGTTTTTGTCTTCTTCTGTATAAACTTCAAACTTAGGTATTATATTAAAAGGTTTTAATATAACAGGAATTAAAACTTCTCTAATATAAGTTTCAAGTTCTTCTTGATAGAATAATTTATTATTATTCTTTAATAGTATTATCTCAGTTAAAAATAAATTATCCATTATAAATATAAACATTATTTCTTGGTCTAGACATGGCCACGTACTTTAATTGTCTCCTGTCTTCAATGTTTCTACAAATATTCATATCCTTAATATCTATAAAAACATCATTATAAGTACTTCCTTGACTGTAATGAGTAGTTACTGCATATCCATAATCTATACCAGGAGTTTTTATGATCCTGCCATCACAAACAAGATTTGTTCTTATGAAAAAGGAATTATAGGCATCATAATATTTTGCCCAATCCTTTTTTATTTTTGTGTGAATAGCCTTTTGTCTAATATTTTCTAATATATAAGCTATTCTATCTAATTCTTCTTGTTGCAGAGAATTACTTAATACCTTTACATCTACTGTTTCATCTGTATCTTTAACTATTGTTAAATCATATCCAGAAAAAACACCTACCATTGGTATTTCAATATCTGCTTCTTTAACATCAACAATTACACCATTCTCTCCATTTACAATACAAGAACCTGAGTTATTTTCTTTAAAAACAATTTGATCTCCAATATTAAATTTATCCTTGTTTTTAAAGAATGCGTAATGACAGTATAAATTATATTCTGCAACTTGTTTGTTAGTATAACACAGAAGCTTGTTAGAATTTACTTTAAGATTAGTTACATCATTGTAAATAGACTTTAAATAAGTGTTGGCTAATTCTTTTCTAGAGTTAACAACCTTTAAATTTTTTGAATCTATAAAAGAAAAGACATCCTTCTTACGTAATGTAAGGAGAATGTCAGTTAAAGAAGATTCATCAGGTTGTCTAAATATATGTGATAAACTAAAAGAATTTTCACATAAAGTTGTCTTAGATTTATGCTCATTTTTTACTGGAGCTAATTGAGCTTCATCTAAAACATATATGATTTTACAATCAAAATCAATACATATATTTTTAAGAAAATCGTATAAGTCATCATTTACCATAGAACCCTCATCACATATAATAACATGCTTAGGTTCAAGGGCTTCATTAAATTTAGATTGAAATTGTAAATCTTTCATATCTAAATCTAAAATATCTATTTTTGGAGACATTCTTAAAAAAGAATGTATTGTAGATACTTCTTTATTTGTTTTACGACTTAATACATTAGCAGCTTTATTTGTTGGTGCAAGTAATGTATATTGAAATTCATTAAAATCAAGCCATGATACAATAAATTTTACTATAGTGGTTTTACCTGTTCCAGCCTTACCTTTTATAACTGCAACATGATCATCACTATAATCTATAAAATCATAAATAAAGCGAAGAGCATTTTGTTGCTCCTCGCTTAATTGCATCATACTTATAAGTTGTTCACTCATTTACCTCATTAGCTGTAAGAAGGGTGTCCTCCAAAATTACAGTAGAATCAGCTACAAGTGTATCAGCAGAAATAGAATCAGTAGCAATTGAATCTGTCATTACCTCCTCATCATTACTATTAGACTTAGAGCCACAACTTGTGAGAGCAAACAGAACTATGATACCAAGAATAAATTTCTTCATACTAAATTAATGTTTAAATTTGAAATATTAATATTCGGTTCTTTACAATCTAAACTATATCCATAAGAATACTCATCAAATTTAGTATACCTATAAATTTTATTGGAAAGAACCATTGGTTGTTTTTTACTTGTTAATGATAACAAATCTTTATTATAAAGTTTCATTTTAAGGTCATCATCATATTTTATCTTAACTTCCATTTTAGAAGGAGTTCTATTTATGATATAAGAAGTTAATTCTAAATAATTAAATAACCAAAACATCTTTTTTGCAAAAGCTATGGAAAGATACCCAGATCTCCATGAATAATCTTTTATTGTAAAGTTGGCATCTATTATTCCAGCTAATAAAGATTTCAATCCAACTTTTGTATGCGAAGTTACAAAAAAATTTGGAAAAAAACTCTCTGATAAAAAATATGAATCTTCAAGATATTTTTTTACATTAATATCCCCAAGAGTAAATTCTCCAATATAAGGAAATTCATCTAAATCACTTTTAAAAGCTTTTTCAGAAAAAGATACTTCTTGAAAAGCTAAATTAAGATAAGCTTTTATGGCAAAATATAAAGAACTACTAGAACTTTTTCTACTAATAACCTTATTATCTTTATTCTGCATAAAAGAATATCCCAATATCCATAGTAATTCTTCAGAAAAAAGATCACTCTGGATTAATTGTAATTGATTATCCTTAGATTTATTTAAAACTTTATACTTATTTCTAGAAGTTGCTGTAATTATATTTCCAGTGTAAGCTTGATTAATTGTCCATTTATCTTTGGCTACTCTTTTGATACAATTAAGTTTATTCCAACCATTATCAGAATAAATTTCAACATCTTCACATTTAATACTATTAGAAGTACTGCCAAACGAATTAAATAAATCTTCTAAAGTTAGGACAAGGAATTCTTTGAATCCTTGCCTAACTAAAACTACTTCATCCTTATAAAAGAACATTAAAGACCAAGAATATCAGATACAAGAAGAACTTTCTCTGGCTTAGTAATCATATCACTTTTCTTACTGTTACAAATTGTATCAGTAAATGAATTATATATATCAAAAACAGAAATTTCTGTATTATCTGGATTTTGATAATATTCCGACTTAGAATTCAAAAACAGATTCTTATATGCTGTTATTACATCTGAAGTAGCAAGCTTTACCTTTGCAAACTCATTGTTTTGAGAAACACGAATAGCATTGTCTATCCAATACCCAAGACTATCTGTAGCCATTTCCTTTGTATTTGGCATAGTAGAAGTTGTAATCTTATGTAATTTATTTACAACCTCATCCAGCATTTCTCCACAATTATTCAGAAAATTGAAGTTTGGAACAACATTCTCCTCTAATTGATTTACTTGAATAGCATCTGGATTAAATACACAAAGATTAGTACAAGCCATATTAAGACCTCCAGTAAATAACTTTACTACAGGAATCTTTGTATCTAAAGCATATATCATTCCTAAAACTTGCTTATGATTATCAAAGATAGTGTCAGGAAGAACAGCTTGGATATAAACTCTATTATAAATCATATTATCTTCATTATTTATAATAGACAATTGATCTGCTTCTACTGCATCAACAATAAACTCATCAGTCCATTTCTTACAGATATTTATAAATGGATCTATATAAGCTTCAGTAGGTAGATATTCCTTACCCTTAATTTTAGTTGCTTTTCCAGAATAAAGATTATCTAATGTTAAATTTTCCATATAAAGTATAAATATTAATTATTAAATCTTAATCATTCCTCTCTCTACATTTCTACCCCTAATGATTTCATAGGAAGTACCAGCATCACTATCTGAAAAATTATAATCAGAATAATCAGAAGCTCCAAACAATGAAGCCACAGTTCTTACGTCAATATGAGTTCCAATCTGTTGGAAATTATCCTGATGAAGATCTCCTTTTACAAAATGTACATTAGTAGAATTAGGGTCTATATTATTCTTTATAAGATAATTCAAATAAGTAGATCTATCCTTCTCTGTAACATTTAAGGATAAACCTTTCTTACAATAATAAGGATCCTTTCCATGGCTTAAAACATAGGTATGATCTCCAAGAACAAAATGTCCAAACATAGGAGAATCTATAAGCTTAGCACTAATAGTATCACCATCTGCATATTGGTTGAAAATTTCATAAGTAAGATAACCAAGAGCAAATCCATCATGATTACCTCCCTTTACAGTTACAAGCTTTAAGAAATTATGGTTTATTCTATTAAGAACATACTCTATTATCTCCTTAATTCCGTTTGTATAAGTAGCAAGCTGATCATCATCTCCCATATTCTGAGGAAGAGTATGACCACCTCTAGTAGTTTGTCCATTAAAACCATCAATCATATCTCCCATTACTGCTATAACAACATTATCATAGTTTTCCTTTGGGATATTATTAATAGTCTTATAGATTCTATCCATAAACTCATCATATCCAAAATACCAATTTGGATTTGTTGGATCATCTACTCTTGCACCAATATGCCAATCTGAAAGCCATAGGATTAAATCCTTACAATCAGATTGATAATCATTATATTTCTTATCAATATTTATTACTGGTACATTAGAAAGAGCATTTTCAGCTAAGGAATTAAAAGTTTTAAGCTTTTGATTCTCTTCAAGAAGCTTATTATATCTATCTTCAATATCTCTAGCTGCTCTTCTTTCAGCATTCTTAATTACCTTAATTTCCTTCCTATTAAGAAGCTTATTAGAAAGCTCTTCAAGAGTATTTTCCTCTGCTTCATGAAGAGTATAAGGAGTTGATTTAAAGATACCAAATGCTCTAAGAATAGCTTTAAATTGGTCTGTATTCCAACAAGTCTTTAGACAAACTTCTGAAGCTGTTTGACCAGCACCTCTAAGAGAATAATTAGCTACCCACTCTTCAAGCTCCTCTCTAGATACTTCTCCAGAAAAGTCAAATTTCCTTGTCTTTACTTTAAACCTATAACTAACAATCTTGTTATCCTTATCTCTTACTGGAACATATCCAGATCTAAACTCATTTGATTGATGTGGTACTTCGTTATTTCTGTATAAATCAAATAGATTTCTTACATTACTTATACAATCTACTGTTTCAATTCTGTCCAGAACTTTCCAAAGAAACTTTCTATGCTCCTTTGTAAATATATTAGAATCATTTAAAAGCCGTGTGAAATAATTCTCATCATTAAGTTGTGCATAAGCAAAATCTGAGGATATAGAATAATCTGATTTTAGATAATTAACAATATTGTTAAATAATTCATCAAGTACCTTATTTGTCATGCTTTTTATTTCTTTTCAGAACTTTATTTTTTGTTATTAGGGTATAAAAATAAAAAGCACCTCTACTAAATTAATAGTAGAAGTGCTTTTTATATTGATTTAACAGTATTTAATATTTAGATTCAGGCAATCTCACCAAATACAGCGTAAGTACCGAGATTCTCAGAAGCAGAAGGTGCATAATGTGCTACGAATGCAAGAGGCTCACCAAAGTTCTCCTCCTCAGTAGAAGGCTTTACTCGACGAATAACCTCACAGTATACGGTCTCTGCCATACCACCATTCTTGTAATAATCACGAACATAGTCCATAGCATCAGCCTTAATGCCCTTAATACGTGTAAGCTCAGTATGAGTACCGTCCTCATTAACTACATAGAGAGAATAAACAGTCTCCATCTTCCTAGTAGTGGTATTAGCAATATTCTCAATAGAATAAGGACGCTTACGGGTATTCATCTGTCCCTTATCAATGGTTACAATAGCTCCAATACCAGGCATTGACTTGAGCTTCTTTGCTGTATAATCAGCTGCAAACTCATTGAATGCAGGTGTTCCAAAATCAGGCTCACCAGCCTTCCTCCAAGACATTGTTGCGTCTATCTGAACACCAGTAAACAGATTGCTCTCCATTGCAAGATTCTTAGCCTGCTCTACATTAAATGCGTCGATCTTAATACTCTTCATAATTTTAATATATATTTTTAAAGTTTAACATTAATTCATTAGTAGGATTTTCTCCTACCTTAATTGTGAGTACAAAAGTAATAATTAAAAGCTATAAAAACAAGTACTCAAAATTTTTTAGCTCAATAAATCTTTGTCAAAAGAACCAGTTAAATAATCCTCAATTACCTGAGTTTCAAAACCATACAAGGTACAAACTGCAACTCTTGACATTAATTCTTTAAATTCAAAAAGTCCTTTTTGGATATGATCTTTGTTAACTTCAAATATACCACAATCATTAGGTGGTATAGTTGAAACAACTAACATTTTAGGATTCTCAATTTGAATTTTCTTAAATCTGGATTTATAATAAGTAGAAAGTAACCAAGTATATATGGCCATTTGTCTATAATAATGGTAGTTATAAAAACTATGATTACCAAAATCTTCTACTTGTCTTCCAGTAGACTTCAAGTCATTTACTTGTAAGATATAATCATCTAAGAAAGTATAATGATCTACTTTACCTTTAAACTTGATAAGAACTTCTTTCTTACCAAGAATCACTTTAAAATCTGCTGTAACACATTCCTCACAACTATTAACTGTGCTAAATATGCCTTCATCCTTTAAATATTTTTGTAAAGTAGAATCTTTATCTACATTATCTACACAAGTCCTTACTGTTTCTATAGATCTAATATCTAAAAATATTCCTTCCTTATCTTTAGGAATATCTATGTTAGATTTATTAAAAACATACTCTTTACAAGCTTCTGAGACTTTAGAAATATTCTTTTCTGATAATTTTCCTTTGTAATAATCTCCTTTAACTATACCTATTTTTACAGCTTGGTCATAGTCTCCTGATTTAGAATATTCTTCATAGACTATATCAGCAACTAATCCCATTTTTCCAGTAGGTTTATATAATGTTTCTACTAAAAAATAATCATTAGGCTGTAAAATAAGTTTATGAATAGCATCTCCTAAAACAAAAGAAGGATTAAATCCATTATCAAATCCTTCTTTATATTTTTCAGGACTTCCTTGTTGTTTTGGATTTATTAACCCTAATCTAGAATTACTTGTAAATTCTGCATACTCTTTAGAGAAATATACATTATCTGGAACATCTGCTAATTTTATAGTTTCAGGTAATAATATTACTCTAGGATTTATGTTTTCATTCATTCATCAAAGCTTCATAAGCTTCATAAATTTCATCTAATATCAAACTATTTATCTTATGTTTAATATTAGAATGCTTATTATGTTCTCTAACAATTAATAAAGCAGGAAAACCAACTTCTAAAGCTTGTTTTACATTAAAAGGAGAATCATCTATAAGTATATCAGCAATTCCTTTAATAATGTCTACTTTATTACCTGTTTGAGTACGTGTTTGATATATTGGACGTATTGGTAAATTATGCTTACGTAAATTATTTCTAGTATAGGTTTTACTATTTATTCTCTTGGTAGAATAGATTTCTGGAACAAAATCTGGATATTCTAATAGAGGTAAATTACTCCAAAAATCTCTATTACGTGAAAGTTTTAATACATTTCTAGTAATTTGATATTGAGATTGTTTTGTAATATCTCCAAATATTTTAGAATATTCTCCTCTCCAATCTAAAATAGTATCATCTATATCTATAGCTATCCTAAGCTTCATTTTTAACCCTCTTTAAATAATCATAAAATACATCAACATCAGTAATTACTACAACTCCAGGTGATTTTGTTCCGTCATTTGTGCTTTTCTTCCAAATAATAGCAAAAGGTTTATCTTTATCAGAACATTTATCCCTATAATTAAAATAATTAGGAAGATTTGTTGTATACTTACATTGAATATTAATTGGTAATTCTTTATTAGTGTCTACAATATCTATACCATCATTATCTTTGCGTTTAGATTCACTTCTAGCACTAACACATCCATCATATCCAATTTCTTTTAGATGTTTAATTACTTCTAATTCAAAATTGTTTCCCTTAGTTCTATTTTTTCTAGCTCTATGGGAAGCTGGATTTACCCAAGAATATTTATATCCGTCAACTTCTTTGTTTTGAGTACATCTAATTTTTATTGCCTGTTCAGAAACACCAAGAAATTCAGAAGCTTCTTCTAAAGTATCAAAATTAGTTTTCTTACCAGAAGAATCCTCTATAATTAATCGGTAATCTCTTGCTTTTTTTGCCATTCAATAAATTTAAATAATAGTTCCTTACGCATTAATATTACCCATTCTCCATTATTATCCTGCGTAACATAACAACCATCTCTATAAGATTTATTAATATTATCAAGATCAATAATAGCATTGGATAACCCATTCCATTGGTTTATCTTAAATAAACAAGGTAATTGCTCATATCCATCTGTAAAAGAAGCTCCGATTACATTATTTATGGGTAATAGAATATCATCTCCAAAAATATCTTTATTGTTTGGATCTGCTTTATAGATTATCGTTTGTTTCTTATCCAATAACCTATCACATAACTTAAATCTTTTAACTAATATGCTTCTAAAATCTTCTATTAGTTTTCTAGCATTCCAAGGTTTAGCCATTATACTTTAGATCTAAGCCATCTTTTAGTTTGAAAGATAAGTTTTTTAGTTCCTTCTTGTCCATACAATTTATGAAAATCTGAAATATCTTTAGCATTAAATTTTCTAGGTATTATCAAAGGTATTATATTCTTATATTCTTTATGAATTTTATTAGCTCCTTGAACTCCTGCTAAATCATTATCATAAAGTAACAAGATATATTTATACCTCTTTTCTAGCTTTTTATAGATACTTTCTGGAATAAAATACATTTCAGAATTTGGAGCAATTGCTTCAATCCCTAAAGATCTTAGGCACATAACATCTTTCATAGATTTAGTAATTACAATAAAGTCTGAACAATATTGTAATTGAGAATATCCTTGAACCATGTTTTTATCCCAATTTCCTAAAAATCGATAACTCTTATTTGTTGGAAAATATATTCTCCAACGTTCAAAACCATCAATTACTCCATTATAATACCCAAAAGCCAACTTAGAATTATTAGCAAAAGCTATTTTAGAATTTATAAAAACTGTTCTACAAGAAAAAACATTATAACAAGAAAGTAATTGTTCATTAATACCATACTGATTCCACCAATCTAATTCTTTTTTAGAAAAAGGTTGTATTTCAACTCTTATGTCAAGAATTTCTTTTTTCTCAATATGGTTAATAATAGTACTTCTTGGTTGAGTAAGATTTAATTTAAAATCATTATAAATAATATTTAGAGCAGTATTGAAGTTACAATTATATAACTTCATTACCACTCCAAAACAGTTTAAATGATCTCCATTTCCAAAATCCTTAAAAAATAATACTCCGTCTTTATTTCTGTATAAAGAGCATGTTGGATGTGTATCTTTTCTTAAAGGAGAAGTAAATAATCCTCCAGAATAAGATTCATTTAATCCAAGGTATTTTTTCATTATCTCTTCATCAGAAATATTATCTAAAATATCTTCTTTAGTAAGATTTTGAATATTATTTATAATAGATTCAGGAAAAGTAATTATCATTAGAACGGAAGATCGTCCATAGACAGAGAATCAGATGATGGATTCAGATTAAGCTCATCATCAAGATTAGTAACAGTAGAATTAGCTCCTTCTGTAGCCATAGAAGTAGGCTTACGATTCTTCATATCCTCAGCCTTCCTAAGCTCATAGTTATTAAAGGAAAGCTTAGATGCATCTGTGGAAACAAAGTTATTAGAAATAACAGCTTCCTCACCATTATTCCATACAGTTGCAATCCTAGGCATTGTTGCGTAGTTATTGTTATCACCAACAACCTTAATATAACACTCCTTATTAAGATTACCTGCACATGCCTTAGCAGCAAACTCAATATATTGCTGAATGCTTATCTGCTTACCAGCAATAGCCTTATTAAGCTTTTCCACAATCTTGGGATCAAAAGCTCCTAGAATATGGTTAATTGTAAGGCGAAGTGTCTCAAATTGAGAAGGCATCTCTCTGTCATTATATACAGGCCTTTGCATATCCTTCTCACTATTAACACCAAAGACAAAATGGTTAAATTGCTTGTTATTGTCAGAAGTAAAAACAATGCGAAGACCCTCATATACAGTACCGTCCTTACCAGTAACTGTATCGTATTTAAACTCTGTAAGCTTTACTTTATAAATATCCCAAGGCTTGAGATAATTACTACCTGTTGCCTCATAACTTACATTGCTCTGCTCAGATCCAAAATTTACTTGAAAACTCATATATAAATTACTTTTAAATAGTTATTAAATTTCTAAATTGTCTAAATCAAAAATATCTTCGTCTGAAACAAGACTATCCTTAACTATTGGTTCCTCTGGAAAATCAATTAAAGAAGAATTAGGATTATCATTTGAAGTGTCTAAGTCTTCTTCACCAAAATCTATATCCTCTGGTGTTAGGTCATCAGAATTAGGTGTAGAATCCTCTAACTCCTTCATATCTTCCATAAACTGATTCTTTGGAACATCTATAACCTCTTCTTTAACCTTTTCTGCTGGTATTACAATTTGAACAGGAACATCCTTTTCTACATTTCCTAACATTCTATATACACCAGCATCTGCATATCCTTGCAGCAAGAAAATAGTTCCGTACTCTGCTAACTTTATTCCTTGCTTACCCTTATAGGACATACTTCCTTTCTTAGTAAGCTTATTACCAAGCTTTACACCAAAAGTTTCTGCTTTAGCAATAATAGGATAAGTTACTCCCTTAGAAGTTGTCTCATACTTTACCTTTAAAACATCTCCAGGACTAAATCCAGTATATTGAAGAGCTACTTCATTAAATTGCAGAGTACTATTGTTCTCATATACAATATAAGGTTTAGTAGAATCAATAGCCTTTTCTGGATCTGTAGAAATACGCTCTTTCTTTTGCTTTTTGGTTACAACTACAGGTCTAAACTCAGGATTATCTGAATAATCTTTTTCTTCAGTAGTACATTCTACTACTTTAGAAAGTTTAGTTTCTGTATCGTAAATAATTTTTGTTACTATAGTTGTTTCAATTACCATCTGGATATTTAATTAAAATATACGGATAATTTTTATCTGCTTTCTCTAGTAGAAAGTCTAGTAAATCCTTAAAATCTTCCTCCTTTAAATAAGATTCATGTCTACAAAATATTTCATCAGATATAGCTTCACAATCATCTTTATATATCTTAAAGCAATTATCTTCATTTAAATCATCTCCATAATCTACATTTATTTGTGGAGAAAGTGTATAAAAACATTCATGAAGATATTGGTTATATAAAGCTATAAAAGAATCAATATCAAAATCTACTTCTTCAAAAGTAAGATCTTTTTTAGTTACAAATTCCATATTACACAAGAAAAAGTACTACTGTATCATATCTTCCAGTATCTGCATTTTGCAGAATTTCTTCAAGCATTTCTCCTAATACTAATTCTGTTACATCTGGATCTTTAAGTTTACGCAGATATTCTACCATTGCATAAATGGCATCAAACCTAACTTCAAACTCACCTAAATTAGAAGGAAGATAGTCATGTATTGTTAAAGTATCTTGCATTTTTCTAACAAGATCATTATATGCCATGTAAAAGTCATCACAATCCATACCATCTTCTATATCAGAAAAAACTATCTTTCTTTCTATAGCGTAAGCAACTCCCATACTTATTTAAATATTATTTATTAATTAGATTCTTGAATTTCATCAAAATTCATTTCTAAATCTTTCTCAGGATTTGATTCAACAGTTTCCTTAATTTCTTCTTCACCTGTCTCCTCAAAATGCTTAATTCGATCTATAATCTTTTTAAGATTTGGTTCTATATACTTATCAGCAAAACATCCAGCAGTAGACCTACAAGTATCATTACCATTAGAACGAGTTCTAAAATGATAAATTAGCTCACCAGTTTCTGGATCAAGTTCTCTTTCTGCATACAGATTATAGGTAAACAAACCATCAAGGTTAATCTTCGATGTTAACATTTTCAAATATGTTGCATATATTAATTATATCTAAGCAAATCACTCTTAGTTAATATATGGCTCTGTATGTTTCCATACAGTTCAGACTATATCTTAATCAACTTTTAACTATTGTCAAAAATTAATGATTCCCATTTCAAGAATTGATTAAATTCCTTACTCCTCCGATTCGAGGATAGTCGTTACACACGCCAGAGATAAAAATCTCAGCTTGGCTCGGTATTACCATGTAAAAATAATATAATTATTTCTATTTAGGCTTCACCGAATTAGGGAATAACACAGGCAAAATATTTACCAGAAGTCCAGAGCCTCCATTTAGGCTCTAACTCAGTTCCATAATTTTCAATATGGGACATAAAGACCACAAACAGATCATCTTTAAGATTTTGAGCAATTCTGATTAACTCTTCGTAATCGCTTGCCTGAATGGTGTATTTCTCCCATCCTTTATCCAAAGCTTGATCAAACAGACTATACGAGAGCAAATAGTTTAAATCCGATTACTCCTATATCTTTCAATATAGGTCCGACTATATCTTAGCTTCTGTGTATTAAAAATCCTTTATACTCACAAGGTGATCCATATTTTTTAAATCTAGCCGATAATGTATTATAAGTTACTCCAAAATAATTTGCTAATTCTTTTATTTTGGAAAAAGTGTGAATTGGATTTTTTAATTCCTTATCTTCTATATCATAGATATAAAAAACATTACTAACGGTTTTTTTGCCGGGATATTTAAAGTAATATCCGTGATATAGTTTTTTATTTTTTATAGCACTGGCTAATCCATTATAGCTATCTACTCCTAAAAATTTTAAAACTTCTATTTTTTTATCAAAAACTTTGATTAATTTCTTTTCCTCAGAGTACATAGCAATTTTCACACTTTGTTTAAGATTATGTTTGAAAACATATTCTTTACCTTCATCATATTTACTTTTATATACCCATAAACAATCAACGCAAGAGCTTTTTGTTGTTATGGCATTGTAAACAGCAGAAGAAGATACATTATTCTCTTGTGCCGCTTCTGAAATAGAGGAATATTCTTTTATATATTCCCCATTTAAAGAAAGTTTCACTACAGCTATTTTTTTATTTTCTACAGATCTTTGTATAGCATCTTCTGGTCTATGTCCATCTATAACAACACCTTTTCCTCCTTTATCTATATTTAATAGATTATTGGATTCTTTAAGACTTTTAATCCAAAACTGTTCTCTTTCTTCCCAATTATCTTCCGTACACACTTCAATTTCTTCAATGAATATCTCTTCATTATTGTTATAATGAGAATACATCCATTTATGTACAGGTAAAGAACGTTTTTCAGAATGTTTTGAATTGTATTTGTGTTGTCTAAATCTTTGTTTAAGATTTGCGGACGTTACACCAATGTACCTATAAAAATGTGGTTTATTACTTGAATATAAGCCATAAATTATATAGGTTCTTTTCTCAGATTTTTGCATACTTTATATTTACTTAAAAAGTTAATTATTTAATTATTAATTACTTATTAAGTAAATATAATAGAAACTCCCACCATTTCCAAATATCAAAAATTGATATTTGTACTCCATTTCTGGATAGTCTGTGAACTTTTTTCTAAAAAATTTTTTAGAAACTTAGCTGCGGATTGTCCAATCTTTTACATTTTTACTTTACATAGGATAATTACTCCTATCCCTTAAATATATCACTATTTTAAGTTAGTAGTAAAAGCTCTAAGGATGTTCCCGCAATTAAATGGGTTTTACATCGACAATTTCACTTATCGATGATAATTACCTTGATGTCCTGTCTTTTGATATTAATAAAGTTGAGTATCTTATCGATAACTTGATAACTATTGGACACAAGCCAATTAGCAGTATCAAGATTATCCTTACCCATCTTTATATACTTATTTCTATACCCAGGAATTTGTGGTTGCTTATTGGTACAGCTTATAAGAAATGTCTCCTTAGGATCTAGATACTTTATAGAAGTAGACTTTCCACAACCACTTTCCCCACTTATCATTATTGCATTTGCCATAAATTATATCATTTAAATTATTAAAAGGTTATCTTTCTTACTTCTTTTTCTTTAGGAATTAATTCTGTTATTTCATCATAGCTTGTTATTTCCTCAGGCTTTGGTAATTCTCTAAATAAGCCTATTCTACCAAAGAAATTTAATGGAACTTCTACATCAGCTTCACCATAACGATTTTTCAATATAAATAAAGATTTCGCATTTCGTTTTAGACCGTTTGAAATGTTATATCCTTTATAAGTTTGAAGCTTTTCTCTAAATGGATCAAAAAGAAACAGTGCTATCTCGCTATCTTCGATTGGTCCGCCTGAATCTTTTGAATCTGATAGTTGTGGCGTTTGATATGTACCTCCCTTGCGTCTATCCATAGAAGTTGCATCTCTATTAGTCTGCATTACCATCACAGGAGATACACCGCAGCGATTTCTTATAGTAACAGCATATTGAGATAGCAAATCCATTTCCTGCTTTTTAGTACGTCCTTCTTCAGGTCTAATAAGAGACATATGATCTACAATAGCTAATACAACCTTATCTGGATCATTCATAACAAATCTTTTAATTCCTTTATCATCAGTATAAGATTTACCTTGCTTATCTAATTCAGTAAGAAGTAAATGATAATACTTTTTGGAATTTAAAGACATATCATATATAACTAATCTATCACTAAGTGAAGAAACCCATTGTAATCCTTCATCAATTAGTTTATATTCTTCAGCAGTAGGCTTTCTATTAGTTTTACCTAAAATATCTCTTACGCTTAATTCGACATGAAATTTTTCCCAAAGATACAAAGATAAAAGTTTACCTTCAATCATTTCCTTAGAAAGCTCTAATGAGAAATAAATTATAAGGATATTCATATTATCTATCAATGGTCTAAACACATAAGAATATAGTGCTAGCGAACTTTTCAGTTATGTTATCTTATAGGTTTTTTATCCTATAATTCTAGTACTTCATTTTATACTAGCTCGGCATATGTATTCACCCTAATATAGGGGTAGTCCACTCTTGGGGATATTTTATTCTCAAAGTTGAGTTTCAATCCCTATGCTCTACAGTGGTTAAAGTTTTTTAATCTTTAACTTACCTCGGCATTAGCATCTCAGCCTTTACCGATTTTGGACTATTATAATCTGTATAATTACTCATACAGACGGCAATATTTAAATTTCACCAGTTCCAGTCCCACCAGCTATTACTGTATAAATTTGCTTAACTATACCATCAACAACAGATTCTAGTTTAGGTAATCCCATAGAATAACCTATGTTTTTACCTAATTTTCCTTTTTCAATTAATTGTTTAAGACTGGAGGACATTCTTATGATTGACAAATAGTATCATAAAGATTTCCAATCTCATATTCAATTTCTTTTAAAATATCTATTAGTTCTTCTTTAGACATATCTTCTTTTTTCTTGTTTGATATTTCATCAAATGTATCTTGAAGATCTTCTACAGAACCCCTTATTTCAAAAATAAGGCTCTCATTATTATCGTTATAACCTTCAATATTATCAAGGGCTTCCCTAATATGTTCTAGTTCAAAAGTTATGTCCATATTATTTATTATTCCAATAAGTCACTAACATCCTTAGCTGTATCTCTTATATCAGAAATAAAATCAGCTACATTTTCCTCAGTTATGTCTTCTTTATTCATCTTTTCTTCAAATTCATTGCAGTAATATATAATGTTATTAATACACCTAATTACTGATTCAATGTTACCATTAAGGTAAAAAAATTCCTCATCTATACTATCAAGCAGATCTGTAATAGAAGCTGCTGGTATTTTAAGATTATAAGCCATAAATATAAAGAATTTTATTTTCTATATTTTCTATAAAGGCAATAAGATCTTCTTTAGACATTGTTTCTTTCTTTTCTTCAAAACTATCAAAGACATAAGAAAGTTTTTCTAATTCACTAAAAATCTTATCATCTCTAATTTCTCTTTGCTTGTTACATTCAACTATTTTTTGTAGAGAAACAACAATTTGACCAACTTCTGTTTCAATATCATCATTCATAACATTGTAACATTATCAAACTGAAGATTAGTATCTTCACCATTCATAATTCTAATAATTCTTTCCCATCCTCTACTAATTATAAATGTGATTATATTAGTACATATAAGATTATTTTGAACACCATAATCAAGTGCTTTCAATATTTCTTTATGTAACTGCAAATCATATTTAATAATCTTACAATATAAAGAAGCTACTTCAGATTCATTCTTATATTCTTTAGAATTAATAAGCCGTAAATCTACTGGAGATCCATTAATATATACATTAAAAGGATAGTGTTCTCTAAACTCTTCAAATAGCTCATAAGCATCAAGCAAATAAGCTTTATTAAAGTTTTTATTGAAAACTAAATTACAAGGATATTTTAATAGTAAATCCTTAGTAGAAATTTTAAGTGCTTCTTTAACTAACACTTTCTTTTCTACTAAGGATTCAACAATAGATTTAACATTTATATCATTAACATAATCTGTTAAAAATGTTTCAAGATATAAAGTATTACCAGAATTACAGGATTCTCTTATTAATTTAATGAATATAAGTTCTAAGCAAGTTAATCTATATTTAGACAATACCTGAATATCCTGCTCCAAACTTAACTCCAAATTCATCCTGAGTATAATTATTCATTGTTTCAAAATCATTAAGTAAAATCTCTTCCGTAATTTCCTTTGGTATTTCATCTAAATAAAAGTTAAATAAATCACGGTATTTTTCTTTTATATTAGAAATAACATTGAAAATTTCTTGTTTATCTTTATGTGTTAAATCTGTTAAATAATGAATATAAACATTTATTTTACCAGTAGTTTCTGATGTCTTTTGAATATAAATATCTATATTGTCTTTATATATCTTGTTTAATTTAAGAAATGCAAAATGAATTTGATCTCTAATATTAGACATAATATAAAAACTAAGAATTTTTTCTGCTAATTCTCCTAATTTAGATTTAATATCATCATAATTAGTAGCTAAGAAAATATCTGAGTGTTCCAACTCAAAAAGATCTGTATAAACTAATCCCTTTTCAACACAAATAAGTCTTGGTAATGGAATAACAGCTTCACAAAGAAAACCTTCTAGTTTATTATCTAAAAATAGTTTGTGTAATCCAATACCCCTATCTATATAGTTTTCAAATACATCTACAGGAATATTGGTTTTATCTAAGAAATAATCTATATTATTTTTTATTACCTTCTCTAATTCTAGAGAACAAGTGATTTCTAAATCACTGTCACTAAATACTAATGGAAAACATTTTTCTATATAGCCAATCATTATTTTATAGATTCAAGAGTCTTTTTAGCATCAGTAAAATAATCATAATTAGGAAGATTGTTATCCTTTCTTATTTCTTCAAAAGCTAATAGAGTATTATTCATTTCATTCAAATCATAAGGTTTAGATAAATCATAAGAAGATTTATAAGCCTTAAAATTAACTCCATCTATATACATAGAGAACTCTCCCTCTAGGTAAGTAATGGTATGTTCACAAGCAAATTTAGATCTAAGATAATTCTTATATCTATTAGCAAAAGAAGTATCTACATCAATATAAGTACGATCTTTAAATAAAATATCCAAATCATACTTAGATAATTTATCTACAGAACAATTTTCTCCTCTACCAGTATTTTTAAATCCAAGAAATAAAAAATCAAATCTATAACTTATACCAACTATTTCTTCAATAAGTTCAGAAGTTTTGGTTGCTCCAAGATACTCAGGAATAAGATGTATTACTAATCTTTTAGATAAAAGATATTCATTATCATGATCTTCCTCTATCTTTCTTAGATATTTTAATTGCTTTTTGTTTCTAATAGAGATACCAATTCCACTAACATAATCTTTTACTATATCAGCTAAATACTTATTTTCATGTAAAGTCTTTAAATCATTAGCAGTTATAGTAATATTTATTATACCACCATTATCCTTGATAGTTTTAAACAGTTCTTCTAAATTAGGATATAAAAGAACATTTCCACCACCAATAGAAAATTCTATAGTTCCATTAGTACCATAGAACAAACTATTTACAATTAATTTTAACTCTTCTATATCAGCATGCTTACCATCAATTCCAGCATTCTGATAACAGAACGGACAATTATGATCACATTTATCTGTAATTTTAAGGTCTACTAATTCTGGATATGTTGGGATAGGCATATCATCCTCAAAACAAAGTCTTAGCCTATCCCCATATCTATTGTAAAGTACCCAATAATTACCATTATTAAATATTTTTGTATCACGATCTATATAAGAGGTTACTTCTTTATGAGTATTTACAAAAGTATAAACAAAGTCCTCCTCATCAGAACCACCAACAATTACAATATTTGGATTCTCTATTATATGTCTAAGATACTCAATATCAAATTTTAGGTCTTTTGTCTTTTCAGAAATAATATTTCCTCTACAATACATACCAAATATATTATCCTCATAATTGTATGTTTTTTCTGATTCTTTCTGTATTTGTTGCTTTGCAAGATCTAGATACTCTTTCATTTCAGGATAGAAAGAACACATTAAAGAAAACATATAAGGATAATTATATATACAAGCAGCAATATATTTTATCTTTGCAGATTTTGTAACAGCTAAAGTGTTATCAAATCTACCATAGTAATCTTTAGAAAATACACCAATATCTTCATAAAGATCTTCTGGATTAGTATAAATTACAGAGTGAGTAGAGCTACTGTTAGTAGCAAATCCCTTTCTAAAGTTGTTGATCTGTAAAACTTTCATATTATTCATATATAAAAAATTTGTATACCTCTTCTGGAAGAAACGTTCTTAGTGTAAAACAAAGTTCAGAATAAAAGAAATCATTAGAATTTTTTATATCAAGAGTTTCTGGATCTACTTTATATAAAGTGTAAACGTCACCATTTGCATAATCTGCATAAAGTAAAAGTTCATCTTCTATATCCTCTTTATTTAAAGTTCCTTCTTGTGTAAATACATATCCCACTTGACCACTATCAAAAGTATCTTCAAAAGGAGATAAACTAAAAGAAAGTTGGGAATGATCCATCATATATACTGGTAATATATCAGTATAATTAAATTCTTCCTTTAACTTATTCTTATAGTCTTTCCAAGAAGTTGCATCATAAATAGTATATTCCTCTTCTCCTAAAGAATACCCTTTATGGAGCATAGAATATTTATGTTTAGTATACCTATTTTCAAGATATAATGGATTTATATCAGATGTGCTGCTTTTATATGCTAGAATATATCTAGTTCCTTCAAAGGTTACATCTTTTATTCTTTCTAACCTTTCTATCCAGTTTTTAGCTAAGTTATCTATTAAAGTACTCATACTGTTATAAAATAAGATTTTTTTCTATCAACTATAGGAATATATGCCTTACCATTTAGCATATTATCCAACTGTTCTTCATCTAAAGTTTCATAAGACATATTTCCAATAGCTTTATTCAACCAAGATTCTTCAACAGTATTTTTAATTACTAATATAAAAAGTAAAGCTTCCTTACCTTCTTCATAACGAAGTATTCTACCAAGCTTTTGAATCATAGATATTCTAGAAGAATCGTAAGATACTAATACACCAACATTCAAATTTGGTACAGTAATACCCTCTTCCAGCATCTTACCAGAATTAATAACACCATAGGGTAATTCATTAAATTCTTGTAATGTAATATGATTCTTTTTCTTAGTCTTTCCACTATGAAGATAAAAACAATTCTCCACATCTGGTTTTATTTTATCAGCTGTTTTGATTGTTTTAGAAAAAGTAATTATTTTACTTTTCGGTAAACTTTCTACTATTTTTTCGGTTATTCTAATTTTATCTGGATGATTATAGATATAAGATTTACGTATCTTTAGCTCATTCATAAAGCCAAAAACATTGGCATTTATAATAGACCTAACAGCTTTCTTTTGTTGTTCAGTTCTAGCATCTGGATATTTAAATCTTAGAAATTCTTCTCTACCAATATGACCTTTAGGCCCAATACATTTCATTGCAACCTTAAAATCATTTGAAAAGTAATTAAAGAATTCTTTAAACTTTTCATTATGGTTATAGTAATAATCTATATCATCTGGTTCTATGTAAACCTTATATATCTTTACTGGAGCTATCCAATTATTCTCTAGACATTCTTCTACAGAAATATTATCAACAACAGGAAATTTATTTGTTAAAATTAAATCCCTAAAATCATTTCTATTGATTGTTGCTGTTAGCCCAAGAAAGTATTTAAAGGCTACAAATTTAAATACATTTAAAAATTGCTGAGAAACTACTCTATGAACCTCATCAATGATCAACAATGCACATTTATATACTTCTGTGCTGTGTAAGGCCATTTTTTGAATGGTTTCAACCCAAACACTTTCTGGTGAAATACATCTTTCTTTTAAAGATTTATTCCAAGAATCCTTTAATGCATTTGTAGGAACTAAAACAATGACAGGATAATCTATATCAGTTGGAATAGACTTGTTATAAGCTAGTAGCTTGTTTATTAGGGTCACAGCCATATAACTCTTGCCAAATCCAGTGGTAGCGATTACTATACCTCTTCCACCAGCAGATCTCCACTTTTCAATAGAGTCTTCCTGCCTCTTAGACTTTGATTGCATCAGTATTCATCTTCATGTTTAGCTAAAAAAGAATAAGCAGCACCTATACCATCTTTACTAAAGATATTTGCTGAGGAATTTATTTTAGACCAAATATTTGCAAGCCATATTCTATCTATATTTTGCTCACAAGTGTAATTTGGTTCCTTATCTTTATCTCTAGGAAAGATATAAGAGGGCATAACTTTATTCTTAAAATATTGGTTAAAAGTTGTATTACAAATTAATACAAGAGCTTTAAATTCAGCATTTAGATAATTAATTGGGCATTTATTATTGATGTCATCTGTTATAGAATTAGCTATAGAAGCTATAAGAGTTTTTCTATATTCTAAAACCTTCTCTAAGGTTAAATACTCCGGATTGTGGGTAATTTCTATTTCAAATGGTGCACAATATTCTCCATAACCAATTTCTAAAGCTTTTTCTAGACAAAAAACATATTCAAGAAGATAGGTATTAATGTCATCAACATAAAATGGTTCTATATTAATAGAAGATATACTTTCTATTTTACCATAGAAATATTTAAATTCTTTAGTGTTTTCTGTACAATTAAGTATTGCCATATTATTTATGTTTACATTCTATAACATTTAAATTATTTTTATTTCGTTTTAACACTAAGGTAATATTTTTAGACGATATTTCCAAGGTGTTATTTACAATAGAATCTTTAAAAGAAGTGTAATCTTGAAAGGTATACTCTTCTTCATCAGGATTTTTAGAAAAATATTCTATAGTTACAGAAACAAATTTTTTATCTAAGAAAGTTATGAAAAAATCTTCCTGAATGTTTTCTGATTTAACGATTATTTCAGAATGATTATTCCATATTGGATAAGATTTCTTTACTTCCATTACTTAAAATAATAGATAGTATCATCTATTTTTTGGATATGAGATATAAATTCGTTATCCTTAAAGAAGTCTAGAATATAACCAACTGCTAAAGCTTCATTTTTTTCTCTAACTAAAATTATTCTAGTATAGAATTGCTCATTAAAATCCTTATATCTAAAATAAACATTATATCCTATAAAAGGAGAATCAAAGAGAAATATAGTATCTTCCACATAAAACTTCTTATCACTTGATATATTAAATTCTTGGTGAATCGAAGTAATATTTTTAATATCACCTCGATTTTTCAAAAATTCTTCTATAGAGGAAGATTTACTAAGCATAAAAGCTTTATTTATTGGAGAATCCTTAGAAGTAATTGTCAATACTATAGGATCCTTTATAACAGAACTTAATTTAACAAATTCCATAGTTATTAAGCGATATGTTGTAAGAAAATAAGTTTTTCATCAAATTCTTTTTTAAGAATTTCTCTTAAAAGATCTTTACAAAAAGCAGTAATTGCAGGATAATCTTCAGCAAAGATAAAATCATCTACAAGACTGTCAAAGAATAATACTTTATCTAATGGTCGTCTTATAACATCTTCTTTACCATAGATTCTTTTAAGGTAAGTATTAGTTTCTAATCTAATTCTACCCTCAATTTTATTGAAAGTATTAAACCTTAAATCAAGTTCCTTTAGGTTGATTTCTACACCTATAGGAGAATTATCCGTAAATTCATACCAAAGTATTAAATTATCGTATGGTCTTACGCACATACGCATTGCCCTTGTTATGTAATTTTTTAAGGTGTATTCGATTACGTCGATATTTGTACAAATCATATCTATATATTGTTATTAAAGTTTGTGGAGATAGTAGGATTCGAACCTATAAATGTTCCAACTAACATATCTCCTATAAAGTAAGATAATCCTTAATTACTTAACTCAACGGATTAAACATTATTTAATTATTAATATTTATTTATCTTACTTTATTTTTATATTTACTCAGTTACGTGAGAATAGTGCATTACATTTGCAGGACCCTCAGTAATAACAGGAATATTCCAATAATCCTTTGGATTAGCATCCTCAGGAAGCTCCTCAAAGAGTTCAAGAGTATTCTTATTTCTAAATTTATACTCTATATTTGACACCTCATTGCAATGGAAGAATCCATATCGTGTCATGCGATTAATCTTAATCACATCTCCAGCATTAATGTTATCAGCAGTTCTGAAAACATAGTCTGAAGAATTCTCATACTTCTCCCTACTCTCAGGCTTCATTCGCTCCAACTTAGGAGTATATGTACACTTTCCAATTAAAGTCTTCATAATTTTAATTATTTACGTTTATATAATAATTATAAATACAAGAGGTAATATCTTCCCAAGCTTCCTGTGTAATAACAGGATTACCTGCTGGCATCAACTCTTCGTACAGAATCATATCATCAATAAGGGCTTTTTCATCCTTATCTTTAGTATATGATTCATAGTTAAAGGTATTATCAAGAATATCCTTTACAAGCTTTACATATATCTGAACCTCTTGCTCAGAAGTTAGATTATATTTCTTTGTTGGCTTATCTAGACCAAACTTTCTGAAAAAAGCTTCATTTGTCATAACGTTATTGGTTTTACCCAAATTACTGAACAACAATTAATTAACAACTCTACTATAGAAAAAGCATTTGTAATACTTTCTCTAACAACGTTTACTGGCTCTATAACAACAGTATCAGATATATTTTCCTTTTCATTTGTAGAAAGATTTGTAATAAAAGTATCATCTATAACAAAAGGATTACCAAATACTATATCTCTATAGATATATCCAATAACATTATTGCATATTTCTTCAAATGATTTATAGTAATTAGAAGAATACATAAGTTTCCTTAAAATATATCCTCCACCAACTACAAATCCAGATTCTAATGCTGCTTTAGTTGCACAAATAGCATCTTCTATACGATCTATTTTCTCATCTAATTCAGCTTTAGTATTTGCAGGAACAAATAGTTTTCCAGACTTACCATTAAGATTAGCCTTACGCTTAATAAGATTATTCTTAATAGTTTCATCTTCTGTATTATCTATTTGTTGTTGTAGATAAATAGATCTAGCCTCCTTTTCAAGCTTATCACCACCTGGATTAATAAATTGAATCTCATCTCTAGTAATAATTACTTTATCACAAGTGAGATACTCTTTATTAAATAAAATAATGTTAAGATCATTAGCATTATCTATTCTTGTTTCACCAAATCCTGGGAAATATGATAAATAAAATTTAAGTCCTTGATTAATATTTAGATAAGCTAAATCCAATACTTCATCAGAAAACTTAGGTGCTAATACAAGAAGAGGTTTTCCAAAAGATTTTGCTTCGTTATATGCATCACTAATTACCTTAAAATCTCTAATCTCCTCAGTAGAAATAACTATATAAGGATTAGAGATTTCAACAGTACGTTTAGCTGCATTGGTTATAAATATTGGAGAAACATATCCTGCCTGATACTTTACACCAGAAGCATATTCAATATGATAATCAGAATCCTTAGATTCAAGTATCTCAATAATACCTGTATCTCTAAGATTCCAAACTAATTCTCCAATATTATTTGCTATTTCCTCATCTCCAGCACAAGAAATATTAGCAATATTAATAAGTTGCTCTTTACTTTCTATCTGATTTAGATTATCCTTTAAGACTTTCTCTAATTCAGAACAGAAAAGTTTCTTGAACTTCTTAAACTCGGAAACACTTGTATCTTTTGTGCTAATAAAATATTTGTATATATAATATGCGTACAAAAGAGATGAAGTTGTGCCATCTCCAACTGTTTCATTAGTTTTAAGAGAGGCTTGAGAGATAATATCTAATACTGTTTGTATTTGCTTATTACTTGAATGCAAATACTTTACAATAGTAGCACCATCTTTAGTTACAAATGATCTATATCCATCATTAATGAATACATATTTACCATTTGGACCTAAAGAAGGACATACTGTATTAAATATTAGCTTTAATGCTTCCTTAATTATCTGCTCGCTTTTCATTGAGATAATAAACTACATTAGTTAGCATATTATTCCACATAGCAATTTGCTTAGCAAGAGTAAGCTGATAATTGTTGAGAAGTTTATCTCTAAGAAGAGTAAGCTCTTTTGTTGTTAGTGCTGAATAATTCTTATTTCTAATATTAAGAGCTGTCTTAAACTCAGTAAGAGAAAGGCCATTAGGATTTAGTCTAAGGAAAGTATCAACAGGAATACCACACTGAATCTTTAGTGTATCAAGTTTCTCCTTAGGAGAGGTCTTCTTATTAAGATTTAGTTCCTTACTATCTTTAGCATTAATCCATACCCCAAGCCCATAAACAAACTTAGTCGTAAAATACTTCTTAAATACCCCAAGCTGATTCAGACAAGAGTTTCTGGCATCCTTTATCTTAACAGGAATAAAGGTAGGATCAATATTGTCAAACATAATAGAGATGGACTGATCCTCAATATTCTCTATATGCATATTGTTTGCAATAAAGTCTACAAAAGCATTTCCTAACGAAAACTTTGATTGCTGAAGGTTCTCAATACTTGTTATATACCGAACAAAAAGTTCTGCATTACACAGATCCTTTTGCCTTGAAATCTCTTCATAAATAAGTACCTTACCAAGTTTCTTTGGATTTGTTGATTGTAGCATTGATTCACAATGCTTCTTCCACCTGTTAAGCTCCTCAATGGTAGCATCCTTTAGAAGCTTAGTTGTACCATCAGCTTCCTTCCAGAAGATTTGGTCCTTCTCATTCTTGTCAGCTGTCTCTCGCATTTCTTTTAGTTGCTCTTCGGTAAACATACTATAGTTCTTTTAAATTTATTGTTGTTCTGTAAACAAAAGTTACTTTTTCCCCTGTAAGTTCAATATTAACTGGCGAAGAGGGATTATCTACAGTCCAGTTAAGGTTATTTATAAGCTTAAAAGCTTGTTCCTTTGTAATAGGAAAATTCTTATGGCCCTTCCATTCAGGACCAAACCTTTTAAATAAGGGTAGTCCTGAATAGATGGCTTTAAAAACTTCATCTTTTTTAGAGCTATCAATCATCTGTATTCAATAGATTTTGGATCTTTGGCTCATGTACAAATTCAATAAAGTGACAATCAGTATTTTTATAATAAACCTGTGACTGTGTTTCCACATTATACCAGGTATCTTGACCTGCTATAACTTCTCTATACTTTAAATAACCGACATCTCCCAACTGTATTGTTGGCATATCCCAATTAGGAAATACTGTTACCATTATATAGTCAGCTTTATACTTTACATCCTTAAATACAAGAGTTTGAAATCCATTTAATTTATCTGACTTTGCAATTAATTGTGCTTTGAGAGTTTTATACATATTTTATAATTGTATAAACATCTCTCTTTATTATTTTATTCTATTTCTAGATTTTATTATGTGTTGATGTTTAATAAAATTGTTAATTATTAAGTTAACTGTTAGTTTTTAGAATATCTTCAACGTATCTTACAATACGTTCATATTCTCTACCGTCTATTTCACTATAATTATAAGCTTCCTCTATTAGTTCTTCTCCAGTATAAGAAATATACTCAACATTATATTTATTATTACTTCTTGTCCAAGTTATAAGTATATTACTTCTCCACCAATTCTTAAAAACAAGATAATCTTTATTATTAGAAATAACTGCATCTTCAATAAATTCAGGACTTCCAATTATTTCAACATCACCATTGATTATAGTGTTTTCATATATTTTGGCATTATCCTTTATTATAGTGTGACCATATACTTCTGCATTATCACAGATTAAAGCATTTCCTAATATTACAGTATTACCATATATTTTAGCATTACCATATATAGTTGTTAAGCCATTTATTATAGCATTGCCAAATATTTGAGCATTTCCAAATATTAAAGTGGATTTTGCTATTTTGGCATTACCATATACTTTTGCGTTTTCAAATACAGTAGCGTCTTTATATATCCAACAATTCCCTTCATGAGATAAGTTTTCTTCAGAAGCTATATATCCTCCAAGATCTCCTTTACTTACATTATCAAAATCTTTTAATGCACGTATTCTATAGACCGTTTGTTTAAATATAGTTTTAGTATCTGAAAGTACTAATTCATATTTCTTATCTTTCATAACTTTATTTTTTAAGTAAAAAGTAAAGTAAAACTCCTGTTGAAATAGTTAATCCTCCAATAGTAATACCCATATAAATTTTTTCTCTATTAAATTGAGATTGAATATTCTTTACATGGGTATCACTAATTTTTATGGAGAGATTAAGGTCTTCTATAGTTGCTTTCTGCAAACTTATATATTCCTGATATTTAAGGATTTGCTTATTCTTATTATCTATAAGAATATCTTGTTGATGAATTAAATCCTTAGAATAATGTAAATCATTACATATCTTATTAAGAACCTTTAATTCATCACAAGATATTGATATTCTTATAGAATCAGATTGAGCATTTGCGTAAAAGCAAGTAAGAAGTATTGTAATTATGAACAAGAAAATCTTTTTCATTCTATAACATATACTTGTTTATCTGTAGTAACTCTTCTATTGAAAAAATAGACTGTTGTTCTATTTTGCTCATATAGATGAAATTCTACAGCTTGAACTGGACTTACATCTGGATCTATTATAAATAGTCCAGCTTTTTTATCCAATGGTGACATAGTACTTTGTAAGAATACAAGTACTGTTACATATTTGCCCCAAACTTTTACCTCAGCTTCTACTATATCATATCTATCAGCTGGGAACATTGCAGTAGATATTTGGAATATTCTACTTTCTGGATCAGAAATTACTTCTGTATCTTGATAGTTTGGGACTGTAGTAAAGTAATTTACTTCAGCACCATAGTAATATTGGTATTTATTAAACTTACCAACTTGTGCTGTAGCTGTTACTGAAATCAGCAACAGGATGATATTAAAGATTATTCTCTTCATATTCCTTTATGTATTGTTTAAGAAGGGATAAATCTTCTTTACAAGAATTAGCTTCAATAACTTTTTCTGTAATGGTTTTATCTCTGTAAATTACTTTAATGTTATTGAGGATCACAGTATCTTTCTTCTGAAGAACTTCTATAGAATCCTTTAGATTGTCGATTTGAGTATCTCTATCTTTAACCTTATCTTTAATAGATTTGATATAGACACTATCTTTATGCAATTCTGCTTCATATTGTATTCCTGTTGTTATAGAGAAAATTACTAAAATGAAACAGAGTGTTGCAAGAGCCACTATTGCATATGCCTGAATGTTATTCTTATTCATATTAATCTTCATTTATAACATCACAAACTACTGCATAAGTAATCCGTGATTTTTCATTATGTTCGTATCTTGTTAGTTTACTTGGATTAAGTCTCTTCTCAGATTGGATATATTCAACCTTTAAAGTAGACATTGATCTTGGTGTAAGTTTTATATAGCTTAGTCTATAAGTATTCATTGTGAACCTCCTAAGGCTAAGAAGAAGAATCCTACTATTATTACTAATGCCCATATTCCCATATCTCTAAATGTTAGAATAAGGATTATAAGGGCTATTATAGCTAGAACTATAAAAAAGAGTATTGTTAATACTCTATCTGTTTTATCTTTCATGGATTTATTATTCTATATTAATGTAAAGGATTACTAGAAAAACCACTGCGGCTACAAATGTACCACAGGTAGCTTTAATAAACATTAACAAAATTGCTATTACACAAATTACAGCAGCAGCTTCTAGAACTTTACCTATTGTTTCAAAAATATCATCCATAATCTTTATATTATTATTACTTTTTAGAATTGCTTGAACAACTCTTTAATTGATTTACTTTCTTCTTGAAATGATCTCAGATATTCCTTTAGAGTGTATGTATCTTGCTTGTTACTAAGTCTATTCTTAATAATAAGTTTAATACAATGGTCTAAAGGTATACCATAGCCTGCTTGTTTGAATTCTTCCTTTTTAGTCTTGGGAGACTTTTTAAGAAGTTGCAGGTCATAAAAGGCTGTATCTGGAACACTTTCAAGAATGAAGTCTTCCTCTTTGATTGTCATAAAGTTTGAAGTTTAATTTCCTTACATATCTCTAATAGAATATTTGGATATTTATATCTTTCATATTCTAGAATACGTTTGATAAGATTTATTTCTGGATCTAAAAGATCTTCAGAATCTGTTATTTTATCAAGCACTTTCTGAAAAGATTCTTTAGATATATTAAAATAGATAGCTACTGGAAAAACTTCTTCACTATCATCTTCAATATCCAAGAAATGTATAGATTCTTCTGAACCATATTTGATAACTTGATTATATAATTCTGTAATTTGCTTAATTACTTCTTCAGCACTTAGAGAATTATTAAAGAAATTGTTTATATGATTTAGGAGAATTGCTGTTACTGGTGAGAGGTTGAACTCTCTAACATACTTATAGATATGCATGGAAGTTGCTTATAGCAATAGTTATCTTTAATTAGGAAAAACGATTCGGTATCTTCAATAAGATTTTTATTTCTTATGTAGAATGCCCTATTAATGTACCCATTTCTGAGTACACCTTTAACTACATGAAGTTTCATTGTTTACATGCTCGTTTAATTAGTTGAATAGCTTTCTTTTTACTTATAACAACTTCGTTTGCTGGAAATTGCTCAGCATTAAAAGAAAACTTTTCAACTAATTCAAGTAGATTTTGCTCTTTACTATTTACCATGAGGCTTCATAGTAAAACTCATAAGAATCATCAATCCAGAACTCAGAATTAAATAGATTTTCTAGAGATTCCTTAGTATTTTTGAGTTGGCTGAAATACCAATCATCTGCACACGTATCTGGAAGAAGATCTAAAGCTCTTGATGGTTCATTTATACTTGTACATACTCTATCATAGAGCTCTACAATTAGTTCTCTTGGAATATCTAGATAAGTTCCATCTGTTGGATCAGTTGTATTGTCTATGAAGAAGTCGTGAACTTGCCACGCTTTTCTCCAATAAATTACCTCAAATTCTATGTAGCTTGGTTCAAAACCCCAAGAATTTGCCTTCTCTTTAATGAGATTAACTAATCCAGGCTCATCATACAGATATTTACGAACGTTGAGTGAAGCGTCTAGTCCCATATTATATTACTCCTCTTTTGTTTAACTCTTCTGAAATAAGTGTGAAGTACTTATTTAGAAGATTATTATGTTTAACTTTCCTTATACTTGTTGGTTTAAGACCATAATACTCTTCTAGGAAACTATCAAAAGTTTTAAGTGAGAGCATTACACTTAGGATTTGAAAAGCTTGTGATAAGCTTTCAGAATTAGTTGCTTTAATTGTATTGTCTATATATAGAGCAATCAATTTTTCAACTAACTCGTTGATAGTGTTCGGTTCAGCAAAAAATATTTCATTGAACCTGTCCTTATCATTTATATATATGTAAGGAAAAAGTACATTGTAGTACTGTCTGGTTGCTTTAACCAGACTAAAGTCGGCTGGAAGTTCATAGGTTTTACACCTATTTTCTGAAGAGAAGATAGCAAGTAACATAGACGATAAGATTGTTTTGGATGAGAAGATGAAGAGATCTTAAAAACTTTGAAAGTCTTTTGTAGAAGATTGAAGAAATTTTACTGGTATGTAAGTAAAACTAGAGGTGAGATAAAAAAAATCCCCAATACTGAGATAATCAGTAAAGGGGATTAATTTATGAGGATCTTTTGAATATTTTTATATGTATATATAAAGGGATATTCAGAAGAGGAAGTAGGAAGTTATAGGTATAGTTTACGATGTTGGAAACTAACCTTAGGGGGATGAAAGGGTGAAAATGATTGATTTTTGAAGATTTGATCTTGGTCAGTTGAGGATGGGATTATTCGATTTTGTGGAAAATTTGGGTGATTTGGAAACGTTGGGTGGGTCTGTGTCCACTCAATCGCCTCTACATTTCAACCTTAACACCTGAAAAATTTCAAGTAAAATCATAAATCTTCTAAAACTTAAAACCATTTAAGTTATCTTCGTTATCAATTCATACCCTTTCTAACTTTAGTCAAGTTAACAAGAAAAATTTCCTTATTTCAAAGAAAAATTTTCTGTCTCCTTCAATTAGAAATCAAAGTAATCTATAAGCTTTCTCCTTGTGCTTTCACAGTTAAGATTTAAGCCTTTAGATATATTTCTATTGAAGTAAGAATCATATTCTTTATCTCCATACAGAGAATCAAGAAATATAACCAGATACTCCTTCTCCCAATCAGAAGAAATACCTTCGATTTCTCCTTCAAGGATAAGGTTGGCAAGTTTAATAATATCTATACGGAGCTTTTTAGATTTTACTATTAGCTCTGTAAGATAATTGATATAACCAGCCAGTTGAGTATACACTCTCTGAGCATAGATAGTGTTATCCATATTTCCAGAGGCTAAATCACCATTTGACATTACTACCTCAGGATCATCAAAATAATCTACTATGTCTCTCATGTTGACATTATGTTTAGTTGTGAAACAGTTACCTTATTGCGGTCCCACTCGGACTTGAACCAAGGACACTCTGATTAACAGTCAGATGCTCTAACCTACTGAGCTATAGGACCAAAAAGTTTATTAGTTGTCCCATGAGGACTCGAACCTCAAACCCCAGGACCAAAACCTGGTGTGTTACCATTACACTATGGGACAAATAGAATTATCTAACCATATTATCCCTCTCTATTAAAGTAAGAGGTATATCTTTTTTCTTCATTCTCTACAGAATCTAAGAAAATGTTCAGATATTCATTAGCATAAACAGTACCATCTATATTCCTTACTTTACCCTTTTGGATAAGTTTTGCTAATGTGATAATGTCAATATTAAACTCTTTAGAGAGCTTAGCTAAAGCAGTTAAATAATTAGTATATCTTTCTAATCTAGAGCAAAGATCTTTTTGATTCCTTACTTGGAAAGATAAATCTTCTACAATATGATTAATATCATGAGAAGGTTTCTCTGAAGTCTCAAAGTATGCTTTAATATTTGGCATATTATAAATTTTATTTACTAAATTATACCTGTAACACAGATGAGATCTGAAATATCATCCTTACTAAGTATTTTTTGTCTTCCATTGATAACCACTTCTACGGAAGAACTATACTGTGGCTGGTATTTGAACGTCTCATAAGGGTATGTAATCCAGATCGGTAGCTCACTAATCATACTATCTTTTACCATAAGAAGAGCTTGTCTAAGATGTTTGATCATTTCGCCATTATTAAGGCTAAACACATCTACCCAATTTCCCCACTTTGTCAAGTAGTATATTACTATCTGTCCATCATCCTCTACCGAGAGAGAAAAATGTCCTTTTATGATGCTAGGTGAGTATCCAGGATAATGCTTTCCGTCTCTTATAGTATTCACCCACGGTCTATTATCAACTGTGAAACCATATTTAAGAACAAACTTATCTACTTTCCATTCTTCAGAAACCATCAGACATTTCATTAGGTCTGACATTTTCTCCTCAGAAAGTTCTACTAAATCAACATCTCCTTTACCAATACTGTAGTTATCTTTTACAGTATGTGTTATGAAGATGTTATTAGTCTTTAATGTTGATCCTTTATCAAGTTTAGACCCATCATAGTCTAAGCACTTGGCTAGGAATTGCAGATCACCGAAGTAATCATATCTGAGACTCAGTAATGTATTGGTTAACAAACCAAATACTTCAAATACTCCGTAATAATTTCCAACTTTCTTTAGAGAAAGTGTTCCAGATGAAGTTGTATAGTCCATAACTAAATTTTGTTTATTATTATTTTATTAATTGCGGTACCAATGGGATTCGAACCCATGATCTCCTGCGTGACAGGCAGGCATTCTAACCAACTGAACTATGGCACCAAAAATATGGTTATCTCGTTACCAACGTAGCCGAATAAAGATACCTGCGCAAGTATAATTACCGTTACTGGAATATGACTTTTTAATCATCTGTCCTCAATAACATCATCCCTAGTTACGAGTTAGTTTATTACCAAAAGTAGCTATCTCTTATGATAACAAACAGATGTCTAAGTATATGTAAAAATCTATATACTTAAAGGCTTGTAACCCACCATATGTTAATGGTAGATTGTTAATAGTACCGAGAACGGGAGTCGAACCCGTACGAGCTTTTCAGCCCAGTTGTGTTTAAGACAACCATGTCTACCTATTCCATCACCTCGGCATAAGGTTTATTAACCTTAGAGTTTCATTCTCAGTAATGCAAATGAGCCTATGAATTCCCAGTCTTCATCCTCATATGTATTCCCAAAATGATCTATGATATTCCATCCTTTAGATGGAAACCTGTTATGCTTTACAGCATTTTTACAAGCCTCAAATAAATTTGGCATCTTAAATGCCATATTCAATGCCTTGTTAAAAAGTAGTACTTCTACTGGCTTTAGATCTTTGTATGTATCTGTCATAACCTAAGAAATTATTTAGTTATTAATCTTTATAAGAGCCTTCTACAGGATTCGAACCTGTAACATGCTGGTTACAAAACAGCTGCTCTACCAATTGAGCTAAGAAGGCAATTTATTTTGTGTCTTCGTTCCCTCGGACGGTACCGCCCCGTCTTCTCTAAATTAAAAGTTTAGAGCATCACTTTAATGCTTCGAGGGAGTATAACCTAAATTGTTTCACAACAACTTAGGCTAAAAATATTATTTTCATAACCATTCCCAAAAAAATAGTTCGCATGATAGGACTTGAACCTATAACCTCTGGTGTATAAGACCACCGCTCTAACCCATTGAGCTACATGCGAATATAAAGGAAGTTTTCAGCAACCTACTATTGATTACCGAAAACTTCCTCAAAGGTATAATTTAAAAAATGAAAATCCAAGTAACCTACTTAACTTATTCAGTATCAGTAAGTTACTTGGATTTTTAGTGGGAGGATTACTTCTTCTCCTCGCTCGTCTCTACACCTACCCAATGATAGACGTATCGCATCTTCTCGATTGTTCTGACGGCAACACCGTCCTCATAGACGGTAGCCAAGGCTGTAAAGGACTCAACCTTGTTGCACTTCAGGTTTGTCGGGAAATTCTCATCCACATCATGGATGGGATTCCCATTTAGTGTGCTGATATGACGGTTACCCTTAGTATCCGTCAGATCTGAATACAGCCATGAAGGCCAGAATGTCACAATGTCACCCTGATCGGTCTTGGCCTTTAAAGCCTTATAAGGCTTCACCCTTCCAGGAATTGTGACATCTAGAACTCCTACGATGTTGTAGACTTGCCCATCTATTGGGCGAGCAAACTCCTTTGTACCTGAAATAGCGTCTTTAATACGGGCAACTACATCCTTTTTTACCTCATCGGTAAGAACATTTACATTAGCCATAACTTTAATTTTTGTAAAAAATTTTAATAAATGTGTAAAAATTGTAAATAGGAGACTATTCTCCTAGTACTCGGTACGAGAATCGAACTCGTATTTCAAGAATGAAAATCTTGCGTCCTAACCGTTAGACGAACCGAGCTTCAAGGGTGAAAAAAGTAATATCACCCACCAACTATGTCCCCTACCTGTTCAGGACTGACTTTTCCGGCAGGAAAGGGGTTCAGTCCCACAGAATATATCTATGAGAGAGAACCCTTTCTTTTATTAGTTGAAGACCTTATTCATAGCCCCAACCTTTAAAAGAATCTTGAAGATAGATCCATAAGATACTATAGCATAAGCTGCCAATTTTATAAATAGCTCTTTAGGTAACACCTCATCCCTGATTATTGTTGGTGAAGGTATTCCTGTATAACCATTATAAAGCTTTAATTTTAGGGAAAATTTAATGTTACCAGAACTTAGAATCTCCACACCCCTAAAGTATGCTTCTTTACCATCTCTGTCGTCATAGATGGTAAAGACAGATTTGTTTATTTTTCTTACGACGACATCGCAGTTTTCTGCTTGGATCTCTCTACAGAGATCCTTCATTTCCTTTTCTTTTTCTTCATCCATAGTTGTCTATGTATATATGATTAAAAAATAATATTAAAGTCTACACTTCTAGCCCCTACCCGATTGGGACTGACTTTTTAGAAGGAGAAATAGCTGCACAGAATAATCTGTACAGCTATTTGCTTTATAAGAAGTTCTCCATAAACGTAAAGAACTCTTCATATGTTTTATTCAACTTTGATTTTGTAATGAGACAACCCCCCATAGTCTCATTAATGATGTCAAATACCACAATACCATCTTCGGCATTGTATATATACAACGCAAAGTCAAATCCTCCCATATGTAAATAAGAAGAGGTTTCGAACCTGTTCCATTTAGGCCATTTCTGATCTATCATGGCCATAAATTTTGGATCAATCATAATAATGTTGTAAGTTATGAAAAATAATAAAAATAAGCTATTTCTGTTTCCAAGCTAGCTATACTCAGAGACGCAGGATTACTCATGGTTATTCACCACTAAGATGTCTATATCACCTTAACTGCTTCATCAGGTTCGGGAGCGCCTCAGTTCTTACCAAGCTCTACCAGGAAGAATTCAAAATGGAATCCTTCCGGCAAAGTGGTAGAACCCTCGGGTAGTCTACCTCCCTGAAGCTGGGCAACGTATAGCACGTCACCTGGCTCCAAAGAGATTGATACCCTGTTACACTCCACACCCAGGACACTAGCAGTGTCTGGATGTCCTACGCAGCTTATAAGGCTGTGTAGGTCAGGCATCTCTGTTACCAGAGATACCATAGGAGAGTAACCCTCCCTCCAGAGATCCATAGAGATCATCTGAAGAGAGAAAGCGTTCCCTAAATATGAATTACTCATTATTTAGTGAACCTCTACATTCTTGCACCTACTTGCTGAGGACTGACTTGTGTAGCGGATGAAAAAAAAAGAAGTCCCCACCCACCGAAGAAATTAATCTTCAGTGAGTGGGGACTTCTAACGTAGGTTACTCCTCAGCGGGAGTATCCTCAGCGGGAGTATCCTCAGCGGGAGTATCCTCAGCGGGAGCCTCCTCAGCTGCGGGAGCCTGTCTCTCTATCGTCTTCCAACGGTAGAGACTGATAACCTCCTTACGGAGGTCGATGAAGTTTCCACCATCATCGTAAATCCTTTTAAATGCAATGGTAGTCTCGATAGAGTCCACTTTAATATCCTTCTCCTGAAGGATATTAAGGAGGTCCTCTAATGACAAGGAAGAGACCTCCTTACCATCTAACAGATGACCCCTAAGGGTCACCTGTGAAGAGTTACCCTGGGGAACAGGGTACTTCTTTATTAACCAGGATGGCCAAAAGGCCCTATCCATCCCTGATACCGTCCCATGGACGGCTGTCTGCCATCCAAGTGGCGAGCCAAAGGGTATGGAGGGATCAACCCTCCATACCTCTCCTGTAACAGGGGCATATGTTGCCCCATCGGAAGAAACTCTCCAAGAGCGGCTAAGAAGGTCCGACTTTTGGATTTCCTCTAAAATGTCATTAACGTTTGACATATTTAAAAGTGGTGGCATAGTTCTACCCAACGCTTAAGCCACCTTAAGCATATAGCTGTTAATCCACGCTGGGAGGTTATAAAGATAATGATACGTTATGCGATAGCCACAAAGGACCCACCAAGCATCTGAGAGGAAAACCCAAGTGGGAAAACCAACCAGATCCAAGGTGGGAGCCGAAGGCGACCACCGATCTTCACAACGTAGGTGGGGTTTACCCCACCTACGGTGCGAACCTGGTTGGGATTGACTTTTCTAAATTTTCAGAAAAGTAAAATACAAATCGACCTGTTTTACAAATCGTTTTAAAATTTCAGAGAGGTAGGGGGATCAAATACTATATCAGGACATCTCCACACAGTTGAGATATATTTTAAATATCAACAATTATTCTCTCATAGTTAAAAAGGTAGTTATTAACTTGTCACTATATAAACTTATAACTAATATTGAGTTATAACCATAGGATTAAAAAGTTATAGTAGAACCAGTGAGATACAGTAAGAACATAAATATATATTTAAATATAATCAGGTCATTCTCGCACAGTTGTGGTATGTTAGAAGAACCTAAAAATAACCAATATATAGTTAATATATAACTTTCAGCTCATTCTAACACAGTTATACATAATATAAAATTATCCAATAACCTTAATTATCCTCCTAAGCATTATCCACAATAGAATATTTTTATATCTACCTTATAAATCTGATTCCAAATACTTTACAAATAAAAATAACAAATTTCTTTATAAATTACTGATTATTAATAAGTTAATCTTCAATTTTTTTTTATTTTTATTCGGAAGATAAGTAATAGAAAATAGTTGTTAAAAAAAAATAACAAAGGCCTTTTACAGCTTATACCTATCTCTAACAATAATAGATTACCTCTTCTTTGAGTAGAAATTTTGTCAAAAAGTCCAAAATTTGTTGTTATTTTTTAACAACTATGCTGATTTTTATTTTTTAACAAATAATTTTGTTAACTTGTGAACATAAGAAAACAAAAATAAATGCTTTATGAAGAAAAATAAAATTTATATTGAGAAAGAATACAAATATCTTGGAGAAAAACCTGGGTTTGAATTACCTCATGGAATATTTAATAAAGTAGTTACAGGATGTGGTGCTACTACTGTTGCTTTAGAAGATAATAATCCAACAATACTTATTTGTCCTAGATTAGCTTTATTAGAAAATAAAACTGCTAAATATAATAGAAATGTTAAGAAAGTTTATTGGGTACAACTAGAAGATTTTAAAGATACAACATCTTTAAATAAATATATAAAAGAAAAACAAGTACCTAAATTATTAATTACTTTTGATAGTTTTAAAAAGCTTAAAAAAGCACTTGGAGATACTATTTATAAATACAGAATAGTTGTAGATGAATTTCATAAATTACTTCAAGATGCTAGTTTTAAAGCAGAAGTATCTCAAAAATTAGTTGAAGATTTAGAAGATTTACCTTATGTGACTTTCTTATCTGCTACACCTATTGTTAATGACTATTTAAAATATATTCCATACTTAAATAGTTTACCTTATACAGAGGCTGTATATGAAGATCTGGAATATGTAAAGATACAACCTATAGTTACTAATAATCCATTACTTTTAGTTAAGAAACTTCTTATACATTATAAACTAAATAAAAAATTTATTCTTACAGATAACAATAATAAAACTGTAGAGAGTAATCATATCTTTGTATTTATAAATAATGTATATTCTATAACTAAACTTATAAAAGATTTAAATCTTCAACCTGAAGAAGTAAATATATTAATATCTAAATCTTCCAGAACAACTTTAAGAAAAAGACTTGGCACAAGTTATGATATTGGAAATATTCCTTTAGAAGGAGAGAAAGTAAAACCTATTACTTTCTGTACTTCAGCTGCTTTTGATGGTGTAGATTTTTATTGTGAAGATTCAATATCTATAGCAGTAAGTCAAGCAAATGTTGGTTCTACTTTATTAGATGTTATTACTGATTTACCTCAAATTGCTGGAAGACAACGTTTAACTTCAAATAGGTTTTATAATAAGATATTCTTCATTTATTCTGAAATATTAGATTTAAATAAGATACTATCTTTAGAAGAAATAGATAATATTATAAAGAATAAATATATAAGAACTAAATCCAGAATAAATTCTATTTATATGCTACCAAAACCAGTTCAGTATGAGGAAATATTATCTTTAAAGAAGCAATTGGAACAAGAAGCTGATGAATATTATATAACTATTACTAATACAAATGAAGTAATAATAAATGATTTTATTGCTTTAGCAGAAAGAGATTCTTTATTAAGAGCAAGGGATTATCTTACAAATGGAATAAAAGCTAAAATATCTCAAAGAAATAATATTTCTATTAATGAAGGTATATTTATAAATACAGCGAAAAGTATTGATATAGCTTTTAATTCTTCTTCTGTAGCAAATGCTCTTTCTAAATCGATAAACGAAACACATTTTAAATCTTTAATAGAATATATGAAACCTTATTATAATAAGGAATCTTTACAAATGTTTGAAGCTATAGGTTATGAAAAGAGTAAAGCTTTAGGTTACAATGTTACTAGAATAAAAGAAGAATATTCTTCTAAAGAAATAAATACAGAAGAATTGGTTACTCTTTTAGAAACATTATTTAAAACAAACAATGGATTTTTATCCAACCAAATAATTAAGAAAGTAATAAATTCTTGGTATTCTCAATCTAATATTAATAAAAAATTTACTGCAACTAAGATATTGGAATTATTGCCAAATAAAGTTAAAAAGTCTGGTATGAGAATAGAAGATAAGCATGTAAATGGATATAAATTAATATAAATAACAAAATATACTTTATAACTTATCATAACCATCCTAACAATACCCGTTACGTTTTTTTTCTTGTATGAACCCTTAGTATTATCAAAAAACCAGAAGAAAAAACGAAACATTTTTTGCTTAGTTTTCTGATAATCAATAATTTATAAGATTTTTTGTTACGTATTTTTCTTAGATAAATAGAAAAATGCTTTTTTATTAACTGGTTTTCAGTTATTTATAAAAATAAGTAATTACGTATTTTTCTTGTATAGATAGAGATATTAAACAATAATCTAAATATTTTTACATACATTTTTTGTATATTAGCTTTTGAATATAAAAATATTTCTAATAAAACAAATTTATAAATATAATGAGTGCAGGACCCGATGAAGCAAGAGAAGGACTAAACACTCTTCTTGGATATACTAAAGAAGACGATCTAGCCAAAAAAAGATATAATAACATTATTGAGGAATTATCTGGAACACATTATACTACAGAAGATGGTACTGAAGTGCCTGTGAATATTCCTGATATTTTATCTCACGTTGCTATTGAATCAAATAATTTTAGAGCTGGATCACAAGTTGGTGGTCCAGCTAAAACTATTTGGGGATTAGAAGGATCTTCATACAATAAAGTAAAAGAATTTCTTTATCCAGATGGACGTATTAAAAAGGGAAAAGGTCAAGAGTTTATAGATGCTTATGTAAAAGAAATAATTGGAAACGGTTCTAGATTTATAAGAGGAAGAATGGGTAGAGTTATTGGAGATAACCTTTCTGATGATGAGTTAAATCAACTTAGAAAAGACTATCCAAATTATAAATTTACTGTAAAAACAAGAAGAACTAAGAATGGTACCTATAAACAAGTAGATTATAGAACTGATTTTCCATCAAACGGAAAAAAGGATAAATGGGAACGTTATTTACAAAGCTTAAAATATAACCTACCAAATAGATTTATTTTATTTAGAGATTGTTGGTCTAGTGGTGGAATTGGTGCCGATGAATCTTTTATGAAAGGACAACCTTTGATACAAAAATTATGGGATGATGAACCTGGAACTAAAGATACAAGTGCTTTAAATGCTTTACAAAAAATCTATGATGAGAGAAATCAAGATAGAAAAGCTATGGATCAAGCACGTTATATGGTAGATAGAACTAATGAAAAGGTAAAAGCTGCTGAATGGTTAATGAATGAGGATTTTGGTGCATTAAAATATAGGTTTTATCCTTATTATGGAAAAGCAAAACTTTTTTCAATGGTATCCAGTGCAGTTCCAAGTCCATTACAACCTATGTTTTCTGGTTTAAATTCAACATTTTCAATAGCAGAATATATTGATAAAAAGAATAGGTCAAAGTCTAAAGAAATAACATACACAAATTATACTATTAAACGTGGAGATACTTTTGGTGGTATAGCTAATAAATATGGTATTTCTTCTGAAAATTTACAAAAAGATAATAATATTACAGATCCTAATAAGATTAAAGAAGGACAAATATTAAAAATAAGACAATCTAAATAATTATATGAAGAAGTTTATTAATTGGTTAAAGAATCTTTTTAGAAAGATCTTTGGATGCAATAAAGAAATAACGTATACATTTGAAGTAAGTCCTAAGGAAGTTACTTTAAAAAACAATAAAGAAGTACAGCTTATTGTTAAAAGTATACGGCATAGAAAAGGTGAGAAAGATGAAAAAGTAGATTTTATTATTAAAGATTTAAATACCTTACCAAACTGGGTTTCTGTAAAGGTTATAAGAAATCTTAATGACTATGATTCGATAGCTGTAAAAAATAAAGAACAATAACCTTACAGATAACTTTAATATTAAATAAAAACTATGATACTGGAAGAAATAAAGACAATTGAATTTTGGAACTACTTTCCACCAGAATTTTCAGCAAATCCAGATGAACATTTTATAAAAGCTGCTGGAGAAGAAAAACAATCAATTGTATTATCAAAGGTAAATAATAAAGACGCTGATTGGAAGATTTCTAATCTATCTAAATTTCCAGAGTGGCTTACGGCTTCTAAAAAAGATAAGAATATTCTGTTAATAAATGCAAAAGCAAATTCAGAGGAACAAGACCCTCCTTCACCAAGTAGTTATAAGAAAAGTGTTTTTAAAGCTGACAAAAAATATTTATCTAAAGAACAAACTTCTACGCCTGTTGTAAGTTTAATTGATGATAAAAAAGCATCTTGGGATTATATAAATGGTGATGGTGGAATCTGGGATTTAAATTCAAAAGAATGGATGAGAAAGGAATATACTATACCATATTGTATTAAAATAAAAGAATATGGAGATAATACTTTAAATATAGAAATTAAGTAATTATGGCAGATTTATTACCTATAAATAGTGAGTTTGATTATAAAGCAGATTCTTGGCAATATAAATTAAAAATATTTCAGAAAGACACTAATAAAGAAGAATTTGTAAATATTGTTTATGATATAAAAGATACTGTCTACAATAATGTAGATCATTTAAAATATTTATATGCTAGTCCAAAGAAAACCAATATTACATATAAAGTTATTGAACCAAATATTAATAAAAGCAACTTTCCATATTGGGTACAAAAAGAAGGTAGTAATATAATTATTACAGCAAATCCAAATAATATAAAGGTTTCTCATTTAGATAAAGTAACTTATTATACTTCTATAGGATTACCCTGTGATCCAAGTGATCCTGATGATCCAAATTTACCTTGTCCACCAGATTTTGACCCAAGATTAATTGACCCTAAATGGAATTCAGTGGATGGAGTTCCTGTAGAAGGAGGTAGCTATATAAACCAAGTAATTACATCTACACCAAGCTCTTATAGAACATGTATTATAGATCATCCAGAACTAAAAAATGAGCAACTGTTTATTTTCCAATCTGGAACAGATAATCAAATACCAGATGAAATTTTATGGAAAAAGTACTTTACTTTTACTCATAAAAAAGGTATGAAGGATCCAGAAATTATGTGTAAAGTAAAAGTTCCAAAAGCTGAAGGTGTTGATATAAGAATAGAAGCTAAACTTTATCCAGAAATAAATTTAAAGGATAAAGAATATATTAAAATGTGGTGGTGGTATTCTGATGAAGGAGAAAGAGGAAATTATGTAACAAATCATTGGCCTAATCCTGAAGATAAGACATCTTTTTATTATAGTACAAAAGACAAGGATTTAGCAAAAAGGGCTTATACTTGGCATTTATTTTCAAAGGCTGAGCCAGAATTGGTTGATACCGAATATGCTATATCAGGATATATAGGATTTACATTACCAAAAGATTTTAATTTAAATACTATTTAAAAACAACATAGATATATAAAATAATTTTTAAAAGGATATAAATAGATCATAGTACACATTCTATCAACGATATAAAAGATTTTCATATTTATGTAGAATATATTATAGAATGAATTTAAATCTAATTCCAAAGATCTTTAACAATATAATGGAAATTTTCTCTAAGTTTGGTTATGTAAAAATTATATGCACATTTTTACTTTGTTTAATAATGTTTCTAATTGGAACTACTGCTGTAAGAATATCTAATTCTGGAGCAATAGAAAAAGCCTTAATGGAATACAATAAGCAAGCCAAGGATAAAGAAAATTTACGTAGAGGAATAAATCCAAAAATTAATTCTTTATTAGACAGAGCTTTAGTTAATACTAAAGCAGACAGAATTTTTATTTTTGAATATCATAATGGCACACAATCATTAGTTGGAGTGCCTTTTATATATGCAGAAATGACATATGAAAGATATAAAGATGGTGTAATACCAACATTAGATGAATTCAGTAAATTAAATACTTCAAGATACCCTATATTTAATTACGTTAATAAATATGGTAAATGGGAGGGATCTATAAAAGATTTAGAAAAAGTTGATCCAAGATTAGCTAAAAGACTTGATATTGAAGGAATTAACTATATCTATATAAGGAATTTACTGGATAAGAATATGGGTAATACTATTATAGCATTTGATTCTTGTACTTACTTAGAGAGTTCTTATGTGTGGTATTATCAAGAACAATTAAATTATAAAATAAGTAATTTATTTAAATTATAATTATGCCAACAGGTAAAAATAAAAAACATCTTAATAGACTTATTAGTAGAAATGTGTTCGGACATTCCCCAAATCCAGCTAAGGTATTTGATGAGAATCCAATTATGAGAAGAGGAGTTAGATATTATTATTCTACCAATCCTGCTAATATAGGTGAAAATATTATAGATGGTGCTTTAATGAAAACTTGGAGTGATACTAAAAAGAAAAATTTTAATAAGTTTTTCAAAGAAGCAGGTATTAGTTTAGATGCAACTGGTAATCCTTATATAATATCTAATGGAGAAAAGATAGGTATTAAACTTATACAGGAGGGTGAAAACACTATTAGGATAGAAGCTCCAGCACAAATAAGAACAGCTTGGAAAAACACTTATCCATCTATAAGTGATATGCAGATTAAGGTAGATGGCGATAATATTTCTGGTATTAAATTTTCTGATGAAGATATTTTTGTTCCTTTTAAGGATTTAAAAGGAAGCGATTCTTTTAGTAATGCAAGTAATTTCAGAGTAAATAGGTTACTTAATTTTCCTTTTGATACTACAGGTAAAAATGCTGTTGTAAGATATGGGGCAGATATAGCAACAATCCCTATGTGGATTGGAGCAGGTGCTGGTAGTGCTAAGTTATATCAGTATCTTAGAAATCCAAAGAAGCAGAATACTTATGTAGAATTACCAGAAGAAGATAATTCTGAACCAGATACTTGGGAGAATGTTCAAAATCCAAATGAACCTTCAAAAGGACAAGATAATACACAGATTAATAAAGACAATATATATTTATTTATTCCTAGGTAAAAGATAATATGAAAAAGCTTTGGAAGATCTTTTTAGATATTGTGTCAGATGAACGTGAACCAGATGCTAAGAGAATAGGAGGATTTATTGGATGGTGTGTCTGCGTCATATTAGCAACTGTTGGAGTATTTATAGAAATAAAATCTCCTGATATAGTGGACACATTATTCTGGACTTCCTGCATATTATTAGGTATAGATGGTATTAAAGATATAGTACACAATAATAAGTCTAAATAATATAAATGAATAATAATATTATAGAAAAATTTCAAGGTGGAGGTAAATCCACAAAAACGTTAAGGAATTTTTTAAATAGAGCTTCAAAGACAGCAGAATCTGCCTTAACTAACTTACAAGATTATGGGAGAGAGAAGAATCTTCCTAGATGGATTACAGATGCATTTGACCCTAATAGAGATTTAGCTCCTTATTCTGGAAAAGAAGCTAGTGGTGTTCTTCCTGAAATAAATATGGAACGATTTAATTATTATCCTGCTAGTATTAATGAAAGAGGTATACCACAATATAATTTTTATAAAGAAAATCCTATTCAATATTATAAGGAAAAGCCAACACCTGTATTAAGACAATATACAGAATATAATCCAGAATTATCTGCTAAAGCTTATCTTATGGGATTAGATCGTTTTTCTAAAGATATTAATATACAACCATTTAATTTAATCTCTAATAGTAAAGAGGGTGTTGTAACCCATAACGTTAGTGTACCTACATATACTAGTCCAGTTAAAAATTATTTACATCCAACTAATGGAGCAAGAAGGGTTGAGGCAACTTATATGCCATCAGAAGGATATGTTTATAAAACAGAAGTTAATTCTCCAAGAGACACTTATTTTGAAGCGAAAAGAGTTAACGAACATGAATTACCAAGTGTCAAAGAACAATTAAAAAAGAAAGGTTTCTTTAATGTTTCTGCGGATAATTCTCCAATTTATAGTATTTTTGATAGTGCGGATAATTCTATTAATGTAAAATTTACTAAAGTTCCTTCTAGTGTAGAAGATATAAGGCATATTAACACTTATATAATACCAGGTAAGCCTTTTAGAAATAACCAATTCTTAACTAAAACAGTACCTGCAACTGCTGGAGCTGGAGCAGCAGGAGCTTTAGGAGCGTATGTATATAATTTATTAAAGGATAAATCTGAAGAAAAATAATATTTTTTATGACAAAAAAAAATAGACAATTCAAAAAATATAATTAATAATTATACTGGAGATCTTTACAAGAAAATAACTGAAGAAGGATTAAGTTTTTCAGAAGCTTTTGATGATTTGTCAACTAAATATGGTTATGCTAATAGCTCTCAAATAGCAAATACTAGAAATGGACAAGCTTCAACAACCAAATATGTCAGATCCACGCAACCAGTTAATCCAAGATTAAGAACAACTGATCCTAATTTTGATACTCTTAATGGAACAACTTCATATAAAGGAAGAGAAGATGAATTAGTTAAAATGGGATTAAATCCACACCAAATGGGGTTAAAAGAAGCAAGATATAATATAGATGTTTCTTCAAGAAAGGATGGATATATTGATATAAGTCCTTTAGATTATGCAGGATATTCTACAAATCCTATTGTACGTTATCAACAATTACAGGCAAGGTTACCAGTAAGAACAAATGCTGGTAATAGAACAAATCCAAATAGGGTTGTTTATACAGGAACATTGCCAGACTTGGAGGTTGTTACTAAAGCCCCAAGAATAAGGCGAACATTAATTAAAAAACCTGCACCAAATAAACCACAAGTTATTCAGGTTGAACCAATTAATGCAAATAGCCCACAACTTATGGTTGAATCTCCACAAATTGGTGTTCCAGATGTTACCCCAATATATACACCAACTCAGCAAGCCTATTCAAATTGTGATATTGATCTAGGAACAATGAATCAGGGAATGCTTGAAACAATTGTTAAAGATTATTATCAAAATGATCTTTCTCCAGATCAATTATTTACAGATGCAAGAGGATTTACAATTAGAACTGGAGATGTTTTAAGTCAGTTATTAGACACTGAGCAAGGTAGAAAATGGGCAAATAAATACAATAAAGGTAGAGGACTTATAAGACGTGTTAATAAATAAAATTAAAAGATAAACAAAAAGCACTGAACCAACTATAAATTGATTCAGTGCTTTTTTATTTTAGCTAAGTTCATTAAAGATTTTGTATGCGTTTTTAGATCTTTCTGATAAGAATGTCTTATAAATGTTTTTAGAGTTTGGATAATACTTAGCATAAGTAGAATTTAATGCTTCTTCACTTATTAAATCTCCTCCACCACCATTTTCAAAACCTCTAAGCCAAACATCCGCAGCCTCTTTAGGTGTTTTACATTGTTTAATTTTATCAACTATTTGATGAGTATGGGTTAATTCCCATTTAATAAACTGAAGTTGTTCTTCCAGATTACATTCTTTTAATGGTTTATTAAATAAATATTCTGCTTTAGCTTTTCTAGAACCAACCCACTGAGCTATACCAGTATCAGTACCACCTTTTCTTACAATATCTGGTTGCAATCTAGATTCAGAATATAGCACACCTAAAATACCAGAAATTTGTTCCTTAGTAAACCCATATTCATCTGCAAAGAATTTATAAATAATATCCCTATTATTACTATAATCTTTAGAAGTATTTTTAGTTGTCTCTCCTTTCTTTACATAGTAATCACCATCTTCTTGTTCCTCTAATATAGAGTTTATCTTATCTTGTGGAATATATTTATTAGAAGTAATTTCCATTATTGGATCTAATTGTTTTGGAGTATATTCTTTAACAGCACTTTCTTCATCTTTTACTTTATCATAAGTTTTTAAATTAAAGATATTGAAAGGACTGTTATCTAATATATCATAATAAGAATAATCACTATAACGAGTGTTATCCTTTGTTGGAGTAAAATCTATATCCGAAAAAATATTTGTCATAATGAATTTTTCTTAATACTTTTTATACATATATTTGTAAATATAATAATTGTATTCAAATAAGAAAATCTTCCATTACTTTAACAAAGTAAATATGGAACAACCAAATCAAGAGTGTATAAAATATGAGTATAATATACCTGAATACAAGCTATATTCTATAGGATGTTTATTTTCACCATTAGATATTGCTTATAACAGTATTGAAAATGAAATAAATTCAAAAAGTCATATTATAGCAAATAATAAAGTTAATGCTGATATATTTTTACTAAGATCTTGTTATCTTTTTAGATTCTTTCAAGAAGAACTAAAACTAAAGGAATATCAAGCATTAGCTATTATGTGTGTATTATATTCAGAATCTAATTTAAATTCTGATATTGGGAAAACAGCGCATGGTTTAGCCCAATGGACTGGACGTAGGAAAATTAATTTTCATAATTTTGCTACTAACAGTCTTGGTCTAAAAAAGCAAACGACAATTAAAAAATATTATTTTACAGCTCACACACAATTTATAAAATATGAATTATCTACTTCATATAGAGATATTTTGTTAATACTACAAAAATCTAAAACATTTGAAGAAGCAGTAGATATTGTATTACGTGGGTATGAGAATGGGGATGGTAGTACATTAGCATCTAAAAGAACTATAAATAATGTATACCGTTCTCAAAATCTTTCGTATAGAAAACTATATAATGATCGAATAAATAATAAACAATATTTTAAATTTTTAACTGATGAATTATGATAAGGTAAATGGTAAAGTTGGATTTGTAGATTCAACTCATGTCTATGAAAATTTAGACACTAAAAAGAAATATACTTCAGTAACAACTCTTATAGGTAAATATGCACAACCCTTTGATTCTGAATTCTGGAGTGCTTATAAGGCATTAGAAAAAGTAATGGGTAAAGATTTTACAAATATTAAGAAGGAGTTGTTAAACCAAAAGAAATTTGAAGAATCTTCTTTAAAGAGCTTAAATATTTCTAAAGAAGACTTTATAAATGCTAGAGCTCAAATTCTTCAAGAATGGAAAGATACTAATAAAGCTTCTACTGATAGAGGAACAGCTATTCATGCTAAAATGGAAAATTCTATGTATGAACTAGCTACAAATGTTTCTTTAAAGAAATATGGAATTGGTGGTAAATTTGACGTTAGCACTAAATATGAATCTTTTTTAAATACAGAATCTGGAATATTTCCTGAATATTTGATTTATAATGATGAATTAGGTCTTGCTGGTCAAATAGACCTACTTGTGAAGAACAGCAACGATATACAAGTTCTGGATTATAAAGGATTACCTTTAGATACGCTAATTCCAACTCCAGATGGATTTACCACAATGGAAAATTTATATGTTGGAGATATTGTTTATGATAAAGAAGGAAAGGAATGTAAAGTAATACATAAATCTGATACTCATTATAAAGACTGCATCAAATTAAAATTTGATAATAATGATGAAATAGTGTCTGATAAAGATCATCGATGGTTAGTACATTTTTTAAAGGGTGGTAAGCCACAAGAAAAAGTAATGACTACTGAAGAGATCTATTGGCATATTCAGGATATTAGAGATATTAAAAAGAAAAGTGAATTAATTCCTAAAATTTATAATGCTGAGCCTATAAAATGTGAGCATATAGATTTACCGATAGATCCTTATGTTTTAGGATGCTGGTTAAGTGATGGACATTCAGCAGACGGTAAAATAACACAAGAGAATCCTGATTTATGGGAAGAAATAATTAGAAGAGGATATAAATTAGGAGATGATGTTAGTCAAGAAGGTTCTGGAAATGCACAAACAAGAACTGTTATTGGTATGCAATCTAAATTAAGAGAGTTAAATTTACTGCATAACAAACATATCCCAATAAAATATCTAAGAGCAAGTTATGAACAAAGGCTAGATCTTTTACGAGGATTAATGGATACTGATGGGTATTATCATCCAAAAAGAAAAAGGTTTGTTATGAATTCTCCAAAAGAATGGCAAACAAAAACAGACTTTATAGAACTTCTTGGATCTTTAGGTATAAAGGCAACTATTTTTGAAGGCTTAAAAGCAAAATGTGAGGGAAAAACATTTACTACAAATAACACGTGTTTTTCAACAACTGATTTAAATCCCTTTTTGGTTAGAAATCAGGATATTGAATTTCCTAAAACAAATAAATGCACTTTTAGAAATATAGTTGATGCTGAATTTGTCGATATGGTTCCAACACAATGTATTGAGGTAGATAGTGAATCACACACTTATTTATTTGGAAGACAACATATTGTTACCCATAATACAAATAAGGCTATCGATCTCCACAGCTATTATAACCCTAAAACAAGGTCACACCAAATGATGCAGTATCCCCTAAATACTGTAGAAGATTGTAACTACTTTCATTATGCATTACAATTATCAACATACGCATATATGCTTCAAAAGTGGAATCCTGATTTTAATGTAACTATGTTAAAATTAGTTCATTTTCCACATGAGGGAGGAGAGGTATATTATGATGTACCTTATCTTAAAGATGAAGTTGAAAGAATGATAAAACACTACAATAAACAAAACTCATCTAATAACAGATTAAAAAGAATACAATTCTAAATTAACCTAAACAATGGAAGATTTTATTTCAATAAGACAAGAAATATGCAAGGCATGCCCTTTAAATAAAAATGATATTTGTAATAGTTCTTTATATTTAAATAAAGAGACTAATCAAATATCCTTAGTACCTAAGGAGGGATTTAAAAATGGCTGCGGATGTTATTTACCAGCTAAGATAAAAAATGAATATTCACATTGTCCTTTAGTAAAATGGTAAAAATATTAAAGAAAATATGGCATATTTTAATTGCTAATCTATATTACAGACCTTTTAATAAAAACGAATATCTTTATTTAAAAAGGGTTTATATATGTAATAAATGCGAACACAAGAAGAACCATAAATTAATTGGTGATTATTGTGAATTATGTGGTTGTCCTTTAAAGTCTAAATTAAGGGTAGCCGATGAAAAATGTTTAATAAATAAATGGTAAAATGAAAAAAGAAAATTTAAAAAAGTTTACAACTTCTTCTGAAAAGATTACTAATGTATCAGAGGAAATGCAGAAAATCATTGATAGGCAAAATGCACTACAAGGAGAACTTAATAAAGCTTCAGACAAACCAGTGAATGAACAAAAGGTTCTTTCTGAAGAAGCAGAATTAGTTCCTCTTGGAACAAATGTACTAGTAAGACCTTATTCAACTAATCCTTATGCTCAAATGCAATTTGATGAAAATGGAGTTATTGTTTCTAATGATACGCCACATAAGGTAAAGAATGAAGATTCTGGAGAGTTGGAGACAGCAGAAGAGTTTATTATTGTAGCAAGAGTTAAGGAAATTGGTCCTGATGTTAAAAACATTATGGTTGGAGACGATATTTATTATACTAAGCCATCTTCTACACCGATTCCTTTCTTAAAGCTCGGAATGTATGTAGTACCAGAACAAAGAATTTTGGCAATTGTTAATAATAATGTAAAAAGTAGATGGAAAATTTAAATCAAGAAGAAAAAGTTTATTTCACACCTGGTGATGTTGTTACTTTAGATAAGAATATAGACTTCGCACCTAAAATGTATGTGATACGAAAGGAAATGTCTTATCTTAAAGGTGAGAACAAAGCTAATTTCTTAGGTATAAGATGCAGATGGTTTGATAAGAATTTTGGAATTCAAGAAGCCGTCTTTGACACTAAAGATCTTAAAAAACTTTAAATTAAAATATTTTAAATATGGACGAGAAGCAACTTCAAGAACAGTTTATTGTTTGGTTAGCACAGAAAGTTGGTGCAGTAACTGAAGATGGTCAAATTGATGAAAAGGCACTTCAGGCAGCTGTTCAGGAAATGGGAGAAGATGGTATTAAGCAAATGCAACAGCAATTTATGCAGGAAATGCAGCAATCCCAAGTACAGTATGCTAAGTTTGGTGCTAAGCTTAATTATGTAGATAAGCTTCGTAGACTGTAATGAACATATTTGTTTGGAACTCTCTTGATTCTATATTAGAATTAAATCAACCAGAAATTCTTCTTATTAAAGAATTTAAGGATCTTTTTGAAAGAGATTCTTCTAAAGGAAAAGCTAAATCATTTCGTGAATTTACTTATATCTATTTAATGATAGATTGGAAATCTCCATATGCTGAATACTCAGATATGGAACGTCATGAAGCAGCTATGTCTGATTCTAATTTAAAACAAGAAGAATTTGATGATCCTGTATTTAGAACAGCCTGTAAAAAATATCAAGATATGCAAAATAAGGATATTAAATTACAAGCTGTTCAATCTGCACAATTTTTAGTGCATAGGATTATAGATTATTTCGATAATATAGTTGATTTTGAAAAGGTTAATGAGAATGGTATGCCAATATATAAAATGAAAGATGTAATGACAGAAATGTCAAATTTAGGAGGAGTTCTAGATGAATTAGATGAACTTAAAAAACGAGTTAAAAAGGGTATGGCTTCTGAATCTGATTTGAGAGGAGGAGCTACTGAAGGATTTATACCTGATTAATAAGTATATTGATAATGAAGTGGGATGTAAGTAAAAATGAAAATGTAAAAGTATTTGATCCTAATCTTAGTTATGAATTAACAGGATATAGACCTATAGATAAAACTAGAGGATTAGATTTTAATCCAGAATGGTTTTGTGAAGCCAGAAATACCAAAATAAGAACAGGTAAATATTGTCAATATCCTATTGGTTCTAAAAAATATAGGGAATTTTGGAATGAAGAATATAAAAAATGCAGAGATGGTTTAACTTTACACGAGTATACTATTACAGGAGATCATTATTTCTTCCTAAATTTTTACCAGTTAAAGACATCCTCTAAAGTTAAAAAGGGTGGTGGTGGAAGATCTGTTGGATTTCCTTCTTTTTATGTAACACAATATGAATATTTCCATTATTTGGAAATGTGCAGGAGATTGTTTAAAAATGCTTGTGGATTAAAAGCACGTGCTGTTGGATTCTCAGAAATAGGTGCTGCAATTGTTTTGAATATGTATTCAACAGTAAGGCATTCTAGAAGTCTTATAGCAGCTCCAAGTGAACGACACTTAAAACCAACCATTAAAAAGTGTAATGACGAATTAAACTATCTTAATACAGAAACTGATTCTGGATTTTTAAAATTACGCCAGGTGAAAAATACAGAAACATATAAACGAGCTTCCCATATAAATAAAGATACTGGTGCTGAAAATGGTTTTATGTCTGAATATGAAGGAATAGTTGCAGATGACCCAAATAAAGTCCGTGGTGATCGTGTTGACTTATTACTTCATGAGGAGGCTGGATCAAATAAAAATTTAACTGCTTCAGTTATTCAGGGACAAGCATTAGTAGAAGTTAATGGTGAGCCTGTTGGTATTCAAATACTCTGGGGAACTGGGGGTGATTCTGGTAGTGCCCTAGCCGGATTAACTAAGATATTTAACAATCCAGAAGGCTATAATGTATTACCATTTAGGCATAATTACACACAAAGTGGTCAATATGTAGAATCAGGTATATTTATTCCTGCATTTAGATCAGTAGTACCTCTTATGGATAATCGTGGCTGGTGTGATCCAATAGAAGGTAAAAAATATTATCAGGCTAAAAGAGATCAAATTCAAGATTCCCAAGATTTATTAAAACATTGTGCTGAATATTGCTTTACTGTTGAAGAATCCCTTGCCTTAGAGGGAGAAAATTCTTTTAATAAAGTAGGATTAGCTGAACAAAAAAGTCAAATTGTTGTTCATAAAAACGGAAAGAAAATTGATAGAGGTAATTTTAAATGGAAATTTCCTCTTAATCAATCTGTTAGGAAATCTTGGGACACTGTAGAAGGTGTTAGTTTTTCTAAAAATAGGGATGGTAAAGTTCTAATTGTAGAACACCCAATATATGATGCTTCAGGAAATGTTCCTAAAAATCTATATGTAGCTGGCATAGATAGTATTGATATAGGAACTGGCGATACTTCAGCAGGTACTAGAGATCCATCAGATTTTTGTATAGTGGTGTTGAAAAGATCTTTTGGATTAAGTGAACCTGAAGTTGTTGCTATGTATAAGGATAGGCCTACAAATGTAAAACATGCATACATTATAGCATTACAAATGCTTATGTATTATGATTGTCAAGCTGTCTTAGAGGCAACAAGGGTATCTATATTAAATTTCTTTAAAGAAAGAAAAATGGCTGAAAAATATCTTATGAGAAGACCAAGAGCAACTATGAATAATGTTAGAAATAAAAGAGCTAATACTTATGGTTCTCCTGCAACTCAGGTTATTATTAAGCATCAATTGGAATTGATTTCAGATTTTACTTACGATTTTTCCCAAAATATTTGGTTTGTTGAAATGCTTGATGAGTTACTAACTTATAGCTATGAAGCAAAAACTAAATTTGATATTGTAGCTGCTTTTGGAATGTGCTTACTTGGAGATGAAGAGTTATCTACATTTACAACAGTGAGAGAAGAACCAAAAGAAGATTGGCAAGATATGGGATATTACTATGATTCACAAGGTATAAAACGATTTGGTATTATACCTCAAACAAATAAAATGCAAATTATAACAAATAATAATGTCTGGAGAAATGAAAATCAATACGGAGTTAGGTCAAGCAATCCGAGACTTAATACTATGTAAATTTAAGCTAAATTATACTGGTAATATAGAGGTAAGAGAAATTACTTATCTAGATAATGGAGAAGAAATAGTTATTGGTTATGAATTGAGATTAGGAAATCCTAAATTACCTGCTTTTGTGTCTATTGTTAAATATGGATCTAAGAAAGCCTTTTTAAACTTTATTGAACAAGAACTTCAAGATAGACACTTAGAAGCTATTAAATATTACAGTGTTAGATTAACCTATGGGGAAGCAAAAGACGGATGCGGAACTAATCAGTAAAATAAATTATTGTATTACTGAATTAGTCCATAATAAAGAATATCTAAAGAAGGCATATAATTACTATAATGGTGTATTAGATGCTGAACAATATAAATATCTTGAAGATAATTTTGGTTTAGGTAATCCAACATCTATGGAATTTATACCATTAATTAAAAAGCATATAGATGCCTTAGTTGGCGAATATTTAGAAATGCCCCTTATACCAAAAATATCCTGTAAAGATAAAGAGACAATTTCCAAAATAGATAGGGAAAAGAAATTAAAAATAGCTGATGAAACAATAAAATTCTTTAGGGAAAAATTAGTAACTAATCTTACAAATTTATTAATGGGTAAACCAGATGCTGTAGATACTAATATTTCTAAAGCTATAGAGGACGTTAAGAAGAATACAGAAAATGATTTTGTTTCTGACTATGAAGTAGCTTCGCAAAATGTTCTTGAATATCTAATACAATCTGAGACTATTTCTATAAAAGAAAAATTACGTAGACTTTATCTTGATTTTCTAATAACAGGAGAATGTTATTTTAAAGCTGTTCCTACAGGAAGTGGTACAGATATAGATGTAGAAATATATTCTCCTCTAAACACTTTTGTAGAAATAAATCCTTCTTGTGGAGAAGTTAATAAATCAAAACGTTCTGTAATAAGGAAGTGGTATACTTTTTCAGATCTAATGCTAAAGTATGGAAAATTCCTCACCAAAGAACAGATAGATGATCTTAAAGATAATTGGGAAAAGCATTCTTATTCAAAAAATGCTGGTTTTTGGATTCAAAAATCTTACCCATATCCAACTGGTTATCCTTGTACTTATGGTGTTGATGCTGGAGATCAAGTTTATGGCTTTCCATTATTTGAAAACTCTATTTATAATACAAGATTTATACCTATATATGAGGTTGAATGGATTGAACCTATAAAAAAAGAAGATGGTAATTATAGACTTGAACGTTATTCCGAAGTAAAGATTGGAGAAGAAATTTATATATTAAATAATGATCCAGATGAAGATGTTCTTAGAACTATAAGTGATCCAGATAATGCTTCTATTAGTTTAAATGGATTATTTTATATAAATAAATCTAATAAGCCTTATTCTTTAGTATTAGCTTGTAGTGCTTTACAAGATAAATATAACCTTTTGTGGTTTTATAGAGATACTGTAATTGCCAATAGCGGAACTACTGGTGAAAGAATTGATGTAAGTAAATTACCTAAATTCCTTGGAGAATCTTTAACTGAAAGATTAGTTAAATGGAATGCATATTATAAGGCTGGAGTATCTTTATTAGATTCATCACAGGAAGGAGATACCATAAATAATACTATTGTTGGAGAATATGACAATACATTAAGAGCCCAAGCAATTCAAGCAATAACATTAGCTATGCAAAGTGTTGAAGACACTTGTTCGTCTATTACTGGAGTATTTAGAGAAAGACTAAATGGTATTCAACAATATGATGCTGTTAGAAACGTACAAGTTGGAGCTAGGAATTCTTTTATAGTTACTAAGCAATATTTCCATCAAATGGATTTAGTGTCTAGAAACATGCTTTCAGATTGTCTTAATTTAGCTAAATCAGTATTTAAGAAAGGTCTTAAAGGTGTATTAGTTTTAGGTGATGAAAGGCAGAAAATATTTACTGCTTATCCAAAATATTTTAGAAATTCAGATTATGATATTCATATATTAAGTGCTAGTGAAGCTTCTATGGAACTTGAACAAGTTCAAGCTATGGCAACTGAATTTATAAAATCTGGACAAGTATCTCCAGATATTTTAGTTGATACAATTAACACAAAATCTGTTACTGAATATAAGGATAAATTAAAGAAAGCTTTAAATTCACAAGGTAAAATACAAGAGCAATTTCAACAACTTCAGCAAAAACTTGAACAAGCTCAACAGCAAATTCAAGAATATGAGAAACAATTAAAACAAGCTGGAGAACAACTTAAAAAATATGATGACTTTGATAATAAGATTAAAGAAGAAGAGCTAAAACTCAAACGTGAAATTGATTGGTATAATGCTAAAACTCAGAGATCTTATTATGAAGCTAAAGCAAAAGCAGAAGAAAAGAAAATAGATATTGAACTTGGACAATTATATGACGGAAATCCATATAATGACCAAATAAAACTTACTTAATATGGATTTATATTTTAATATAGAAAGCAATTGTGATTGTAAGATAATAGTAAAAAATCTTACACCAATAAATAATTACCTGCAATCAAAAGACCCTTTTAGTTCTACTAAACTAAGGTTTAATGAATCCAAATGCGTTGTAAGATTAAGACAAATTCCATATGAAAAGGATAAATATCCTGTTATGCGTTCTAAAATAATGGATGTAAGAGAGGTGGATTTTACAGATTTACCAGATGGTTGGTATAAACTCGAAGCTATTATATTACCAACTAAGAAGTATCTGGATAAAATGCCTTCATCTTGGAATACAAATTATTACTACGTAGAAGATAACGATATTTATTTATATGATACAGATTCTAAAAAAGGAACTAAAGTAGATAATATTGATAATATGTTTACTTACTTAGAAAATAATCCTTTGGAAGACTTTGAAAAGCTTTATTTTGCTTTTGGGTTTATTACTGATTATTTTTCTTTATGCCATTTAAATAAATGCTATATAAGTAAGATAAACGATATTTTAGAATCTCTTTGTGGTAATATCTGTTTAAAACCAAAAGCAAGTAATGATGACTTAGTTTATCTTAGAGATTTACTTATGGCAACTTTAGATATTATTACTTATTTAGTTCAATGTGGTAGATTCGAAGAAGCAAATAGAATTTTAAACCAAATCTTTAAATGTAATGGACTTTGTAACAACAAACCAAACGGAATGTCTAAGAAAGGCGGATGTGGATGCCGACCTAATTGAAGCAGCTATAAAAGAATATAAAAGAATACTTTGTCAATTACTTAAAGGACTACAACCAGATTTATCTGACTTAAAGAATATGCTAATGCTTCTTAGAGAAAAAGAACATATTGATAAGTATAGACAATGGGCAGAACACTATATAACTAAATACTGATATTTTTTGGTTTATGTTATATATTAAGATAACTTTGAGAAGTAAAAGATTTTTAGTATAAGAAAAAATTTAAATTTAAGTAAAAATAAATTATAATATGCCTAACCCAATTATAATTCCTTGTGGAAAAAATAATCCAATAACAGGAAGTCCTATGAGTGGTAATGCACTTATAAAGGAAAATTATCTTGGTGAATTTGAAACAGAGGAAGATAGAGCTAAAGCTAGAATTAATTTAGGGGTTAAAAGCGAAGAAGAAATAGACAAAAAATTTACAGAATTAAATGAACTTACTTCTCAATTAACCGAAAAATTAGTAAAGCATTTGCTGGATTTAAATGATCCGCATAAGACTTTAAAAAAGCTTCAGGAAGAACTTGATAATTATGTCAAGAAGGATGGCTCTACCCCATTTACTAAACCACAGATAGGCGTTACTCCATTAACAGAATCTCACTTAACAACTAAAAGTTATGTTGATAAAGCTATTAAAGAATATTTTGTAGACAACAATATAAAGGCAGATAATGAATTATTTGAAAAGGTAAAGAAATATCTGTCTAAATACGCTTTAATAGAAAATACCTATAGAAAAGATCAGGTTTATTGTAAGCAAGAAATTGCTAAAGCCTTTGATGAGGTTATTCTTAAAAATGGTTCTGTTCCATTTAATAATCCTGTATCTGGTAGAGATCCTATTTCTGATTCTCATTTAACAACAAAGCGATATGTAGATAAATCTATTGAAAAACATCTTTTAGCTGAAGATCCACATGGTGTTAAAATGTGGATGCTTGATGTTCTTAAAGGTTATGCCTCTAAAGCAGATATGGCTAAGGTTAATGAACAAGATGTTAGAAGATATGCTGAAGAAAGAGTTAGAGAACTTTTAAATAATTTAGCAGATTCAACAAATCCTTTAAGACTTGCTGAAAGATTGAAGGAATGGGGATATGTTAAAAATGATGGCACTACTCCTTTCATATCACCGCAGCCTGGTATACCTGCTGTACAACCAAATGAACTTGTTACATTAGAACAAGTAAAAGAAATCATCACTAATATTACTTCTAAAATTGAGGAGCAATTTAAGAATCAGGATGAACTTAATCATTGGTATACAGAAGGTCCTGTAGAAACTACAGTAGGTTTTGTTGAAGATAACACAAATCTTCCTGATGCTTTAACATTACAGCAAATAATGGATTTAATTTTCTATGGAAAGGGAATAACAATAGATGTTCCTAAGTGGGCAGAACCTGGATCTATTGTAAAGGTTTGTCTTAAAATGAGTGGTTCTCCTAAAAGAATAACCAAAGTAACTTTAAAACAAGATGGTAAAGTTATTTGGGTTGGTACTGGAGATGATTTTGATAATCCAGATAAAGAAGTATGTATAGATAGTGAGAAACTTACTAATGATCCAACTATTTGGACTGTTGATATTGAGTATCTTAAAGGAAGTGCTTCTTTACAGGAAAAGACTCACTTAATTGGTGGTGCTTTTTATGGTATTCTGGATGTATTTAATCATGCTAGTACTTTACAGTATTCTGATTATATGAAACTTGCTTTAGAAGACCCAGTAAACATAAAGAAAGTTGTGGATGGTGATTTCAAAAATGTAACAGTAGAATTTGATTTTGAAGCTTATAAAAATCCAAAGCAAATTTTCTGTGCTGTTCCAATGAAATATCCTGACTTAAAGAAAATAGTGACTAAAGCACAATCATTTAATGTAAATGATGAAGGTTGGAATATTGTTACGGCAATTCCTTTAGATATAAACGGTGTATCTACAATGTATAAGGTATATGTTTATAAGGAACCAATTGTAGCATTAACTAACGAGGAAGTAACATTTGTATTTTAATTATGGCAAATAAATATAGCGAATTAATAGGTAGTTTTATACGTAGAGGTACTTTCCCATTAGAAGCTGATTACATCTTCGATAGTTATGAAGCATTATGTAAGTTCTATGAGGAGCCTGAGAACTATGCTATTTTACATAAGGGATTATTAAAAATAGTATCTACAGATACAGAGCAATCTTTATACTGGTGTGTTCCAGAAAATGGTAAGCTTGTTTTTAAGGAGCTTATAAAAGCTAAAGATATTGAAGAACTTAAAGATAAAGTTAAGGATCTTTATGAAAAGCTTGAACAAGAAATAAAAGATCGTAAGGAAGCTGATGCCAAAGAAGAAAAAGAACGTAAAGATGCTGATGAAGCTATTTGGGGAACTAAGAATCCTGAAGAGCTTGATAAGGATTATAATAGTATAAAAGATTTAATTGATAAGTTAAAGGAACTTGAAACAAAGGTTGGTGACTTTATAAAAGATTTTGAAATCTGGAAGAAAGTTATTAATTCTATAGTGGGTACTGAAGATTTAAAGAATACAGAACTTCTTGATTATCTTTCTAAAGAACTTACATGGAACAGCTTAACTATTATAAATGATTTCTTAACATACTTCTGGGATGAAGATCCTGATAAGGATTATAAAAATGTTAAGAATTGGTCTCATCTTGATAAACTATTTGAAGGTTTAGATACTTCTAAATCTGTAGCAACACATTTATATGAGCTATGGGTTAAAATAATGGGTGATGCAAACCCAGATAAGAAGTATGATACTTTAATGAAAATTAAAACTCATTTAGAGGATGCTAATAAGAAAATTAAGCAGAATCTTGATGAGTTAAATTCCATTGAAACAGCTGTTGGTTTACATGCTACTGGTGAATATAAAAGTGATCCTTCAACTAAATATGTAAAAGATGCTACATCTGTAATGGATGCTTTAGCTATTTTAGATAGACTTATAGATGAAGCTATAAAGCATCAAAATATCCAAGTTGAAGATACTCCTTCTTTAGATTTAACTATCCATCATTTAAATGATAAGAACGTATTAAAAGGCGATGTAAAGATTTCTTCAGAAGATAATAATATTCTATTAATTAAAAATGATGGAATGTGGTCTTCAGTTGGATTAACCTATGATAAGGGACAAGTAAGTCTTTGGGTTAATGGAGAGATTAGAGATACCTTTAATATAGGTTTAACTAATATAGTTAAATCTGCTAAGTATAATCCAGATACTGAAAGTATAGAGATTATATTTAAAACAACTGATGATGATCAAAACATAATTATTCCTGTTGGTTCTCTTATTACTGAGTGGGAAACAGATAATTCTAATGGTAATGATGTTGTTGTACTTACTAAAACACGTGTAGAAGGACAAGGTGCAGATAAGCTTTCTGCTGATGTTAGAATTTATGAAAATGATTTTAACATCTTAGTTCGTAAGGAACGTGCTTTATATGTAGATGGTAGAACAACTAACTTACATCATGGTGATGTTTTAGTAAGTGAGATACTTGATGATCTTATTAAGAATAAGGAAATTCATGCTAAGGACATTCAAGATCTTAAACTAAAATCTGAAGACCATGAAAAAAGAATAACTACCAATACTGAAAATATTTCAGAATTAACTAAAACTGTTGAAGAATTTAAGTCCACAACTAATTCTGAAATACAGGAATTAAAAAATAAAGATAATCTTCAAGATAAGGAAATTTCTTTTATTAAAGACCAGGTTAATAAAAACTATACGGCAATAACCGATAATACAAAAGAGATTACCAAGCTTCAGCAAGAGGATATTAAGATTAACAATAGAGTAGATATTCTTACTAACAAGGTTGATTCTAATAAAGAAGCAACTGATAAGAAAATTGAAGATATTGAAAAGAATCTTGAAGATACCAAAAAGGAACTTTCTGATAAAATAGATAAGGAGATTCAGGATAGAGAAAAGGAAGCAGCTGATCTTAAAAATAGATTAGAAAAGCTTGAAAATTCTGAATTAAATTATGTAACATATTCTGACATTATTAGTAATTTTACGTAATATGAAATTAGACGACAAAATAATTAAGCAAATAGATTTATGTTATTCTAAAATTCTAACCTTAAACGTAGAATTAACAAATAGTATTTCTGCAACTAAAATATCTAAAGATTTACTTACAGATGTACACGAAAAATGTCTTGAATTACATAAGTCTTATAAAGCATACGAAATAGATAAAGAAATATCTGATAGTGAGTTATTGGAATTAACCAATAAGGCTACAGTGATTTATGATTCTTTATTAAAATTAGAACAAGCAATTCGTAATGAGCTAATAAATAACCAAGACTTATCTTTAGCTGTAAAAACCAATTTAACTAATTCTTATTTAGCTTATTCTAGTGAAGTAAGGGATTATCTTAGATTACTTGTAAATACTTCTAGAAAGATAGTTGATTTAGATGCTTTAATTTATTATGATACTGTACTTCAAAAAAGATGGGGTCATTTAGAAAATACCCTTAAATCAGAAGTAAAGAAACTTACAGATAAACTTAATCAAGAGAAACTTGAAAGAGAAAAGGCTGATAAAGAAACCAATACTAGAATTACACAGTTGGAAGAAGATCTTAAAATTACTGATTTAGGAGAATTTTAATCTGATATAAATATGGGTAAAAAATTAGACAGAAAGCCAGGTGAATCTCAATTAGATTGGCTGTGGAGAAATTTTGGTCCTGAAGCTGTAACAAGCGATGCTGTATTAGAAATGTCTCCAGAATTAAGGGCACAATTAAATTCCTTAACTCAGCAAATACAAAAGTCTTTAGATGATTTAAAAATAGAAACAAATCCAGCTAATAAGTCAGAATGGCTTATCAAAGGAATTGCACAGAATGGTACTGAAATTCCTATTACATTCTTAAAAGCTAATCCTCTAACAAATGTTTCTTTAGAGAAAAATACTGATCCAAACGATTGTTGCAATAAAATAGGTGATTGGGTTATAGTTTTTACATTATTAGATGGAACTAAACACACTCTTAATGTTGAAAATCTCAATAATGTTTATACTGGAGAGGAAAGCTGCACAGTAAATCTCATTATAAAAAATAATAGAATTATTGCTGAAGTTAAAACAGATAATTCAGATACAATAGAGTTTAGCAAATCTGATGCTGGTCTTAAAGCAGATGTAAGGATTAAAGATCAATCAAATAATATCTTTAAGTTAGTACAGACAGAAGATGGCTTAGACACTAAAGTAACTTTGAGTTCTGGAGAATCTTTTGACATAAGTAATATCTCTGAAGCAGAATACTTTATTCTTAGAGAAACACCTGAATATAAAGAGGGAACTGTTTATTTTATATATGATAAAGGATATATAGTAAAAAATAAAGTGCTTTATGGAAATATTTGGGAATTAGTGGAATCTTTAAATCACGTAGATTTAGGAAAATTTAATATATCATAATAAATATGAATCAACCAATAAAAACATTTCAGTTTAGACGTAATGATGTTCCATTTAATGATTTAAATCACCTCATTACAGAAGTATCTAAGCCAGAATTTTTTAATAAGTTCACAGAACCTTTGTTAGATGGTGAAGCAATTCTTCTTAGATATAAAGAAGGAGATTCTGTAAATACATTATTCTGTGAAGTATATGATAACAATGGAACTAAAGAACTTCATTTAGAAATAACTGAGGAAGATATAAAAGCTTTATTACCAAGTATTTCTGCTTTTGATAAATCTGTAGTTGTTTCTCCTGATGGTAAAGATTATACAATAAAGGTAAATCTTAATAAAAATGCTGGGATTGAATCTACAGAAAATGGTTTAGGAATTAAAATTGATCCAACAGATAGTTTAATTTCTGTTAGTGAGTCTGGTATTAAATCAAATCTTTCTTTTGAATATGATGCTACTACAGCAACAATAAAAGTATTAGGTAAAGACAATACTGTTTTAACCACTATAGATTTACCTATAGAACAAATCCTTAAATTATCTGAATTACAGGAAGATAATCATCTTAAACTTGTGTTTAATACTTCTAATGGAGATCAAGAAGTATTAGTAGACTTAACTAAGATTGGTGGTACTTATAAAGCAGGATCTGGTGTAGAGATTAAAGATGGTGCTATTTCTTTAAAGTTAAAGGAAGCAGGTACAACAGATTTAGTATCCGTAAAAGCAGATGCTAATGGCAATCTTTATGTAGATAATACTAAGCTTAAAGAATTACAGACAAATCTTACAAAAGATTATCTTACTAAAGAAGAAGCAAAGACTCTTTACCAACCTATTCATAATAACGTAGATTTAGGAACATTTTCTATATCTTAACTATTTATAATATAATTTATGGCAAATAAAAAAATAGAACATATACAATTTAGACGTAATAAGACAGTATATCCAAATTTAAATGCCCTTATTAAGGCTATCAAGGAACCTACTTTTATAGCTAGCTTTAGTCCTGATATTAGAGATGGAGAAATAGTTCTTTTAAGATATACTGGTGAAGATAATTTAGTAAACACTCTTCTTGCAGAAGTATATGTAAAACCTTCTGGTGATAAAGAATTACATATTGAATGTACTTCAGAAGATATTAAGGACATAATTCTTAAACTTATACAGGATAATAGTTCTAATGGAACTGGTATTGAATCTGATGGCACTACTTTAAAGATAAAGATTAGTTCTAAGGATAAGGTTCTATCTCTTAATAATGACGGATTATCTGCTAATGTATCTTTAAAGTATATTCCTAATGAAGCTAAAGTCCAGTTACTTGGTAAAGATAACACTGTAATTAGTGAAGTAGACTTTCCATTTGAATCAATGGTTAAAGCTTCTGAGCTTACTAAGGATAATAAACTTAAATTAACCTTTAATACAACTAAAGGAGATCAAGTTGTTGAAGTAAACCTTGCTAAATTAGTTGATGTTTATACAGCTGGAGATTCTATAACTATTACTGGAAAGAAAGTAAGTGTTAAAGTTGATTCTACAGCTTCTAAGGGAGAACTTCCTATAATAAATACTGCTAATGGATTAAAGGTAGATGATTCAAAATTCAAATCTCTTACTGAAAGAGTGACTAAGGTAGAGAAAGGACAAATCGATCTTCCAGAAACAATTGATTTAGGATATTTCTAATATGATAAAAAGCATACAAATTAAGCGAAATACACATATCTATAATAGTCTTGATGAGTTGTATGCCACAATAAAAGATTCCTCATTTTTTAACACCACATTAGCTGGTGTTAAAGATGGGGAATTACTTTTATTTAGGTATAAAAATGCAGATGGAACTACTGGTTCTTTATTAGGTGAAATGTATATAGATTCCTCTGGTAAGAAAAGTTTGCATATAGAAGTAACTCTACAAGATTTAGAAAGATATATAGATAAAGTAATTAAGGAAAAGCTTGGAAAATGAATCTTTTAGTTGATAGACGTTATAAAAAAGATACTTATACAATAGGTAAACTTTATATAAACGGACAATATTTTTGTGATACTTTAGAAGATACTGTTAGAGATCTTCATGGCACAAATGGAAGAGCAAAAATTCATGGTGAAACAGCAATTCCAGAAGGCACATATGAAGTTACTTTAAATATTGTTTCGCCTAAATTCAGTAAATATCCTTTCTATCAAAAGGTTTGTAATGGTAAAGTACCTAGACTTTTAAATGTACCTTATTTTGAAGGAATATTACTCCATGTAGCAGATGGACCTAAAGGAGCTAAATTAGTTCAAGGATGTATAGGTATAGGTAAAAATAAAATTAAAGGGGGTTTATTAGAAGGAAGAGATACTTTTATGCGACTTCATTCTGTATTAAAATCTTCTAAAGATAAAATTTATATAACTATTAAATAATTTATAAAATGTATCTTGTAAATTTAAAAAATAAGAAAGTTGGCAAATCTCTTGAAGATGAAGCTTGGGGAATTATTATTAAAAGTGATAGTGATGATTGGGAATTAATTGGCAATAGACAACTATATGCTGATTTTAAATCTGGTAAAAATACTGGACACCCAATTGGTAGATATTGGGTTCAAGATGATGGAACAGCAAGAAAATGTGCCCAAAAGATTCTTCTAAGTTCTTAGATGGTAGTACAGTACCTTTAGATAAAGGTCAGTTTATGGTATATTTACCAAGATTATATTATCTTGTAAAAGAAGATAAAGAAAATAATCGTAGGTATCTTTGGATGTCAGATCATGATATAGGTGGTCATTATTTAGAATCAAGCATGCTCGGTGCTTTTTTAAGTACTAATTATAATGGTAAAGCTTATTCTAGACCTTCTGATGATATTGGGAATGATTGGTCAACGGTGGCTGGGTTTGAAAGAAATCAAGCAGTTGGAAAATATTTTAATAATATGGATTATGACCAATGGAGATATTTAATTATGCTTCATTTATCAGAATTTGGAACTAATGATATTCAAAAAACTATTGGCAAGGGGGACACTTATAATAATATTGTCGGAAATACCTTAACTTGTGGAGATAGTATTGGATATTACAAAAGTAAATCTTCTGATATAGAAACACATAAATTATATTCATATGGTAAGCAAAATTTCTTAGGAATTGAGGGAATTATTAATATGAAAACATTGTGTGGAGGACTTTTACAATATAATGACGGAATCTATACCTATAAAGATCCAACAAATTTATATAAAACTAAGGATGAAATAGTTGCATTAGGAAAAGGAAATTATAGGGTAATTACTGGAATAGTTAAAGCAAGTATTAACTCTACTGTACATATTGGAGATTTTATAGGTGGAGATTATTTTGATACGTTTATTTCAAAAGAATATAAAGATAATGTATCCAGCAAAAATTGGGGAAGAGATAGTCAACAACTCGAACTTTCATTTAGCTATAACGATAATATCTTTTTGTTTGGTATTGGCTACTATAATAATTGTGGTTTAGCTTATGCTGTTGGAAAATATGAGTTTGATAGAGTTAATAAAGAATTTGCTGTTAGAAATGGTTACTTTGGTCCAATAAAATTCATTTAAATTACTATATAATATGGATTCACTTCAAATAAAAAGATCAGAACAAATATTTGAATCTTATAAAGATTTACAAGATTTCCTAAAAGATCAATCTAAAGTGGTTGATACTTTAAACCTTAAAGATGGTGAACTAGTTATCTTTAGGTATAAATCTGTTGATGATGTTAAATCAATTTTAGGTAAATGTATTGTTTCTGATACCAATAAATTAATTTCTTTAGAAATACCTTACGAAACAATTTATTCTATAGAGAATGAATTAGAAAGTCTTAGAAACAAAAAGACAATTCACATAGAGAAGTATTTAAGAGGTTTTGATGCTATGACAAACAGACACTTTGAATTTAGCTCTAGTGATATTAGAAATTATTTCTTTGAAGGGCAAATGAGAATGGTGAATGAAAAAGAACAATTAACCGGTGTTCCTACAATTTGTAGATTAGACACTGCAAATAATTATTCTTTTCATTTTAATGTATCTGGTTTTGATGCTATGGTTGGTAAGAAAGTTTTAATCTTTACTCCATTTGTAGAATTAGATAATAAAATATTACAAAATGAAGATATTACAAAGAACTTCCCAACTAGTTCAGATTCAACTTATACACTTACTACCAAAAATGGTTCTTTTAATTTTAGAAAATTATTTCCTAGTGATATTACAAGAGTGTATTTAAAACCACTTAGAGGTAGTAATATTGAAGGAAAAGTATATAAGACGGAACACGGTGTATATAATGGTTTTGTTTTTGAGATACCAGCTTCTCTTAGAGATTCTAATATGTCAGTTGTGTTTGAGTTTTCAGATGAATTTTTAGAAAAGTATTCAATAAACGGTAATGTTAGATTAATTCTATCCAGATTTTTTATATGCAATTGCTGGGATAGTTCTTTTATAATGAATTATGAATCAGATTTAGACTATCCAGATAGAGGATATGCCTTTAATAGGTATTACTTATATACACATGTCTATTCTGATGGTACTCATGAGGATATTACTTATCCTTATGATACAAGTAAAATAGAGAAACTTGTAAATGAGTAATAAATGTGAATTAGGAGAATCTTATAAAGATACGGTATTTCTTGGAACTGGTAAGTTCTATTTAAGGGTTGGTCAATCTTCTTATAAAGAATTACATTTTGATTCTGATGATATTCAGATAATCAAAAAAGTTAATTCTATAGATGAAGCTTCAGGCACTGGTATATTTTATGATACTTCTTCACAAGACATTGTTTTTGTTATAGACGATGTTCCAATAGTGCAAAACAATCTTAAAGCTTCTAAACAAGAACTTACTGAAGAACAGAAAAAACAAATTTTAGAAAATTTAGGGTTAATTGGTAAAGAGGATGAAAAAGATATTCCTTATATTTATTATAATTCAGAAAAAGATGAATATATCTTTAAATATAAAGATAAAAACTTAACTTTATCTGAACTTATTCAAAAAGCCTTTACTAGTTCTACTGATACTGGTTCTGAAAGTAATTCTGGTGAAGCAGTTATAAATGATGCTATTAAAGATAAAGTATTAAAAATTATTAATAGTGAAAATATAGATTTTACAAAGGCAGAATACTCTGTATCTATTAATAAAAATAAACGTTTTAAATTAAATGATAATTCAGTAACTTTTAATGTTGATAAATTATTATTAAAAGCTGATGAAAAGAAATTTCATTTAACAAATAATGAATTATTAATAGATACTATTATTACTAATAATATTATTACTTCAGAAGCTCCTGCTATAACATCCTCTGATGTTATATTAGCAATACAAAATGCTAAAGAAATATCTGATATAACATCTTTGTTAGAAGAATTAAACTCAATATCAATACAAGAAGGTGATTGGTTAATTTCCTTAAATCTTAGTAATGGAATAGTAAATGGTTACCCTAGATCTATTATAGACAGTAAGGGAAATAAGGTTAATGTAATATCTTTTTATCAATCTGATAATAATAAATTTGATAAAATTATTGAAGAAAATGCAGAAGATATTAATAAATTAAGAACTACTTTAACAAATCATTTTAATAGTATTAGATGTGTATATTTAAGAGATTCTAGAGGTAATCAAGGGGATTTTAACTTTTATCAAATACCCTCTAAAGATAATAAATGGGCTTTTGGTGGAACAACTAATTTAGTAAATAATGTTTCTAACACATCTATAAGTAAAGGACAAGTAGTTGAATTTACAGAGCATTTAAATAATGTAATAATATTTACAGATTACTTTAAATGTGTTTCTGCTGATAATTCAATTATTGGTGTTAATGGAAATTTCGGAACATTAAATAAAGTTATATTGCTTGGAAATAGCAGTACTATTACTGGCAATCTTTCTAATAAGTGTATATGTAGTGATATAATAGAAGAGAAAGATTTAAATACTATTAATGATATTAAGCCAGAAATATTAAATTTCCTAAAACAAATAAATGATCCAGATGTATTAAAAACACTTTCAGAAATGGATTCTGCTACTATCCAATCTTTAGTTAAAGTAGCACTTAAAAAATTAATTGAATTAAATAAAACAACATAATATGGCATCAAGAAATACTATATTAAAATTAAAGCAAGACAACACAGGAAAAGTATTGAGTATTAATATAAATCAAGAAATTGTTGAAAAGCCTAACGTTCCTTCTGGATTAGGTCTTCATTGGAAACATCCTTTTTCTGGACAATGGATTCAGAATGCACGAAGAATTAAAGATACTAGACGTATTGTTGATATAGCTAAGTATTACCACACACAAAGCACATTAATAATAGATACTTATGATAAACCAAATGCTGAATGTAATTGGTTTGATATAAAATATACAGGATTTGGAACAGATGTAAATGATTCAGGAGAACTAGTTAGAGATCCTAAAATAATATTTAGTCAAGATGATATAGATCAGTATTTTAAAAATTTGATTTCTATAAAATCACCGCATACGCAAATCAGATCTAACCAAGTTATACTCAATTTTAAACATACAGTTGGGCAAGATCCTGTTTCTATGGCTTCTCCAGAAAGAGATATTACTATTTTCTATATTAGCATAGCAGATAACTGTGGCTATACAAATATAATTCCATTAGATTTTTCTAAGATAAAATAATGAACAATAGAAGAAAAAATAATTATATAAATAAAATAAAACTATGTCACAAGCAAGAAGTTTTACAATTGAATTAACACAAGTAGGTACAGGTAAAAAGGCAACTGTAAAAGTAAATCAAGGTGGGTTTACACCTGAATATATATTCTATTGGAAAGATCATGGTGGAAATTCTCAAAGGAGTGTTTCTGCAACAGTAGATGGTGTTATTACTCCATTATCTATAGTAAGCCAAAAAACGGCATTGACTATGCCACCTATAGTTAATCTTGATTATAATCCTACAAGCAACAATGATTCTATAATAGAAACAGTTCGTCCTAATTCAGATTCTGTATATATTAAGTTATTACCAAATCCAACTTATTCTACACGTTCTGTAACTATTACATTAACTCAGAAAGAATCTGGTAAAACACTAACGGTAGTTGTTACACAAGCCGCTAAGACAGATGATGGTGTCTTTAAGGCAGATCCTACTACACTCTCTTTTGGAGCAGCTTCAGACACTAAGTCCTCTAAGATTACTTCTACTTCTAAGGGACAGACAGTTGGTTGGACTGTATCTAACAAGTCTTCTATGCCCTCTTGGCTTACTATTTCTGGTGAGGGTACAGGCACACTTTCAGCAAATGTTACGAAAAACGGTTAAAGAATATCGATTATGTCAGCAGATAGAAAATTCACTCTTGAATTAAAACAAAACAATACAGGTAAAACTTTACAAATTGCTATTACACAACAAGGCAAAGCTTTTGTTCCTGAATATGTTTTCAAAACAGATAAAAAAGATTACTATATTGGTAATGACGGTGGGTATGTAATTATTAATTATACATCCTATAAAACTACAGAAAGTGGTGGAAAGGAACCAATTAAACCGACAGCACGTTTCTCTGGATATTGCGATACATGTGTGAATCACCCAACAGTTGTAGTTAGTGATCCAGATAGTAACGGAAAGGGAACAATAAAAGCTCAAATAGTTAAGAATTTTTCTTACTATGAAGAAGAAGTTGCTACCGTTCATATAAGACAACAAAGAGATACTTATTCCGAACCAATAAATGTTTTTATTCATGTAGCAATTAGACCTGATGATGGTATATTCAAAGCTGATCCAACAACACTTTCTTATTCTTCTGATGGTGGAACAAAGACTTCAACAATTACATCAACCTCTAAAGGTAAAACTATTGGTTGGAGCGTAATGGATAAATCTAGTGTTCCAGATTGGGTAACAGTATCTGGAGAAAGTACAGGAACATTATCTGTAACTACTAAGGCTTATAAATAATAATATATGTTTAATTTTGATTAATAGTGTTTTTTATAGAAAAATTTGAATTAATTAAAATAGATATTATATTTGTAATTAAGAATAATTTAATTATGATAATGAAAAAATGAATTAACAATGGCAAATTTAGATTTTAACACACACGATAACAGTGGTTTAGAATCAATTGATGATGGATTTTCTGATGATATTTTTAAAGAACCAGAGGATCCGATTACAGTTGAACCAACCACTGATACAGATCAAAACGATTTTAACCATACTGATGAGTATTCAACTATTTCTAGAGAATACTTAGACAAGTATCTTCAATCAAATGGTATAAAGGATATTAATAATATTACCTTTGAAGATGAAGATGGTAAGGAATATACAAAACGTTTTGATGAATTAACTGACGAAGAAAAAGTAAATATCCTTAGAGGAGATCTTGATGAATATGATTTATCTGATGATGAGGTTAATTTACTTAACATAATGAGATCCAATAACCTTGATTCTAAAGGTTTAGAGGATTACTTAGCAAAATATTATTGGGATTTGTTCCAAAAGCAATATACACCACAGGAACCCCAATATAATTATGCTATTGATGATATTTCAGATGATGAGCTATATGTAGCAGATTTGAAATCAAGATTTCCAAATGCTACTGATGATGAGCTTATAAGAATGTTTGAACAAAATAAACAAGATGAATCCCTTTATACTAAGGCTGTTGCTGATTTGAGAACTTTCTATAGACAAAAGGAAGATGATATGAAGAAGCAACAAGAAGAAGAGATTGAAAGACAACGCCAGCAACAAGAATATGCTTATCAAAATGATATTCAACAAGCACTACAGAATTTTGATAATATCGGAGAATTGGAATTAGAACCAACCGATAAACAACAAATTCTTAAAGTACTTACAGATTTTGATAATTCTGGAAATAGAGCAATAAACACAATGTTGCAAGATCCCAATAACCTAGTTAAGGTAGCTTGGTTTTTGCTTCATGGTGAAAACTCTATTAATGGGTTATCTGACTACTATAAGAAAGAAATAGCAAATAGCAGACGTACTCAAACTAATAAAACAAATGTTAGGTCTGTTACATTACCTAAATCTAGGCAAGTAAATAATAAGACTGTTTCTTCTATAGAGGATTTAGACTTTTAATATCTTTCAATCTTAATATTAAATCAACATTTTATGAGAATTTTAAATTTTGCACCTGTAGATCCTAATATGAGTGCTACACGCACTTACGAACATTTCTACAAGTTTTTAGGTGATCATCCACATCGTCTTGGTCTTGTTGCACGTATGTATGATGATCAAACTTTACTTTATCTTACTGAGGCACTTGCTAACGTATTCTATACTGGTGACGGTAAGAGAATGAATCGCTTCCAGAACATTAATAACATGTCTTTTGAGTGGGAGCTTCAAACAAACTTTATTAAGCGTGTACCTTTTGCTGCTACTCCTGTAGATACTGGTGAGGAGGGTACTGAGATCACAATGGCTTTTACTGAGAATTACTATCAGAAGTATGACATCTTTGTAATTGAGGAATCTCGTCAGCTTTGCCAGGTAGTAAGTCGTCCTATTCGCAAGTCTGATAAGTATTTTGAAATACAGGTTAGGCTTATTGATAATGACTTTAGTTCTATCCTTGACATGAATGCATGTCATAAGGGTGCTCTTACACACTTTATTTCTAATGCTCATCCAGAGCTGTCAGAGGAGGGTTGGTTTTACATAGCTCTCCTAATCAATATTTTATTTAATTAATATAATATTGTATAAAAATGCCTTTAATTGCTGGAAACTCTTGCTAGGTTTTAAGTACTAATAATTTTATATGATTATAGTAACAATCTTAAAAATAAAGACAATCAGCATCCAAGCCATAAAGTTTATGGAAGGTTCAACGACTATCCGAAAGGAGTAGGGAATATATCCCGAAATGGGGCAAATTTAAATATGATAATATTTAGATTAAGATATAGTCTGAACTTCTGTGGAGACACAGAGATTAACAAAATTTGTATGTAAAATATCAATCTAACCTTGAAAAGCATCGTGGTTACATTACAACTTTCCGTAATGATGTTACATTCTCTTCTCTCTATGCTATTCAGGAGGAGATGTTCACAACTATCAAGGATGACAAGCGTGGACTTGAGAAGAACCTTATTCTGAATAAGGCTGAGAAGGATCTGTTTGATAACTTCATGTACAGTCGTTCTACAGGTCTCTTACTCAATAAGAGCAACGTAGATGCCGATGGACGTCCTACCATTGTTGACCCAGATACAAACCGTAGCATCTACATTGGAGACGGTTTGATTCCGCAGCTCAATCGTTATGCTAACAAGCATGTTTATAACAAGCTTTCCTTGCCTGTATTTGAGACAGCTATTGGTGCTATGTCTGAGCGTTCTGATAAGCCCACTGGTAATGAGTATATCTTCGTATGTAATGAGAAGATGTGGAGAGATGTTAATCGCATTTTAGCTACCACCCTTCAGAATTCTAAGGCTGATGGTACCTATCTTTGGTCTAAGGCTAAGAATGGTTACGTAGATGTGGGTGCTACTTATCAATCTTATGAGTTCGCTGGTAATACTATTACGTTTAGAGTTGAGAGGGCTCTTACAAACGAGTTTGGTTCTGATAAGGGTTACGGTTTCATAGTAGACCTTACTCCAGATAAGACTACAAACACCCCTGCTGTAAATATGTTTACAATCAAGAACTCTGAGTTTATCTCTAACTATATTGAGGGTGTAGGTGGTCTGAAGGGTAATACTAGTGGACCTGTTTCTTCTCCTATTGCTGGTTCTCATAGAGTAATTATGGGTTATGCTGGTGTAGGTGTAATGAATCCTTATAAGTCCTTCTTCCTTATTGAGGCCTAATAAATAAATAAAAAATATAAATAAGATTAGTTATATAAAAATAACAAAGTAATTAGGTGGAGAGTAAAATCTCCACCTAATTTTTAATTAAATTTTAATGAATCAATGGATAAATATTCAAATATTATTGTTTTAAGAAGTGTATATGGAGCTAATGGCTCAAAGGTCTTCATTCAACCCTGTGTTGATCCAAAAACTGGGAGATTCCCAGATTGTGTAAAGCATGTCAATTCAATGGGGGATATGATACTTACTGATGAAGAAAGAAATAGTGGTGAGATTTTTATTCCAGAAACAGAAACTTTTGTAATTGAAACTGGAAAAACCTTTAATTTAGATGATCCTTATGAGAAAGCTGAATGGGAAGCTATTAAAGGTTGTCCTCTTATCGCTGAATCTAGAGATGCAAGAGATGCTACTGGACGTTTGGTGATCGATGGTGATGGTTCAGAAGCAAATTATAGGCATACAGAAAATGGAGATCGTAGGGCTAGATATGGTATGGCTGAATTTTACATAGACAGACCTGGTGAAGAGCAAGATAGAAAGATTACTAATGCTAGACTTGTTCATAATGCTAAGGGATATGTATTTAGTGATACAGATGCTAACCGTAAGAATATGTGTAAGATTCTTGGTAAGAATATGCTGTACCAGTCAGATGCAGATGCTATGGAGTATCTATTAAAGATTGCAGGAACTAATCCTAATAAGATTATAGATCTTTATACATCTTCTGATACAGGTCTTAGGTTGCTTCTTGTTGATGCTCTTGATAAGAAGGTTATTATGTATAAGAATGACCTTTATATGTATAATAACACAATATTAGGAGCTAATTCAGATGCCGTAATTACATGGATGAAACAATCTAAAAATAAGCAGATCCTTGACTTAATTAAAAATGATGTTTTGCCAGAAGCTCTTCAACATTCTGAAGCTGTAGAGGAAAAGATTCAAGCTCAGAAGGCTGCTTTAGAGGAAAAGAAAGCAGCTGCTGAGGAAAAGAAAGCAGCTCAGAAGGCTGAAGCTAAGTAAAGACTAATATTATTTATTTCTTAAATAAAACTAAATGACTGCTAGACAAATATATGAAGCTCTTTTAATAGAGCTAAATAAAGTTCAGGCACCATCTCTGTTGTTAGAAGATTATAATTATTTCTTAAATAAAGCTGTTTATCAATATATAAACAAAAGATGTAATATTTATGATTATAACCAACAGACAACTGATGATTTAGCGGTTCTTAAATCTACTGCAATACTTACAACCACCAAAAAGGTAGATAAGTATGGAGAAGATTCTAATCAAAACTCTTCTTTTGGTGATAAGCCAACAAGTATTTTTGGTGCCGTATACGAAGCAGAATTACCTTTAGATTATTTTCATATCTTAAATTGTATTTGCTCTTTTACACCAAAAGCTAACTTTAAATGTTATGATAAGGGTTATCCTATTCAATTCGCTGCTAAGAGATTAACAGCTGATATGTGGGGTGGAATAATCAACAATCATTACATGAGACCAATGTATAAACGTCCTTATTATTATATTCATAATGTTAATGTAATAAACCCAAAAGGATTAAATATTGGTACTAATGGTGGAGGAGAAAATACAGATTCTGAAGGAAAACGTTGGAATACTGATGGTAAACCAACTTTAACAATAGGAGGGCAACCAAATGTTGAGAGAGTTGGTGAAATTAGATATGGCAATCAAACTTCTCCAAGAATTGAAATTAGATATGGAACTGATGATACTTTATTTGAATTAGGTAAAATTTGGATAGATTATATTAAGACACCTAAGACAATTAGGTTAACTCAAAATCAAATAGATAGAACAGAAGATTCTAGTCAAATTATAGAATTTCCTGATTATGTTGTACAAGAGATTATTAATGAAGCTGTAAAATTAGTAATGGAGAATGCTTCTGATCAGCGTCTTCAGACTAATGTAGCTGTAAATCAAACCATAGCACCTCCTCAATCTGCTCAATCGCAGCAGTCGTAGGATGCTATACAAATTAATTAAATAAAAATATGTTTCAATTTATTGCAACAACCGTAATTAACACCACTAAGGATTCAAGTGGTAAGCCTCTCTTTTCTACTGTTGGAGAAGGGGATTTTAAGAGATTTATCATCAAACGCTTTGGTGTGTTTGATAAGGAGTGTATCGTAAATATTTTTAAGACTTCTCCTAAGGAGGGTAAGGTTAGTGAGTTTAAGTTTGTAGTCCCTGATTTTACTGAACTTAAAAAGGGTGAGTATCGCCTTTCTTTTAGAGTATCTCCTAAGGCTACTATTCCTACTGAGTATCAAAATATTTCTACTTATGCAGGTAAGACTTATGACTTTGATTTCCACGTTCTTCGTGATGATGAGGATAAGAATGCTATTGCTGATAAGATAAAGAGAATTCTTAATACCCTTTTAAAGGAATCTGAGCTTGACTTCGTATTTGAATCTGTAAAGGATTCTGACACTATTACATTTAAGACTAAGACCCCTAATTTCAATATAGAGAATGTTGTACTTTATAAATATAACTCTCTTGGAACTGAGGATGCTTTAGTTGGTTATGATATAGTAGAGCGTCTTGACGCTTCAGAGAATTTTAAGGATGGTTCTTATGAGAGTAAGGGTGTATTTAAGGGTTCTAAGCTTGATGTATGTCAGCTTGGATTTGGTACTTATGACCACCTTCTTAGTACTGTAAACCTTCCTACAGATGCTAATCTTGGCCTTGGTTCTAGAACTGCTTTTATGCGTCCTGTTATGGGTGGTAAGTATACACAGTTTGTAATTGATTATTATAAGAATCGTGGTATTCTTGGTAATCAGGCTGTAGGTCAGAAGACAGAATCTCTTACTCAGTTTAGTATTTGGGTAGCTGAGTCTGTACTCAAGGACTTTGAAGCTGCTCTTGATAAGCTTGAATTAGAGAAGGGTATTGACAAGCGTTATAAGGAAATTACTGATGAGAAGACAGCTCAGGAGGCTGTTAGCATGGTAACTGGTCCTACCACTGGTAAGCAGAAGACTGTCGAGATTCAGGAAGAGAAGTAATTAAGTAAATTACATTAAAGTCTTTTAATAATAAGGCGACGGCACATTGGTTGTCGTCGCCTTTTTTGTTTATATAGTAAATATAAAAATATATGGTTTACAACCAAATGGCTTCTGCCATATTAAACGATGTTTATACTGGATTAAGAGGATTACATTCAAACATAGCCTTATCAGTAGAACAACTTGAAGATGAAATTCCATTAGTAAGATTAAATCTTATTAAACAATATGCCTTAAAAGGAGTTTTAAACACTAAAGATTTAATGTATTCAGTTAATTGTATTCCTGTAGATTGTAAATCTTTAGATAGATGTCCTAAGTGTATTAAAAATGATTTTGATTGTGAAGAGGAAGAAATACCACATTTTGAAATACCACAAGTAGTAAATGAGATAGGTATTAATGGAATAGACTATATAGGTTCTACAGACAGACAAAACCCTTATAAAATATATTACACACCTCATGAGGTTAAATACAGAAAATATAAGAGATTTTTTAAGGAAAAACCTTATGTATATTTAGACTTAACACCTAATGAAAATGGTAAATTAGATGGGTATATTTTTAATGCACCATTAGTTCAAAACATAAGTGTAGTAGCTATTTTTAAAGATTTACGAGACTTAGAGGCATATAATTGTTGCAATGATATAAAATTAAATATGTCTGGAATTGATTTAGAAGTACAGAAAACACTTACAGATGATAAGATTAAATATTATAGACAATTAGCATTTCCTCTTATTAATAATAATCAAACAGCTAGATAATGAATTTTAATTTAGTTTTTACAACTGCGAACACACTGTATGGTATAGATAAAGATCCAGAAGATTTAATGGAAATTGCTCTTATGGGTTTTAGTTTAATAGGTAATGCTAGAACTAAATTACATAAAGTGATTGCTTTACCACAAGGAGAAGATAATTCAGTAGAATTACCTTGTGATGCTATTTATGCAGATTTTGATGGTGGTATTAGAATAGAATCTGTTACTTATGGTTTTGAGGATTATCAAGATATAACTAATTTATCTTTAATAAATCCTGGATCTGCTATTATAGAGCATTGGATAGAAGGAACTAAGGACTTTAAAAGTCCTTTTTATGAATCTGGTAGATATGCTAAATATGAACAAATAGGTAGAACACTTTATTTTAAAGAAAATTATGGACCTGTTTGTGTTATATATAAGAAATTGGCTACAGATTCAGAAGGATTACCTGATTTAACTGATGCTGAAGTTAGAGCTATTGCTACTTATATAGCTTTTGTATGTAAACAAAAAGAAGGATGGCAAACAAATAATAGTGCATTACTTCAAATGTCTCAAATGTTACGTAAACAATGGTTAACTATGTGTGATCAAGCAAGAATGCCAGATCATATAAGTCAAAATGAAATGAATGAAATATTAGATTCTTATTCTAATCATAATAGAAAAATATATAATAAAGCATACAAACCAATTCGATGAATAAAATACCTTTAGATTGTTCCTTATATGGTTCAGAGTTATTCTATGGATTTGAGGATATTCTTATTAGAACACCAACAAAAACCTTAGAAAAACATTTATATAGTATGTCTAAACTAGCTATTATTTACAAAGTTTTTATTTACTTTTTAGAATTAGTTATAAAAGATATTATTTATAATGATGTTCGTTTTCAAGTAAATGAAAAAAGTAAATATAGACTACATATGAATAAACTATCTGGAAAAGAATTTGAAGAAGCTTATAGAAGAGGAAAGTTTTGGGAAATAAATCCAACTGTATCTAACAATACTGGATATACTTTAGCTTTAAGTAAAATTGCTAAAACTAAAGAAGATTGGAAAATATATGAGAAAACTGTTCCTTTTTATGTTGGGTGGAGATTAAAAGAATATATAACTGATAAAGTAAATTCTGGAGGAGGTTATAGTGGATAAATATTTAAAAGACTATTTACCTTATGTATATGCTAAATTTCCTTTTATAGCACAAAAGGATATAGATAGAATAATAACTTTTGGATTAAAGTTATTTATAAAAGCAACTATGTCTAATGTATGGGTTATTTTCACTAGTGGTATGTTTTTCATTTCTAGTGCAAAAATGTATAAGTTATATTATAACTTTGATAGATATATGTATGTTTATAAAAATGCATTAAGAAAAAAACTAAGATTTCTTTTAACACTTAGAAAATATCCTTATGATGGATATTATTATTTCTATATGAATAAAAAGCAATATGAGGCTTTTCTAGAAGAAAATAAAAGTGCTATTCTCAGTAATAAGAGAAATAAGTTAAATAAAAAACCATACGTATATAGGAATATAACTATGTTTAAATACCAAGATGAATTATGGGCTAAATCTTTTCCTTGTAAAAATGTCTTTAGATACCCTATTGAGGATTCTACTATATATGAAAACAAAAATTCTGTATATTGTAAAGAATTGAAAACATCCAAGGTTGAACAAATCTTATCTCTGAAGAAAAGTATGAGATCTTGGAATCTTATTAGATATAGCATATATGATTATAAAATTAAAAACTATAAAATTGATGAACGTGGTAAATGGAAGCACAAACAAACCAGTTTAATAAAGGATTAAATTTAGATACTAATCCAGCTACTATAAGTAATGAATACTTAACAGATGCTTTAAATGGTACATTAATTTCCTTTAATGGAAATGATATGTCATATCAAAATGATTTAGGTAATGCTAGGATTCATAATGCAAGACTAAAGCCTGGATTTATTCCATTAGGAATGAAAGAATATGGAGGTGTTATTTATGTTGCTTCACATAATCCACTATCAGGTGATTCAGAAGTAGGATCTTTCCCATCTCCAGAGAGGAATCATAATTATAATTTTGAAGATAAAAGTATAGAACAATCTATAGATGTAAATTCTTGGTTTAATACTGAATGTTCTAGTAATGGATCTAAGTCTTTGCCAAAACCTATGTCTCAATCTATAGGTATTAAAGACACTAAAGGAAAAGATGTACTATTAAATCCAGGAGATCTTTATAAGATAGCATTGTCAAATTTAAATCCTGTTGAAAAAACACAAGTAGAATGGTTCTTTAATAAACAGGATAAAGCCACATATCATAAGTTAAGGCAATTAGGATTACAGAAAAAATATTATCTTTCTGTATCTATAAGAAATCTTCAGGGAATAACAGAAGACGTAACAGAATCTTTATTTGATGATGATATGTCTTTAAATAATGCTTTTATTCTTAATTCTGCATTAACCTTTAATAAACAAGGAGATAGAGTTATTTCAGAAGAAGATGCCTTAAATAATTATCGTGAAAATGTAAAGAAAGAAAACTTTCACATATATTCTGGTAAAAGTTCTGGTTATTTACAATTAGGATTAAAGGTAAATACACTTAGAGATTTTTCTATGAGTTATTCTTATCTTGTTAAAGAGGAAAATCAAGATAAGAATATGTATTTATTATTTAAGGTTTTTGTTAATCCAAATAACAATAAAGAATACATGCAAAAAATATCTGGTGTATCTAATATATCAGATAATGATTATGTATTCTTAAAATCTGTAGAGGCTGTAAATATGCAAAATCCTTCTAGCTTTAGTGCTGAAGGATTTAAAAATAAAGAGGAATCAATCAAATTTTTAGAAGGGATATTTGGTGAGGGTACAGATTATTGGAAGTCTTCTTATACCACACCAGAATTCTTTGGTATGTATGTATTTAAATATACACTTCCAAAGAAAAAAGATTCAAATGATCCTAAAGTAGAATTTAACTATAGTTTTGTACCACAATCTACAGTAGCTTCTGAATGTTTTCATAAGTTTGAAGGTAAAATTAATGTTGATGAATTACTTTCTAAAGACTTAGAATTAAAGTTAAATAGATGGAATTATAGATGTAATATAGATAATATTAATCCATTAGAATTAAACTTTGGATTTTCTGTTCCAAAGAATGAACTATATATTTCTAATATAGGTGATTGTATTATTTCCTTTTATGATATTTATTTTAATAGAGATTGTAATTATCATCTAAAGATTTCAAATAATGGAAATAATTTTTCAGAAAGAACTTTATATATACCCTATATAGAATTAGGACAAGCTGGTAGATTAAATACAAAAGAAGAAAATGATGCTACATTAAAACAAGCTGTTTACAATTCTGTAAATACTACTTATATTGATAATAAGGGTGATAAACAAACTGGAAATATAGGTTATTATAACAGTGCTAAGGATTCAACTAATTTATCTGGTATAAATATAAACAGCAATAAAGAAATACTAGCAGATAAAGCGTATCTTATAGAAGAAGATACTACAAATTATATACCATATAATGAAATCACTTCTTCTTTTGGAAGAACACCTCTTATATTAAATAATGTTTATTTATGTAAAATACAGCTATTAGACAAGGTTAATAATAAACCAATATTAACAGACTATAGATTTATTATTACTAATGGTGGATATGATAATGAAACAGGCTTAGATTTTAAGGATCTTAAAGGAAATTTCTTAAATAATTTAAATTGGGTATTACTTACGAATGAGAATAATATTTCAGTACAAAATAGTGATGACCCATTCTTTAAAGAACCTCTTAAAGAAGAACCAACTGATTTATTTCTTAATTTATCTTTAAATCTGTCTTATGGTTTTAATGGAAATAGTTCTATTGGGGATATTGATAAAAATAAAATAAACACTAAATATGCTATTACTTTAGATTCTAAGCCAATAGAAGAAGAAGAAGATATAACAGGGGATGTTTTAAATGCTAAGATATTAAATAAGATAATACCTTTTAAAAAAATATCGTGTATAAAAAATAAAACTTCGCAAATTTATAACGCAGTAACCTTTTCAGAAATATTTACAGTTACTACTTGGTCTAATCCTTATTTATGGAAATATTCTGGAGATTTTAACGATAACACTAACAACATACATTACAATACTGAAAATATAGATATTCTTTTAGAGAAATCCAATAATATTATTTATAATCCAACTTCTTATGCTAGAATAGATGCAGAAACAAAAGATAGTGGTACAAAAGATTTTGGAATTCAAAATCTTTATGTAGGTCCTATGTTTCCTTTTTTGGGAGAAGTACCTCCTATACCAATATTTAAATATTCATACTTAGATAGTATTGTATTGTTTTCACTTGGATATGTTAAACCAGGTAAAGGAATAGGTACAGAGAGAGCTATTATATTTACAGGATTATATAAAAAAGGAAAATATTATGAATATTATACTGTAGAAAAAAACAACAGATTAATTGAGACATTTGAAAATAATCAATACTTAGATAGGTATAAAAGAGATTTTTTCCCTATATTATTATACACTGATTTAGGATTTGTAGGATTTTATGGAAAATATAATTCTGATGAATTAAATAAGTTAGAAATATATAAAAAAACACAAGAAAATACACAAAAATCAGTTTTACGATACTCTATAGATAATAATGTAAATTTAATGTGTTTAATAAATACAAATATTTCTGAAGAAGCTTTATTAATGTTTGATAATACTTTATCCACTTTTATAGAAAAATTAAAATCTGATAAAATTATCACTTCAAATATTGAACAAAATAATTTTATAGAAAACAAAAATTCTATATCTAATAAAGTATCTATTAATTATATAGACATTAATTTACAAAAAGAAAACACATCTTCTGAAGACAACTTAAAAACATTTTTGGGAACAACACTTGATCCATTACTAATTTGCACACAATCTGATAAAAAGAATAAATATTTTCTTCTAAGTAAATCAGATGTTCAAAATTTATTGCCAAATAATTTTGGAAATACTATGTATGATGTTGGATCTGTCCCTAATAAAGGAAAAATAACTTCAGATAATTTTCAAACATTACTAAATAAAAACACGAACAGTTGGTTTATTGAAAATAAAAATACTAGGATAGGAAATTCTAATAGTTTTATTTGGACATTATTATTTTTAAGATTAAATGGAGACAATATTGAGCTAGATATTCCATATATTAAAAGGTATGCTAAAAGAAGAGCATTATTTAATGTTGTAGCACTTTGTGATGGAAAATATAAACATCTTATAGAACATGATGTTACAAACGAAAATGTAAATATAAAGTGGACAAGAGCAGTAAAAAAATCAGATTATTCTTATTTATATATACCACTTCCTTTATTTTATACAGGTACTCTTATATGATATGAACATTAATTCAATAATTAAATCATTACCACAGAAAGGGGATTTACGTTATGAGTACAATACCCTTTGGAATTTTAGAAAAAAGGTTAGATCTTATAAACAAAACACTAATGGTTGGATATTATTAAATAAAGGTGGTGTAGCTTGTCTTAAATTAAAAAAGGAATGCTTTTTATATCCTAAAGAATTTGATATAAGTAATATTTCCTTTTATAATTATTACGAAACAGAAAATAAATCTGAAGACTATTATTATTTTGAACCTTTAACTAATAAAATAATTTTAACTTTAATACAGAATAAGATATTTACAGATGAAGAGTTTTATTCTAAAGCTAAAGATTATTTAATATTAGAGGAAGTAAAGAACGAAATTACAGATTTAACAACACCCTTATTAGATTTTGATTTGAACCACCCAGTAGATATTCTAACACAAGAATTTTATGATGGTTCAGTAAATCTTATTTTAAATGATGATAAAAACCCAACAAGAATAATTAACAGTAGATTTTCTGTTACAGAAGGAGATACTTATCAGATACCACAAAGATTAAATGATAATGATGCCAATTTATATGATGATTCTGAATGGGAACAAGATACCCAATTAAGAAAAATCTATAAAAGTATTCCAGATTTGCAATTAGTATCTGTAAGTAATGGTGGAAATCTTTTAGTTGGTAGTTATATATTTTATTTTAAATATGAAGATGCTGACGGAAATACTACAGATTTTATAGCTGAATCTGGTGCTGTTGCATTGTTTATTGGTACAACAGAAAGTACTGTCCAAAGTGGTTTTGGTAATATGAATTCTAATAAATTTATAGAGTTCAAAATTTCTAATTTAGATACCTCTTATAAGAAAATACGTGTCTATTATTCAAGGGCTTCTTCTGAAATAGCTGGAGTTAAGGGTATAGAGTATAAAGAAATAACTAAAGGATTCCCTATAAAAGATAATGAAGAAACAATTATCATTACAGGATTTGAAAACACTATTCCTTCTTCCTTTAATGTTATAAATGCTAAATATCAAACTTGGGATTGTGCTAAAACACAAACATTACTTCATAATAAATTATTGATAGGTAATTTAGAAAAGCAAGAAGTTGACCATAAGGATTTAATAGATTTATCAGCAAGAATATATCCCAAAATAATTGCCGAAAAATTTGAAGATTCTTATAAAGATCCATTAATTATTTACAACAAACTTGGATATCATCCAGAAGAATTTTATAGATTTGGTATTGTTTATATATTAAATGATAATACCTTATCAGATGTTTATAATGTAGCAGGTACTTTATTTGATTCTTCTATAAATAAAATAAAAGAAGATGAATTATCATCTGAATTATCTTCAGTTACAGATAAAGAAGCAGAATATCTTGATGATATTTATCAAAAGAAAGGAACATTACCTGTTGTTGATTATGATGGTGAATTTTCTAGAAATTATCTTTCTGTTATAGGAGATTCTATAAGTAACACTTCTTTAAATAATAAAGGAGTTATAAAGATGCCAGAATGTAAAGAAGATTATGTTTTAGGTGTTAAATTAGTAATTCCTAAGAAAGTTTATTTACGCTTATCTAAATTAACTAAAGGTTATTTCTTTGTAAGGCAGAGAAGACTTCCTTTAGTATTAGGTCAGGGAATTATAGTTGGAAATGAACCAATTTCTCATTTACCAACCCTAAAAAACGAGCAAGAAGATAAATATTTCTTTGAAAGATTTATTAATAATTCAGGAACTTTAGCTGAAGATTTTGCTTCAAGATGTTATTATCTTGATAAAGATGTTAAAGTATCTTTAGGTTCAATGTATTTTCCAGAAGCCATAATTAATTCTAAATTCTATAATCAATTATTTACTGGAGAAGAATATGTGTATAAAAGGTTATATGAAGGTAATTTAACTAAATCACCAACTAATCAACGGTATTATATTCATAGTAGTTTAAAGGAAATAAATAATTCTCCTTTTTCTATTATGAATATTATAAATGTAAATGATGGTGTAAAAATAGTTTCTGATAACCATAATTTCTTTTCTGCTCGTGCTGGTGAAGCTGAAGAAGCTTGGAGATTTTCCTTTATTGGTAAAAAGCTAAGACCCCCTAAGAAAGAAAAAAGAAAAGGTATAGGTAAGATTGCTGATTGGGCTGAGAATACTTGGAATAATGTTTCAAGTTGGTTTAAAGGTGAAAAATATAACCCTTGGTTCCAACATGTAAATATGGTAAGAGGTGTTTATGGTCCTTATTGTGGTATATCTAATTATAAAGGAAAATATGGAGATAAGGTAAATGTATATGTAAATGGGTATAGTCCAACACTTTTTAAAGAATATTATTCTGTAAGAAAAAATGATAAGTCAGAATATTATCCAATATGTGAACGCAAATCTTATATAGATATAAAAACATATGGTTTATTAGCCATAGATGAAAAGAATCAAAAACCTTGTTATAGGGGTGATTGCTATATAAATACCTTTACTCATAGAATCTATAGAAATTTTATTGATCCAGAAACAACATTAAATGATGACATTGTTGCTAATGATACATGGTCAGAAAATTTTAAACAAGGTGATTTAGAATCTTGTAATAAAATAGTTAGAGGTGATGTAAATGCTGTACCACTAGGTTTATGGATTACTTTTAATGTTAGAAGCACATTAAATTTAGATTTACGTGGCGAAGATTTATCTAATGAAAATGAGTATGCTTTATTTGGTAGAGGAAGACAATGGTATCCTTTAGCTCCATTATCTACAAAATCAGTATATAAAATACCTGAATCTTTTATTTATAATGATGGATTTAGAGATACTTTATCTCATAAATATAATTACCTGTTTCCTGAAGTTCCCTATATAAGAAATGAATTTAATACACGTATTGTATGGAGTAATTCTTATGTATCAGACGCTTTCCAAAATGGTTATAGGGTATTTAATCTTATAGATAAAGTAGATTATCCAAAGGAATTAGGAAGTATTACAAAAATAATGGATTATGGTGGAGCTATATTATGTGTATTTGATCATGGTATAGCAGTATTAAAGAGTAATCCAAATAATGATACAGATGGTTCTTATGGAGAAAAAATGACTACAGCCAGTCCTTTCTTATCAGAATATGGAATAAATGTTGTATCTGATATGTATGGTTCTAAATGGAAAGATTCTATTTGTATGTCAGAGAACTGGGTATATGGTGTTGATACTGTAGCAAAAAAGATTTGGAGAACCAATGGCCAAGAGGTAGATATATTATCTGAAAGAGGTGGAATTCAATCCTTTTTAAATTATAACATAGATTTATCTGAAAGAGATATAGTACCAATAGAGGGATTAAGAAATGTAAAAACACATTATAATGCCTTTAAAAAGGATTTAATGTTCACATTTTATAATGGTACACGAGGAGTTCAAGAAATTGCTTGGAATATTTGTTTTAATGAATATTTAAATCAATTCATTACTTTCTATTCTTGGTTACCATCTGCTTCTTGCAATATAGATAATATGTATTTTTCTTTTAATAGAAAGGTAACTAAATGGATTGCTAAAATAGCTAACTGTAGTGAAAAATATAAACCAGCTAATGGATTAGTTTTATCTAATGTTACTATAGATGAATATTATCTTAGAAAGGTTAAACATTATTTAGATAAAACTTGTGATTACTATGAGGTAATTAAGGAATATTCTATATTACCTGAAAGAAGAAGAGAATTACAAGAGGCATTAAATACTAAAGAATCTTTAGAAGATGAGATACGTAGATATGAAAATAGATTACCTTATGAATCTGGAGATTCTAAGAAAAAACTTCAAGATAATATAGCTAATTGCAAGTCTAAAATATCTGCTTTAATTCAATCTACAATAAATCCTTTAAAAGAAAGGATTTCTATATTAGAGAATAGGATAAATTCTTTAACATTAGATTTTAATTGTGAATTAAATTATAGAAATAATATTGATCCTAAGCTTAAACCAAAAACTTTTTCTATAGATGAATTAGATCCAAATGCTGGATATTTTAAGGTAAATAATAATAAGTTAGAATTTAACTTACTTAAATATTTAATAGACTTTGGAGTTGATTTATCTAATATTAGTGATTCTAAATCTTTAAGAGAAGAATTTAAAAGGGTTTATTATAAGAGAAAATCTGAAACATACCATACAAGAAAGTATATGTCTGCTATATTTGAAGTTAATATGCAGACAGATATTATGAAAAATATTTCTTCTACAGATTCTTCTATAGTATATAATGGTAATAAATATATAGATGTTGGTAAAGAAACTAAGAAAATAGCTGTTACTTTAGAATGTTTGCTTGATGATTATACAAGAGATTCCTTATTTTCAACAGATTTTTGGAAACATGGTCAAGCAGGATTATTTGATTTACAAGATGATTTAAAACCAACACATTGGTATGGAGAGCAACATCCTTTTGAAGTTGAATTTTGCTTAAATAAAGATATTTCTGTTCTAAAAGCTATTTCTAATTTAGTTATTTTAAGTAATAATTCTGAACCAGAATCTTTTCACTTTACTGTTGTTGGAGATCATTATGATTGGTCACAGGATAAACCAAACATATACTTTAGACAAGAAGCTACTAAAGCTTTGTTGCAAAGAAATGGCTATGATATAAGTTATGATAAAAACTTTAGAATGCACCCAACAAATCAACTTATTAAGTCAACATATTTATTAAAAGAATATGAAAGACAAGATTCTTTAGATGAATTATATGACACTTATTATAATAAATTGGGTTATGGATATGATTATGGTAATAGAACTGGTGGAGAAATTGGATTTAATAATATCCTAAAAGAATATTATATTACAATAAATCAAAAATGCATTTCTATTGATGGTAAAGATGCTTCTAAAAATGATAGGAAAAATGAAACGGGAAGATTAAGAGGTAATACACATTATAAAAATGGTGCTTTTTATGTTGAAGTTAGGCCTATGTATATTACACAAAAGAATGAGGATAGTTCTGATTGGAAATTATTAAGTAAACCTAGGAAAAATATACCTCCAATTATCTTACCAAAATCTGGTTTTGTTCAAGAAATTTTAGATATTTCTTTACCTATTGAAGGATATTCTTTAGGATCTAATATTTATTTGATGGATTTAGCAGATGAATTATATACTGATTATCCTGGTATTGGAGATGCAGATAATTTAATTAATAAAAAATTCTATAATGTATGGAGTTATATTAAATATGCTAGAATTTCAGATAAATATATAAAGATTAGAATTAGATATTCTGGAAAGAAACTTACCATATTAAATGCAATAACATCAATATATAACACAATAAGATGAGTATTGAAGCACTATTAAAGCCAACGGTACTACAAGGATTAGGTATAAGTGCTAATCCTTTAGTACCTCCGGCTAATAATTCTACACAGACAACATTAAATAATATAAACAATTTTGCAAATCATTCAAAGTTTTTATTGGATGTTTTGAAAAATAAAGATAATTCCACACCAAATTTTACAGCTTCTACTATAGGAGAATCTATCTTTAGTCCTGTAAATAATTTACCAGATTTTAAAACAATTGGAAATTCTTTAGGAAATTCTTTAAAAACAGGTTGGGGATCAATTGTTGGCGGAATATTAGATAGAACAGCAGATCAAGATAGGGATATAAATTCTGTAGATTATACAACTAAACATATTAGAAATGGATTAACAGATTTAGCTTTATCTAGTGGAAATCCTATAGCTATGGGAGTAGGATCTGCTCTTAAATTTATAGATAAAACTGGAGGTTTTATGGATTCATCTAAGGGATTAGGTGGACTGGCAGATGTTGGTAATGTTATAGGATCTTTTATACCTGGATTTGGTTGGTTAGGAAGAACAACTAATGAATTAGAAGATTCTCAAACAGTTGCTAAATCAAGTTCTTATGCTAATCTTAGAAAAACCGAAGATTTTGAAAAAGCACAAAATAACTCTAATGGAACTTTCTTATTTGGAACTGGTAAGGCTAATGCTATAATTAATGAGCAGAATAGAAGAATGAATTTAGCAGAAAGTATTCTAGACCATAATAAGGATGTTGCTGAAGCTGCTAATAATTCTATACAACTAGTATCAAATAGATTAGCAGGAAAACGTAATGGTTTATCTGCTATGATGGTTGGACCAAACGCTGTAAGAGCTAAATGTGGTGCTAAATTATATAATCATATATACAAGAAACCAACAGTTAAAAGAAAAGGTTGTAAAAAAGGTGCTGAAGGAATGGTAATGCCAGATGTAAAAGATTCTGATGTTAAAAACGAACCATTTACTTGGGAAACTTATCAAAAAATAAAAGATAGTAAACCTTTTGTACAAACTAAAGAAGATTTTAATTTACAGCAACAAGGAGTTTTAGCTAGATATAATTCTTTATATCAGGGATTACAAAATAAGTTTGGAAAAGTTTATCCAGATTCTCATTTACAAGAAATTGCTAAAATGATGACAGCACAATCTTTACAAGAATCTGGATATGAATTACCTAAAGACAATAATCTTTGGGGACATATGGTAAATGGTAAAAGAACTAATTATTCTTCTATTGATTCTGGAACTGCTTATCATATAGATAATATGGCAACAAGATGGCCAGATTTTATCAAAGCTAAATCTTTAGAAGATTATGTAAATTCTTTATATAAAGGTCAATATAGATATAATGCACATGATTCTAAAGAAGTTTATTTAAAAGCTATAAAAGGGGTTGTAAATAGAATGCAATTCTATTTAAATAATTCTATTGGGAGCTATAAAAATGGGGGCAATATAATTCCAGCTGGTGCTTTACACGCAAGAAAGAACAATCTTGATAAGGCAGATGAATCTTTAAAAGATTCTATTACTAATAAAGGAATTCCTGTAATCACTAGAAATGATGACGGTAGTATTACCCAACATGCAGAAATAGAACATTCTGAAATTATTTTTAATTTAGATACTACAAATAAACTTGAAGAATATCTAAATAAATACAATGAAGCTAAGAGTAATAACCAATCTACAAGAGCTATAGAATTAGAGTGTGGTAAATTTCTTTGTGATGAAATTCTTAAAAATACAACAGATAAGGTTGGATTAATTAAATCTATAAAATAATGGAAAAGATTAAAATAGGAAACAAAACATTTGAAGTTGAAATAGCAGATACTGAGGAAAAGCGCAGAATTGGATTAAGTAATAGAAAATCTTTACCTAAAAATCAAGGTATGCTATTTTTATTTGATGAGGAACAAGAAGAAGTATCTTTTACTATGAAAGATACAAGTATACCATTAGATATTATTTTTATAGATGAAGATGGTGATGTTATTTCTATAGTTAAAGGAGAACCACATAATGAAGATCCATACATTGAATATGAAGTATCTTATGTTTTAGAAGTAAACCAAGATTCTGGTATTACAGAAGATGATTCATTACTTTTAGAAGAAGATGATGATACTAATCCAGAAATGGAGATATTAGATTCCAAAGGAAAAGTTCAATATAAACTAAAAGGAGGAGAAAGAATTGTTTCAAGAAGAGAAACTAAAATTCTTATAAAGAAATCTAAGAAAGCTAAGAAAACAAATTCTGATTCTTCTTATAGAACTTTAGCAAGATACTTGTTTAAAGTTTTAAATAACCAGGATAGTAGAGAACCAGAATATGTCAACCAATAACATATATAAATATCAATTAGGATCTCCATTTCGTGGTTTATTTGAATCTGAAAAAGATTATGCTGATAGAAGTAAAAAAGAACAAGAAGCTAAAGAAACTTTTCAAAAGCAAAGACAAGAAAACCTTAAAAACTCTATAGATTCTTTTTCTGGAAATGTAACTATTCCTAAAACTTCTAATAAACAACCTTATTTTGAGACAATTGAATATTTAAGAAATATTCATGAACCTTGGAATCCTGCTACAGAAACTTCTTTTAATAGTAAATATTATAATTTAAATTCAAAAGCATTCACAGAATCTGATTATAATAATTTTCAAAGAAATCTTTCTGAAGAAATATATAGAATAGCTTCTAAATCACCTAATGCTGTTTCTGATAAAGAAAAGGGTTTTATAAGTCATGTTAAGGCACAATTCCCTAAATTTTGGGATTCTTTAATTAATGGTAAAGAATATACTCCTGAAATACAGCATGAATTATTAAGAGAATTTCTTAATTATAAAGGTGCCAGAGTTAAAGGATATGACGGTAAATTATTCAGTAATTACAGTGGAGATTATAATGCTATAAGTGGTGAAGATAAAGAAGCTAAAAATAGAATAAATGCTTTTAATAAAGTTACTTCTGGAAAAGCTTTACCTAATGATTATCTAACTGTTGGGTCATCTGCATTATTGGCTTTATTAAATGGTTTTGAAGGTATTGAAACACTTGGTAAATTAACTGTTTTACCTGCATTACAACATTTAACTTATGGAGCAGAAAATCTTGTAAGAAAAGCAAATGGTACTGATTTAAATCAAAACAGAGTATTTAAAGAACCTGCTGGATGGAAACCTGGATGGGAGCATGCAAAAATTCTTTTTAATCCAGATAAAGCCCATAGAAATATGCTACAAGAAGATTCTTATGAAAAAATGAATTATGCTAATCAATTCTTAGACGATTCCACAAGGCAAAAAGGTCTTGGTTGGAGAATGCTTGATGGTGCTTTAGTAGAAGGATCAGATTTAAGTAACTGGTTTGGTGCTTCTGTTTTAAAAGCAGGAGCCAAAAAAGGATTGGGTTCTGCTTTAAAGCAAGGTATTAAACCAACATTACAATATTCTGTTAGAATGCCAAATTATGGTGGATTGGCAAGAGAACATATGTATGGAGCAGTTCAAGGTGTGATTGGAAATTTAGCATATGAACCAGCTTATTTAAAAGAAAGTCCTATTCAAGAAGAAAGAGATAAACATAATAATATATCAGAGGGTGCTATAGCTGCTTCACAAGCAGCAGGATTTGGAGCTGGATCTTTACTTGGAGATCAACCAATCAAATATGGTATAAATAAATCCAAACAGCTTACAGATAAATTAGCAGAAATAGGAAAAACTATTTTTAAATAATCAACTTATTTTGTATATTTAAAGCTGATTAATAATTAATTATTAACAATCTAAATTATTTTTTATATATGAAAATCAGACGTTTTCAAGAGGGTGGCCAGATGGCTCCCACTACAGCAGGATCTCAGGATCCTTTAGCACAAATAGCTGAAATGGCTGCTCAGGCAATTCAGCAAAATGATGGTAATATGGCTTTGCAAGTTTGTGAGGCATTACTTCAGCTTATTCAGGAAGCAATGCAACAGAATGAGGGAGGTGCTACAGAGCAAGTCCCAGAGCAAGCTCCTCAGGAAGAGCAAGGCGAGCCTGTTTATCGCCGTGGTGGTAGACTGGTTAGACGCAAGTAAAATTCGAGGAGCAACTATCGTAACAGATTGTTGCTCCTTTTTTATTATATATTTATGCGTAAAGTAAAATTTTTAAAAGCTGGTGATACCATAACTCTTACTGATGCTTTAAATCAAGATAAAAAGGAAGATTTAACTTTAGTAAATTATGGTAATAACCAGTTTGATTATAATAGTGTAAAAAATTCGTTAAATAATAGTTTTGATTATTATTTAACTAGATATAAAGGATATGGAGAGTTTACTCCTGAAGATAGGCAATCTATAAAAAATTATGCTCAACTTTATCTTGACGGATTTTTAAATGGCAAAATAAGTAAGTCTGATTCTGGATATTATACTGTTGATGAACAATACAGTAATTATATAGATAAGTTTAGAAGTAAGGATAAAGCATTAGATAAAAACAGAAATTATAATGAAAACGATTCTAAAATAATTGCTTTATCTATACTTGATAATTACTTAAATAAATCAACTCCATATACTGAAAAGCAAGAAGATAAAAGTAATCTTGAATTTAAGCCAGATACTTTTATTTTAAAAAGACTTTATGGAAATAATTCTACTAATGATGTAGATTTTGCTAAAGATTATGGTGATGTAAATGAATCTGGTGTTATTGTTTCTAATACTGGTAGATTAAATGCAGTAATTCCTCAACTACAAGAATATATAAATCAATATTATTCTGTAGTAAATGATGACAATTTATTTTCACAACTACAAAGCAAATCAAATGTTCCTTCTGAATTTACAGATTGGGGAGATTTTAAGAACTATATAAATAATATTCATAATGCTCTTATAGATAATAAGCTTACTGAAGAAGAATTAAAATTATTTAATAGAAGTGCTTTAAAGGATTGGTTTAATATTCCAGCACATCAAAAACCTGTTATTGATGCTTCTTCTGATCCAGCAAATACTTCTCCTGATATAGGTATATCTACAGAAGAAAAGCCTGCTACAGATACTACAGAAGAAAGTGGTGTTTTAGAAAAACCAGCTGAACAAAATAATGATACAGAAGAAAAATCTGTTGAAGATTATTCTAATAATTATGGTTATAGAATAACTATGCAGGATTTACTTGGTGAAGATGAATCTAAATGGAACGAATATCTGCAAGAATTATCTAATTATAAAGCAGAAATATTTAATAGTACATCAAATTCAGATAAGAAAAATATTAAAACTATTGATAAAATATTAAGCAATGATTTAGATAATATTACTTTATCTGATGTTTATGGATTAAGTAGGGTAGAAACATTACATATTGGTAGAGATAAAGAAAATCATATCAAATCAATGTTTTATCCAGCTCATAAAAACCTATTAAACGGATTACTTGGAGATTCGTATACTAAACCAAATGATTCTGTAAGTGGATATATTTTCAATAAATTAACCACTAATTTATATGATTTACAGGGTCAAAAGGTATTTGATCCGTATTATTATATAGGTGCTATTGACATATATAAATCATTAGGTTTAGATAAAACAAATAATAATTTTTATTTCACAGTTGTTCCTTCTAATAAAGGGTATTTTTATACTTATGCAAATAAAAATACTGGCAGTTATCTACAATGGCTTAATCCTAAATTATCTTTAGCATCTGATAAAGATGGAATGTTATATATTACTGTAATTCCTACTAATAATAAAGAAGCAAAATTCAATATCCCACTATATAACTATAAAAATCAAAATGAAGGTAATGTTGAGAAAAAGCAACTTGGGGGTAGCTTTAGTAATACTAGTATTACTTCAGGTAATAATTGGTATTCAATTTTAGGAAGTGTTTCTTTACCTAAGCTGTATGAAAAATTTAATTCTGCTTCTCCAGAAGAATTAAAAGATCTTGTTGATACAGTAAATGATTTACAAGACATATATTCTGGAGAGAGTAAAAATTATCAATCTTTACAAGATAAAAGTAAGGTACAATTTTCTTCAAATGCTAAAGATTATCAACAGGTGATTCATAGAACACCTTGGTTAGACGATCTTATAAATAATCCTTTACATACAGCTCAAGAACAAGGGATAATTAAATATAAAGGCAATACTGGAGATAATAGAGCAAGTACAACAGATGATGGTTTATGGGGAGAAAAAACCGAATTAAGAACTATTATAGGAAAAATAAACAGTATTCCTAAAGAAAAATTTGATGAACTAAATACTAAATTACGTTCATTAAATTTGGAGATTTATGGAGATGAAGGATTAGGTGTAAATAAGCTTAGATGGTTAAGAGATCCAAATACATTTAAACCAATAGCTTCTCCAACATTAGAACAAAAACCACAAGTTAATATTGGAAATATTAAAGGAATAATACCTTTAAATACAAATGAAGATAATAAAAATGGAAATAATCCAGAAGCAGATTATAATCCCATTCATGATCCTGTGGTAATAAATGGCGATAATGGTTCACTAAATGCAGGAACTGTAGCAGAAAATCCACTTAATAATACTAATGTTACTAGTAAAAAATATGTAGAAAGATCTCCTAAAGTTGATTTAACTACTCTTGGATTAGGGTTAAAGACTATTAATGATTTAGAGCAACCGCCTAATTTAACTCCAAAGGATCCTGTAAGAAATAATGCTATAGTTACAGATAACTATGCTTTACAGGTTGCTGATAATCAAAGAGCTTCTGAATTTAGGGATGTTTCTACACAGATGTTGAGGTCAAATCCAGAAGATTATTTATCTAGGATGACACAAATTTCTGATAATAATGCTAAAGCACAACAAACTGTGGATGCTCAAAGAGAGAATTTATTATTACAGCAAAGAGATAAAGTAATGGCTACTGAGAATGCTAATAATAGAAATGCTGTAGATACTGCTAATATAAATTCTCAAATAGCAGATAGTGTTACTCTTGGAAGAAATCAATTTAGGAATCAACGAAGAAATAAGATATTTACTAATATAGATAAATACCTTAGAACTTGGGCAACAAAGGGGGATATGCGAGATAAAGAAAATTTTGAAATTGATAAAAGTCTTGCAATTAAAAATGCTGTTGATTCTTTATATGATGAACCAGCTAAACAAGCTATGCTTAATGCTTGGAATTCTGAAGAAGGTAATAAACATTATAACACATTTGAAGAATTACTTACAGATGCTAATTATTTGAATGGTGTTAAAACAGATGGTACAGCTTCTTCAACTGCTCAAATGAGTTCTCAATACCAATCTGATATAAAAACTATTAAAAATAAAGTTGATGAATCCTTTTATACACAATGGAAAAATAGAACCCATATGTATGATTTATTTAACTTTAATAGAGGAGGTAAGATTGTTGAATATCTATCTAATGGTGGAAGAACTTATTCTGAAAGACGTTGGAAAGAATTAACATCTTTAGAAGAGCGTAAAAATAGAGAAAAACGAAAGGAATATAATGATTTTATAAAGGAATATAATAGAAGTATTAGACATGAATCTATGTTAAATTATAGGAAAGATAGAGATATGGCTGCTTTTATTGCTTCAATATATTCTAAAGCATTAAATAAATAATATATGAAACTATATCAATATGGGGGTACTGCTACTCAAATGCCTGATTGGACACCTACCCCAATGTTACCAACTGCTGGAGAGGATAGTTATATGCCATATCCAGGTATGGAAGATGAATCTAAAAAACAACAAGCACCAAAAGCTGAAGATTTATTACCAAAAGAACTATTAAAAAAGTTTGTTGCTGAAGGATTACCAAATGATGTAGATGCAACATTAAAATATTTAAATAGTATTCTTAATGCATATACAGTAAGTACATCATTAAATCCTGTTGATATGAATAATTCTTATATAAATATGCTTAGCTTAGTAAATAAGACAATACATAATAAAGAAAAATGGTTAAGTATATCTAAATCAATGGAAGAAAATAATTCTTTTGGAGATATAGCAATTACTACATCAGGTCATGGAGTAGCACAAATGCAAGATGGATCTATTACTTTAGTATCTCCTACTGATATTAGTAAAAATAATGGAAAGTTTAGGCTACTTACAAATAGTGAGTTAATGCAACTTAGGGCTAGAAAAGATAGTTTAGCTTTTGAATATAATTTATTTGATACACTTGATTCTAATGTTTCTCCAGATAAGCTTAGAACATGGCTTTTTGGTTACCTTGATAAGGCAGGTAAACAAACTTATGAAAGAGATGGAGATATGGCTATCCTTAGAGATGATAAATTAAATATTCAAAATATTTCCTCTATAACTTCTCTATTACAAGATAAAGAAGTTATTCAAGAAACTATGCAGCTTTTAGATCCAAATAATCCAAAAATGTCTATGTATAGCGTTGATAGAAAATATTCTTCAAAAGCTAAGCAACTTTCAGATATTATGAAAAGTGTTGTTGCATTAATGCCACAAAATTATAGAAATTATTTACAATTAAAGGCTGCTTCAGTTGGTATGGATCCAAGCAATGGCTCTTCTTCTATTTTACTATCAATTCTTTCTGGTATGGATGTAACAGAAAACTCTATTAAGTTTAGTACGATAAAGCAATCAGAGAAGTCAAATGGTACTGGTAGTTCAACATCTAAGGAGAAATTTACTAATGCAAATCCAGTTATGCTAGAGCTTACTGCTGATAAAAAGCCAATTGAAATTTCTATAGGTAAAGATGATATTAAGATATTTGCTACAGGTATTAATACTGAGGGATTCTTTAAGAGAGATATGACAAGAACTTCTGGAAGAACTTGGAATGATGTTGTACAAAATTCTCATATATCTTCTTTTGCTAAGATGACAGAAGGATTTGTTTTCTCTGGTAAAGCAGATGAGCCAACAACTATTGACATTAAAGATATTGATTCTGATGTACAATTTGCTTCTGATGAATATGCCTTAGTTAATTTACCTGTAAATGTTAACGGTAAGGTTGATTGGAATAAGATTAAACCTACAACTGAAGTAATAACGCATTTTGAGAAAAATAAGAAGAAATATCAATATTATGATCAAAATGGTATTATAAGACTTAAACCAGAAGGTGATAGATATGTAGAAAATGTTTTAAAGAAATATCCTTATTTGGTATTTGATGAAAATACTATGCATTTTACTTATGCCAATACAGCAATGAAGAAATTCTTAGTAGCAAACATTAATGTTGGTGTAAATACTGGTGGGTTCTGGAAGAGTGATAGTAAGAAAACATTAAGCAATGATATTGATTACTTTGGACATGAATCTAAAGAATATACAACTAAAGATTCTAGAAAACGTTTTGCTAGGGAATTAGGATATACTGAAAAAGATGGTGAAGTATATGATAAGATTATATCTACTGTTGTGTATATACCAGTTGATGAAAACGATATACAAAACAGAACCCCATATTTCTTTAATGCAGATATTCCACAGGTACTTACGCAAACACAACAGGATTTGGAACGTAGTAGATTGATGAGAAAAGAGCAAGAAGCTGCTCATCCTGATAGACGTATTCAAATTATAGGTGGCAAATCAAGTGATTTAAACGATGAATAAATATTATTAAATGGAAAATAATAACGCAAAAGAGTTTGACTTTTTTCTGTTAAATCAGGATAATCCAGAAGCAACAACATTGGATTATACAGAACAAGGATTCTCTGGGGTTAATACACAGTTATTAACTCCAGAAGAATATAAATCTAAAAAATCAATTCAAGAAAAATTTCAAACAGATAATGGAAAATTTGATGAAGTAGCTTTTAATAAAGCTTATAATACTGCTTTATTTGAATATAATAAGTTAGTAAATCCAGAAGAAGCTTATCCTGAAGTATATTCTTATTTAGATTCTAGAGCTTATAAAAATCCAGAGAAACCTAAGATAGTAGTAAATCCGTTTAGTACTTATTTATTGCCATCATATAACACCTTTGAACAGGATATTGGTATTGAAGCTATAAACAAGGTATCTGATCCTACTAAAACTGTTTCTGAGATAGCACAACATAGGAAGATTTATGATCCTGAAACAGGAAAGTTTATAGAAGAAACGCCAGAGGATTTAGGATTAAAGTATCTTTTTAAGGATAACTTATTTTTAGCAACATGGGATGAAGATGGTACTCATATAGATGTATTTGGAAATGAAGTAAAGCATGCTAAAGGAGAATATAAATTAGATTCAGATAATAAGCCTTATTATGAATTTCAAAGAGGAAGAAATCTGTCTGGAAAACAAGTATTAGGTGTTGGTAATATCTTAACTAAAGAAGATACTTTAGCAAATGAATATGATTTCTTCGATAGTGATGATATTAAAAAGACAGTATTTGGATCTTTCATGAAATCTGTGGCTCATGCTGTTCCATATTTTATCCCATATGTTAATGTTGGAGTAGTTGCTAAAGATATAATAGATTTAATACCTTCTGCTATAGGTATGGGATATGGTGTTCTTACAAATAAAGAAGAACCAGAATGGCTAAATTTCTGGGAAGGATTAACTAAGAAAGTTAATGAAACAGGTGTTTCTCAGTATTCTCAGGAGAATATGATTACATGGGAAAACTTGTTTAGTCTTGCTGGAGATGTTGTTGTTCAGTTAAAGGGACAAAATACTATTTTTAAAGCTTTTCAAGGAAAAGCAGAGGCTAAGTTTGCAAAACAAGCAGAATCTGCTTTTAAGAAGTATGAAGATAAATTAGAGGAAGTTACAGAAGTAATTCATAAAGTTGATAATGCAGGTAAGTCTGTTGAAATACCTGTTAAGATGATTAAACTTGATGGAAAGCTTTATAATATCTCTAAAGATGAATTACTAAATGCAGTTAAAATGGCTGCTAAAGCGGAATCCTTTAAGGGTGTTTATAGTAAAACTGGAGAGCAAATGTCTAAAGCTTATATGGCTTTAATGTCTGCTTCTAATTCTTACTGGGATGCAAGAGAGGCAGGATGGGATCCAAGAATGGCTGGATTGATTGGATTAACTTCTACAGCTATGTATAGATCTATTCTTGAATTACCTTATTCTGAATGGATATTCCCAAATAAGGAAATAAATACAATAGCAACCAGAAAGACTATTCAAGATGTTTTAAGAGATACTAAGATATTAGAAGCTGGTATGAAAGCTTCTAAGAATCCCACACCTGGCATTATAAAGGGTTTTCAAAAGCAATTTTTAAAAGAATCTAAAGTTGCTTATGAAGCTAATAAAAAGTGGTATAATAAGTTTATAGATAAACTTACTAAAGGCAAAGTAAAATCTATAGATCAGGCAATTCAAGAATCTGAACCTAAATATATTAAAGGTGCTAAAACATTCTTTTCTAATATAGGAGCTGAAGCTTTAGAGGAAGATACTGAGCAATTAGCACAAGATATGATTTATGATGGATTTTCTTTCATAAATGATGTGTTTAAAACCAATACAGATGGTGAAGCTAAAAATATGGCTTCTTGGAGGAATGGTACCTTTATACAAGAGTATGTAATGAATGCTTTAGGAGGTGCTATTGGTGGTGCTGTTGGCGGTATTACTAAAGTACAAAACATAGGTAAACTATATAAAGGAAATGGAAATGCAGATCAGAATCTTATAACAGCTATACGTAATGGTCAAAAAGATGAGCTTATAAAAGAAGTTAGAAATATACAAAGTTCACATGATCATTCAGGAAATATGGGAGGTTTTGGTAGTAATATATTGTCTATGGAAATAGATGATGAATTAAGTACTGATTCTAATTATGTTTTTAAAGCTGCTAATGATAAGCTTAAATCTCAAAATGATGCTATTGCAGATGCTTTAGTAAATCAAATAGAACTTACTGCTAAAATTCTAGGTGAAGAAGATCTAGACTTTACAAATAAAGATGTTGTTCAGAAAATACTTGAAAAAGAAATTAATTTTGGAAGAATATATTCTTTAAGTTCTTCTTCTCCTGTATTTACGCAATTATTAAGAGATTATAATGATTTAACGACAGCAATTGTTCAGACAAGATTAGATTTAAATAAACTCGAACCTCTTACTGATTTACAAAAACGTAATGCTTCTGAAAAAGAGATAGAAGATGTAAATGTTAAGAGACAATTTTTACAGAAAGAATTAGAAGAATTACGTAAAAAGAGAACTGACTGGTTAGAAGAAGGTTCTAAAGCTAGAGAATATGCTTCTTTAATTTTATATAGTTTAAAACCAAGTTTAAGAAGTTTAGATACTCCTATAAATGTAGATGAATTTGCTTTATTTAAGTATGGTGTTTCTATAGAGGATTTAAATGAAAGAGATGCTAAATATGTACAAGATAAGTTTGACGAATATCTTAAAAATGGTGGTACAGATGTTTTAAGAATGCAGCATAAGAAATTTATGCAATTAAATGAAGCATTATCTCCAACATTTAAAGAAATTCTAAATACTGAAGCTACTCAAAACTTAAAGGATTCTGAAGAATTTATTTCAGAATCAATTAAAGCTATGATTAAAGAAAGTCAAACTGCTGGAATTTTTTCTGAAAAAGAAGCAGAAGAATTACGTAAGAAACTTTCTTTTGATGATGTATTTACCTTATTAACAAATAAGGAAGACTCTAAAGGAGCAATGCAAGTAAAAATAAACTTTGTAAAGAAAGTTTATGATGCTTATAAAAATGGTAGAATAAAG